GCGGTGGAGGGTGTTTTGGACAAGATAAAGATAACCCATTAAGTATACTGTTTGGTGGATTAAATAAGAACAACCAAGATTTTTCTAAAATCTTCAAGATAGGTCAAGGCGGTGGAGGGTGTTTTGGCACTGGAAGAATGGATTTACCACTACCTGAAATACCTAAGGCAGATGATACTGACCAGAGATTATCTAAGGTTATTGTTCCTCCAGATGTAGCATCCAAGAACGCAGAGCAAGGTAACAGCCCAGGAGGTGCTGGGACTCCAGCTACTTATAATAACATAGGTAGTAACATGGGTTCTGGTGGCAATATGCAAATAACCATCAACGTAAATGGAAAAATAGAGGGAATGACACCAGATAACCAATCACAAATTGTAGCCGCTGTAATAGCACAAGTAAATCAAACAAACTTTAGACAGCAAATAAGTAATGGATTCATTAGAACTCCTAACAGATAATGGAGGTAAACCACTATGAAAATAGTTGATATAGCACTTTCTCAAGAAGGTGTAGAAGAATCAGGGGTAAATGACGTATTATATAATACTTGGTATTATGGACATAAGGTGTCTGGTGGCTCTTACCCTTGGTGTGCTGTTTTTATATCGTGGTGTGCAGAGCAGGCAGGACTGTCTACGGATGTCCTGCCTAAAACTGCTTCTGTGTCCACGTTAATGAAATTCTTTGAAAATAATGGTAGATACCATTCATATACTGAATACTTCCCTAAAGTGGGGGACATAATGATTCAGAAGTCTAATGGATACAGCCACGTAGGCATTGTAGTATCTATAGACCAAGAAGGCTTTAATACCATAGAGGGTGACGTAAATAACAAGGTTAGTCAGTGTAGATATAGATATGAAACTACTGTAGTAACTGGATTTGGCTCACCTAATTATCCTGTAGAGATTAAACAAACTAAAAGATTCATGAAATCCGTTAGGCTAACTGCTTCTTCAGGTAATGAGGTTGTAATGTCTGACAATATGTCAACAGAGCAAATTTGGGATTGGTTTAGATACAAGGGTTACAGTCCTGAAGCTACTGCTGGTATCATGGGTAGAATGCAGCAAGAGCACAATTTTAGCCCTGATTATGCCCCTATTCACCAGATAGAGATAGGTGAAGTAGGTGGTATGGGTATGTTCCAGTGGACTTGGGATAGAGGGCATCTTGATGAACCATCTGTGTCAGACCTTACAGAAGGAAGGAGCATGTATCCAGATTCTAGGCTGGCTAAATACTTGGATTGGTGTGATGCTAATGGTAGAGGATATGAAAGTTGTGCTTCCCAGCTAGATTATTTGTGGGAACATGATTTAGATGACCAATCTTGGACTGGATGGACTTTCAAACCTGAAGAAATGAACGGATTGAGTATAGAAGAAGCAGCTCATATATGGACTACTAAATTTGAAAGAGGTCAAAGTGGCAGTGAAGTTGAGTATGCTTATGACTACTACAACCAGTTCAAAGACAGACCAGCACCTGACGGCTCCAGAACAGTGCCTAGTACTGTAAGTAATAAAGTAACAACATCTGGTAAAGCAGTGAAAACTCCTAGTGATGTAGGTCGGTATACCTACATTGCTTATACAGTTAAAGAAGGGGATACATTAGAATCAATAGCTGAAGCCTACAATGTTGCTCCACAAATGATTGTATTTGCTAATGACCTTACAGAATGGAAAGTAACTCCAGGTCAAGTCATTTATATACCACAAGCAAAAGGTATAATGGCTAAAGGAGAACAAACATCTGGAGTAGATGCATTAAAGCAGAAAACACACACTATGAGTGTTACTGTGTCCCACCCTACTGTAGAAATACATTTTTATGGTGAGTATGGTAAGCTGGCTGCTATATCTACTTTGTCTCCTAATAAGAATACAGAAGTTGATAACGATATCATCAGTGTAAATACTGTTAGAAACCAAAGTCAGGACTGTCCTACGTTTACTATTAGCTTAGTATGGCGTAACAAATGGTACGATAATTTGGCTAGCAATGATATGCTGGTGATTTACATGCAGAGACCTCCAGAAATGAAAGCAATTGTTATGTATGGTCTTATAGATGATATAAGAAAGACAATGGACTTTTCTTCAGGTCAGCCACAGAGAGCAGTTCAGGTTACAGGCAGAGGGTTCAATAAATGTTTTGTACAATTTGATGTAGGACTACTTGAAAATTATTCTAGTTTGAAAGATATGGGTGGTGGATGGTTTAGTGGATTAACTCAATTACATAGTTGTTCTAGCTATAATGCTATAAAGATAACAGTGGAATCCTTTGTTGGTAAAGCTATGAAGTACAATTTTGGTGATGGAAAATCCCTAAAAGACCATTTTGTATATAGCGGAAAAGAGAAACAACATGAGATTTTAATGGATTTTACTCAGTTTACGTCATTTAATGGTAGTCTGTGGAATTTCATTAAGGAACTAGCCAATGCTCCTTTTAATGAGACTTATTGGGAAGTAATCAATGGTAAACCTACTATGGTTCACAGACCTACTCCCTTTAACAAGGAAGATTGGATAAAACTCAACAGAATAACAGTAAAAGATGATAATATTGTGTCAAATAGTACTGGTAGAAGTGATTTGGAAACCTACACAGTATATCAGTGCCATATGACTCTTATGGGTAGTGATACAATAAACTTGTTACCACCTATGTGGTATCCTCCTTATTATCCTAAGTACGGATTAAGACAACTGAAAGTAGAAACCATCTATGAATACCAAAATAAAAAGTATGACACTAGAGAGTGGAGTAAAGAACTGTTCAATTTTAACATCAAAAACAATGTATTTGAGAACGGCACTATTGTAGTCAAGGGAAGCAATCAGTATAAGGTAGGAGAAAGAATAATTTTAGAGTCAGAAAACATGGAATTCTATGTAGAATCCGTCTCTCAGTCTTTCAATATGTACAACGCTTGGACCACTTCTTTAGGAGTAACCAGAGGAATACAACCAGAAAAGCGTTTTACACCTCCTTGGGGGGCATATGAAGAACTTACTCCAACAGTAATGATGGCTATAATACAGCTTACTGGCAACGGTAAAGTTTCATGGTATGATTTACCTGAGAGGGAATTTGCTAGAAAGAACGTAAGTCAATATGGTGCTAATGGTAGGAGAATAGGAAGCATGTATGACTTTAGAGGAAAAACCTTTACCTGGCCAGTACCAGATTATGGTGAAGATTGTATCACCAGCCCATTTGGACCAAGAACTGCTCCTACAGCTGGTGCTTCTAGTTACCATAATGGTATAGACATAGGCGGTGATTATGGGGCAACCCTTGTTGCTGCTTGTGATGGTACAGTTATTAGTAGTGGTCCAGCATCTGGATATGGTCACTGGATTCGTATAGACCACGGTGACGGAATCGTTACTATATATGGTCATATGTATGCTGACGGACTTATTGCTCAGGAAGGCAGTACAGTTAAGGCTGGAGAGAAAATTGCTCTTATGGGTAGTGATGGTTATTCCACTGGACCACACTTACATTTCCAAGTAGAGATAGATGGAGAGCCAGTTGACCCAATGGAAGCCTTTGCTGTAAGGAAGTCTGGAGGATTCAATGATGTAGGTGTAAGTGCTTCTCAGGAGGAAGTAGCATTAGCAATATATCAGTATGCTACTGGCACCATTGGGTTTAATAAGGCTGCTGCTTGTGCTTTGTTAGGTAACATAGAACAGGAGTCGTCTTTCATTATTGATGATGAAAATTCACTTGGGGCTTTTGGTCTGTGTCAGTGGTTGAATTCCAGAAGAACTGGATTAGAAAGATTCTGTAGAGAAAATGGACTTGATGTTCTCAGTGTAGCTGGACAAATGGGCTGGTTAGTATGGGAATTCAATAACACAGAAATTGCTGGATATAATGTATTAGCTAATGCTCCAGATAGTAGAGAAACAGTATATAGTACATCCGTATCATTTGGTGAAGCATTTGAGAGATATGGTGAAGGTGAAGAAGGTTCACGTGGTAATAATGCTGTAAAATGGTATGATTCTATATAAAGGAGGAATAACAATGGCTGAAAATCAACCTCAACTCCAGTCTTCACTAGGAGAAGTATCATCAACAAAAACTGAAAATGATAGAGTATGGGATATGGGTTATTTGGCAATCGGTCAGGTTACAAAAGTACACCCTAAAAGATATACAGCAGACGTAGAAATTTATCACACTAATGATAAAATAGCTTCCATGTCAGGTAATGAAGGCAGGCACTCATGCCGTATTGGTGTTGGAAGTGCTGGATTTAATGCCTTACACAATAGACCATTCGGAGAAATTAACCCAATACATGCTGGTGATATTGTGCTGGTAGGATTCTTGAAGAATTCTAAACAGCAACCAGTTATCATAAAAACCTTTCACAGCACTACAGAAGAAGTTGGTGACCTCAATCTGAGAAACATACTTAATAACCAATTCTCTAATGATACCGAATCAGACGTTGAAAGCGCAGTAAAAATCTCACCTATACAGGATTTTTCCGTAATAGATAAATGGGGAAATTTTGAGTATGCTTCTCACACTAAATCATTCTTTGTAGCAAAAGAATTTGGTATTGACGATGAAAAATTTGACTTTGAGGATTTGAGCATAAAAACCAATGTTAGCTCAGAAGTATTGTCTCAAACAAAGGATAGTTTGTCTGGTCTAAATGACCCAAATAATGCCTATAGCTTGGTGGATGATGCTATAAATAATTTGTTCAGTAGTTTATTTGGAGGCATCTTTAATCTGGACAAATCAGGCAGTCCTTCCCAGTCTAAAATGGATGATAAGTCTCAGCAAAAACTGATGAGAGGCAAGACTATTTCTGTAGAGGAAAAATTTTCTAAGCCTAAGAAATTTTTAGCTTGCTTCAGAGATAAATTTGAGGACTCAGCCACTAACTGGTTGAAGGTTATAGTAGACGCAGCTAAGACCTCTATGAGAATCATAAAATTTCAGCAGTCAGAAAATAAGAATACTCAGATTGAACTGGATGAGCATGGAACCATAAAAATCAGGAGACAACTGGATTCTAGGCATCTATTCGATAATTCAGTACCTCAGACAGCAGACAACATAGAGCAGAATCCTTCTAAGATATACTCAGAAATGCAAATGGTAGCAGACGGAACAATAATGGTTCAGACTTTAGAAAAGTCCAACCCTCAACAGCTTTCTGAACAGGAACAGAAAGAGGGAGTACTCCCATACCCATTATCTACTATCATTATCAGCCCTAAAGGTGGAGACATAATTGTTAAGACTAAGAGCAAAATTGCTGTATCTGCTGAGGATAGTATTAGTGTAATGAGCCGTAAGGGCATAGACATAAAATCACTAGAAGGCATAAGCATGACTAGTAAGGGCAAGATAAATATTGCTTCAGAAGCCAATATAGATATGGCTGCTCCAGACACTAATATAACATCTGCTGTAGACATTACTGGCTCTATGGATATGAAGGGTGAAACCAATGTTGTAGGTAATACAACTATTACTGGTAAAACCTTGGTTAACGCCAGAAAAGTTATTGTTCAAGGCGATCAGGATACAGATAGAGATATAGATATGTCTAGGTATGGCAATGCTATCCAGTCTATCTGTGAATCTTTTATACGGAAAAAGCTCATGGCAAATATGTCTGTATCGTTAGCACCTACAGTAGCTATTTTGGGTATGGTAAACCAGACTTCAGGCAGCTTTGATGGTATGATTTGGTCTGGTACTTCTTCTACTATGGAGAGAGGTTGTTTTGGTCAGCTTATAAAGTGGGATACCAAAGCACAAAACCTCCTTAATAACTTCTGTACGTCTTTCCAATTCCCAGTAGATAGTATTTCTGCTCAGTTAGATTTTGTTCAAAGTGATAAAGGATTAGGAATTGACATAGAAGGATTGATAGGTAACTTGGGTTCAGGTGCTACTGAATTGCAAAAGACAGTGGCTGCTGTAAATAGTTTGTATGATAAACTTGAAAAAACCAATAATATTGAAGAACAATTACAACGTGTAATACAGGAATCTATACAGAAGCTGCCTAACGATATTTCTGGTACTGGCACTCACATACCAGGACTACCATTACCTAGTACTGAAGATTTCAGTATCACTGAAGCTATAAGTAAAGCCTTCAAAGACTCATTCCTTACAGGAGTAATTAAGGCTACATCTGGAGCAATGAATACCAACTTTGTGGATTATGGCGATGGTACTACGCCTATGGTTGGTATCAGCAACATAATACATGAAGGAGATAAGTTAGGGAGCAGTTATGACACAGATGATTCAAGTATTGCCACTATAGAAGATGCTCTTATTGATATCAATAAATACATTGAAGGAAACATATTTGACCAAGTAGCAGTTATTGCTAGAAAGTTTGACTCAGAGACTGGTATGAACACTTCACAATGGACACGTACCAACAGAAAAATCACAGAACACCGAGTAAATGATGATAATAGTACCTACACTATTACTAAACCAGCACCACTCACTACTAAAGAACAATACTATGATAGAATCAACAAAAGATATGTGTATAACACAGCAGAAAATATTATTAAGAGAGTAAATTCCTCTTGGATGTATCATAATCTGTTTGAGTAAGGGGGTAAGAACATGGCTGATGTTTCTTTATCCAATGTTGTATCAAATGCAGACATGGAAGTGTCTCTCAGTAACCTTAGAAGTGGAAACGGCAGCAACCGCAGTAACATAAAGAGAATGGAAATTGCTTATGGCAGTACAAGTATAAAATTTGCCATTAACCCAGAGGATTATAACCAGAAAGAACCAAATAGAGCAACCTTAACACAAACTAAAGGTGGCGCTTGGATTGATGCTTGGGGTGCTGGTATCGTGGAATTCACGCTAAAGGGCATTACTGGTGTTTCAGGTAGAAAAATTTCAACCACAACGGAAACACTTACACAGTTAAATACTACAGCTGCTAATCTAAATGGAGATAGCGGTGTAGATACTGGTTATCAAAGATGGAAACAACTCAGAGATTTGTTTAGAAGTGTGTTTAATGCCATTAAAGACGGTGAAGAAGTCACTGAGCTTATAAGGTTCTATAATTACACAGATAACGAATACTGGTATTGTTATCCTACACAAAATGGTATTGAATTATATAGAAGTAAAGCCAGACCTCATGTATATCAATATACCATTAGTTTATGGGGAATACGTAAGATAGGAGAACCAGAAACCTCTGTAGGAGTTATAGGTAATCCAGACAAGGAAGGTGCTACAACTGAAATAGATACCTCTACAGAAGAAAACAATGAAAATGCTGAGAATACTGAAAACGGTACTGATAATAACTCAACTACTACCAAAGAAACTAAGACTGAAGTGTCTGGAGGAAGTGTGTATAGAACTGCTTCAGCAGCCCTTAATACAGAAGCTGATGTAACTACACTTACTAATACAAGGACTAAGACTAATTATGTGTTAAGAAATCAGAGTCACTCTTTAGCGCAGCTCATAGCACCATTAATTGGAGGATACGAAGGCAAAATTGCTCCTGTTACTGGCTATTATACTGCTAAAGAACTGAAAATAAATGACGCAGGAGTTGTATATAATGTACAAGGATTCAAAGGTAAAGACCTCCTAAAAGAAGGTGAAAAATCAAATTTTCTTATAGAAGAAATCATATTTGGAAATGTAGTTTCAGTAGAAACCTATAACATGTGGAAAAGAATGCTTCAGTATGACCCTAACATACTGTCTCCAGAGTACACATATCCAGTAGGTGCTACTCCAAAGGAAAGAGTGATACAAGCAATAGCTAAAAATAGAACTTACGACAGTACTATTTATGACTATATTGTACAATACAAGCCAAAATATTATCTAACTAAGACAGAGATAAACTTGCTTAAAACAATCCTGCTAGAAAGCATGATGGTATATATAAAGCTAGAAGAAATGTATAATTCTCAAGGAGCACCTGAAGCTACAATTACCTCTACAGGAATGAGAACTTTGATTAAAAACATACAAGCAGTAATAATGTATTTTGAGTATAATAGTACTGATGTAACCAAATTTTACACTCAGAATGTGTCTGCTGAGTTAAGGCAGCTAGAGTCACTTATGATGCAGGTTCATACTGACGTGATAATTTATTTGTAGGAAGTGATACAATGAAAGCAAGATACATGACTCATACTGTTAATCCTGGTGACACTATTCAGTCTATAGGAGCAACATATAATGTGGATTGGACGAAACTTGTAATTGTAAATGGGTTGATGTATCCATTTATTGATTCCGAGATAAATTCACATGAGTTTGATAACACTGATGAAGTGGCTAAAATAGGTAGTAGGTTGGTTATACCAACTACAGGGATACATATACCTAAGAAAACTAATAATCTTTCAGAAGAACTTGAAAAATACACATTTGGATGTGACTTAGATTTGTACTCTACTGAGACTTCCTATAATGGGGTTACTAATCTGGAAACCTTGGGAACATTGAATGCTGGCAATGATGGGGACATACTTCTTAGTGAAGGAATCAACAATTTAAGACAGCAGCTTATTACCAGATTGGGAACACCTAAAGGTACATTGATGATGCACCCAGAATGGGGTTGTAACCTTATAAACATGATAGGTGGTAAGGTTACTATGGAAAGGCTCATAAAAATCAAGCTGGAAGTGCAAGAATGTGTCCTAGGGGATTTCAGGGTACTTGGAGTGAGTGACATTAGGGCTGTATTTAAGAATTCTGATGGAGCAGACGGTAGTAATGGAATACTTAATAGCCACGGACGTGCTATATTTATTGACTTTATTGTTCACCCAGTAGAACCATATTCAGTATTCCGTGTAGGAAAGACATTTTCAAGGTGAGGTGAGATATAATGGGACTTGAAATAAAGAGTATGTACAAAGTATTAAAGGATATGATAGACTGGACTACTGCTAGGTCAGATAAACTTACGGACTTTAACATTGGTTCTGGTATCCGAACTTTGTATGAAGCAGTTTCTATACAGATTGAAGAAATATACTTCAGAATGAAACAATATGTGATTTATGCTATAGAAACCTCAATTTATACCTCTTTCGGAATAGAGAGGAAGACATCTGAGTATGCCACTGGCACAGTAAACATAGTATTTCAGAGAGCACTCACAAATTCATTGACTATACCTAAAGGAACAATTTTTTCTACATCTGATATGTATGGATACATATACTTTGAAACCATAGACGATAACTACTGTGAGCCAGGACTGGTTAGCACTACAGTAGAGGTCAAGTGCCAGAAAGAAGGAGCAATTGGTAATGTACCACAAGGTGCTATTTCTTTAATGATTCCTACTAATCAGAATGTAAAGAGTGTGTATAATACAGCTGACTTTACTAATGGCAGAGAGGCAGAGACAGCATTAGAGCACAAAAAGCGTTTTCAAAAGTACATTAACACCTTGGCTAGAGCCACTAGAAATGCTATAATGTGGGGGGCACTTCAAGTGGAAGGTATAACTGGTGCTTATGTAGACGATAACTACATTGGATACGTAAAACTGTACGTACATGATTCCAATGGTGAACTTCCAGATACTTTAAGAGCAGAAGTAAATAAGGCTATGATTGACTTTAGGGCTGGTGGTATAGAAGTAGAGGTACTTCCAATTGTTAAAGTAAACATCAATCCTTATATAAAGGTTATGCTCTATGATGATTATGATACCAATGTGTATGAACCTCAGATAAAGTCAATTGTGTTTAACTTCCTCAATGAGTACTCAGTAGGAGATAACTACTATTTGGCTGATGTTATCCATCACATAAAATCATGCTATGAAGATATTGTTATAAACGTACTCATAAAAGAGTCAGAAGATACAGTAGTCCAAGCTAATGAGCTCATTAGACCTGGTAATATTACAGTAGAATGCATAAATAAGAAGAACTGGAGGAATGAGTGATGACTGTTCTAACCTTCCTCAAATGCTTACATGGAATATTTGACATAAACCTTAAATCAGGAACAGCTCACCATGCCATAATACAGTCTATATACGACAGCTTTCTTATGGTAGATGGTGATTTGGATTTAATGCGTCTGGAAATGTGTTTATCCACTGCCACTGGTAAGTGGCTGGACTATTGGGGGGACTTCTTCACTGTATACCGTAAAAGTGGTGAGGAAGACAGAGACTATTCTAATAGAATCATTCAACATGTAATAAGACCCAAGACCACCATTCCAGCTATTAAGGACTATATTGTAGAATACCTTAATGAAGAATATCACAAAGAATATACCAGAAAAGATGTTAGCATTAGAGAGCCATGGATGGAATTAGGCAAGTACTCTCATAGAGGAACACTTAGTAATAACTCCAGAATGTTCTCTCAAGATTATTGGACACACGCAGTACTTGATATATCTATACCAGAAAAACTTACTCAAGATTTGATGGATATTGTATTGTCCGTAAAGGCTGCTGGTGTCAAGATAATTTGGAGTTTCCTGAATTCTTATGATATCATTAAGGGATATGAGGACTCTAATGAAAACTGGGCAGACTATGCTAGACATATAGAAATGCAGACTAAGCGTGTAACCTATAGTGGATTGATGCTTAGTAACACAAGTTTTTCAAGAACTTTGTCTGGTAGAAGGGAAATATGGTTCGAGCGTACCACATCTTACTATTGGTATGCAAAAATGCTAGATAAAGACACAGATGAGTCCATTATTATAACTAAGTTTGACCTCATAGGACTGCTAGACTTCTATGAAAAGATGGAAACCTTAGTAGAGACCAAAGACACAGGATTCAAGCCTTCACACAACCCAGATGGTGTATTTGGACCATATAAATTCCTTAGTGGTGATTTAACTCAAGAAGAAATCAATACAAAACTCATAAATATAACTTCTGAACTCCTTCAGTCTATAAAGCTGATGGATGATTTTATTACCCTTTCTCACCAGAAACAACTGTCCGATAATGGTGTAATGTTTGAGTTTACTGCTACTCATGAAGCATTCAATAGAATACTGGATTCCATAGTTAAGTTCAAGGAACTCAATCCAGACTACTACAATGCTTTACAACCACCTATTCTTAATGGTGAGCCAGCTATGTGGCTAGTCAAGAGAAATGAAAACTGGCTGTGGGATACTCCTACTATGAGTTGGGAGGATTTGATGACTCTGTGGGAACCAGCAGAAGGTCAGTTAGACCATACCCTTCACTCTATAGAGGAATTTGAAAGTCAGTGGAAGAAAGGCTATATAACCTTTGGTGATGTATATCAACCCCCAATTGTAATAGCAGGGAGTCCTTGGTACTGGACACCAGAACTTGATATGCAGTGGTTGTGGGATTCAGCTACGCTCACAAATGAAGAACTTGAAGAAATATACAGAAGAAAATACTCTAAGTGGCCAGACCTGGTAGAACTTGAAAAGAAATACATAAAAAATCCTGATACTGATTTAAGGTTATCTGATAATGGCACTATTTCAGCACAGAAAAAGATAGTAGTTACCCACTATGATAGTGATTCAGAAAACTCCTTCAGAGTATCTGATGACGGCGTGATGAGCCATAACAAGCTCATGAGCGGAGAAAAAGCAGTAATAACTACTGAAATTGTTGATAATCCAGACTTCAAAGGATACCATTATGCTAGTGGTAATAAATCACTCATAGAGATAATTCGTCATGTTAAAGAAAATACACCAACGCTTGGTGACCTCATAGACTTTGAAGAAAATAAAGATGGTAATAAGTGGATGTATTCTACCAGAGACGAATGTCAAGCTGTTATCCAAATTGGTGAGCTAGCAATGTGGCTTATCAATATGAATTATAAGCAGCTATGGAATACTAAAGCTATTACCAATGAAGAAATAATGGACTTCTGGGAAGGCTCAGATAAGCCAGCACCAGCATACTATGAGGCTATACATCTAGCAGACCCAGTATTATATCAGCCACCAATTGTGAGAGCAGACCACCCATATTACTGGACTACTAGAAGTGATATACCGTGGCTGTGGAACTCTGCTACCCTTACAAATGAGGAACTGGACGAAATCTACAGAACTAAGTTTATTGAATACCCAGAGTTGTTCCCAGATATAGTACAAGTAACTCCTATATTTACTAAGCATCCAGAGAAGGAATTCAGAATGTCTGATAACGGCATTCTCAGCAGCTTAGAGCGTGGGGAAGACATCGAAGAAATAAAAGACCTTGAAAAAGCATTCAGGTTGTCTGATGATGGTATCATTAGCAATCAAGGTAAAGAGTATAGAACCACAGTGGAATATATAGAGCACCCAGAGGTAGCATTAGATTTGTCTAAGGGGGGTAAGATAAGTGCTCATCAGAACGAATTACAAGTGACAATGATTAGTCATCCAGAAAACAGCTTTAGGCTGTCTGATGACGGCGTATTCGGACTGAAATCAGTCAGTGGTGAACTCCCAGAAAGACAAGAAAATATTGTTCCTAATGAAGAATTCAGTAGATACAGCTATATGAGTGGTCAGGAAACAGAAGTAAAACGCACTGTAACAGAGATAACCCATGATATATTACCTCTTAGGTATCTAAGTGGTGCTGAAACTACAGTTATTATAACTCCAATTATAACATCCAAACTTGGTTGGAAGCACTACATGAGTGGTTCTAAGACCATAGAAACACAAAAAGTAGAAATACTGGAAAACACTCCTATGCTGGAAACCTTAATAAAACTTGAAGAAAGCAACAAAGACGTTCTTTACTCAACTAGAGAAGTGTTACAGTCACCAATTCAGATAATACCTCAGTAGTAACACCTTAGCATTATGCTATAGATACTATATTAACAAGTAGCAACAAAAGGAGGAACTAAAATGGCTATTAGATTACCAATAACTACTACCATGGGTCATGTTAGTAGGGCAATCTTATTTCAGCAGATGCCCTATATTTACTTTGGCTTAGGTAGAACTTCACCATGGGAAGGTGAAACCTATGCCGCTGAACATGGTGGTCTCAATGAAGATGGCTCTGAATTTTCAGCACCTCTACCTTCTGTAGAAACTACTGAACTTGATGAACTCATAGGAATGAAGAGAGTAGATACCAAGGCTTTGGTAGTTCCAGATGATGAAGGAACAGTAGTGTACAGAGACCGTACATGGCGTAAAATTTCAGCAGAAGAGGCAATTCAATTGGCAGCTCACTGGGTTTATATTGAAGCCTCAGTATACTATGATGAACTTCCAGCTAGAGCATATCGGCAGATTGGTGTTCATTCAATGGTAAAATTAGCAGATGGAGTACCTGAGAACAAAAGTGTGCTTCTTCCAGAAGACATTGTTCACCAGGGCATATTGGAAGTACTTGACCAGCGTAAAGTAGTAACTCGCAATGAAGACAGTAGAGACACGTTTTCGATGATAATTGAGTTTTAATTACAAAAGAAATAAGGGAGGAAAATAGAAATGGCTAAAAATGAAATTGTCAATCAGTACTATAATCTGTTTGACGAAACAAAGGGCTACACAGAAATTTTGTTTCGTGCTGGTAAGGTTCTCCAGTCCAAAGAACTTAATGAACTCCAGTCTATTCTTAAAACTCAAATAACTAATGTTGGTAACACGATTCTCACTAATGGGGATGTAATCGAAGGATGTCAGCTTGTTATTTCAGATGACCGCAAGCAAGTAACTATGACACGAGGTCGTATTTATCTTGAGGGTAATGTAAGGGACATCCCTGATACAGTTATTAACATTACAGGAGAAGGTACAGAAGTTATTGGTGCCATACTGCGTAGTCAAGTAATTACCCCAGATGATGATTCTAGTCTTATTGATGTAGCTACTGGATATGACAACTACGCACAAGATGGTGCTTATCGCATGAAAGAATATGTGGAAATCACCATTAATGAGCCCAATGCTTCTATTATGTACACTTTGATAGATGGTGAACAGATTTCTGTCAATAAAAATGAAGACCTAACTCAGCTTGAAAAAATTCAGAATACCCTTGCACGACGTACATTTGATGAAAGTGGTAATTATAAGGTAATTGGTCTTACTATTTCTGATAAAGTACAGAATAATGAGGACAAAATTTTTATCAATCTGTCTAGTGGCAAGGCTTACATCAAGGGATATGAAGTACAGAGAGATACTGATTATACTATTCTTCTGGATAGACCAACCACTCTGCGTATTGCAGAAAATGAGCCTAAGACATTCAGGGATGGTACCACAAGGTATACTCTTAACAACAATTATATCAATTCAATTAAGAAGCTGATGAGTATCGTAGAAAAATCAGATAACATTACTCGTGGAAGCATAATTGGTGGTATTGATTATCTTCCATTGGCACCAGCAGTAGAGGTCATATCTGTTACACAAGGCTCTGAAGTTTTTGTTAATGGTACTGATTTCCAGCTTGCTAACGATGGAATAGACTGGTCTATTGGCTCTCATGCTCCAGACCCAGGCAGCACATATCAGTGTACTTGGACTTATAACAAAACCATGATAAAAGATACTGATTATAAGCTGACCTTGTCTGAAGATAAAACTCTTGGATATATTGATTTCCTTAATGGTGACAAACCCACTAATGGTTCCACATTCCTTGTTAACTATGATTACATGCTTGCACGTATCGATGTTATTTCTTTGGACATGTATGGAAATGTAGTAGTTACTAAGGGTCAGCCTGATATATTGAGAACTGTTAGCACTCCTAACGTAGATTCTAGTGAGGTATTGCCTATTGGTTCAGTAATGCTTATTCCAATGACTGACACTCCTACTATACTCAACAATAACACTAAGGCACTCACTATGCTGGATTTGTACAACATCTTAGAGCGTGTAAACGATATTGAGTATAATCAAGCTATTACTGACCTTGACCAAGAGGCAGCAGCAGGAGAAAATGCTACTGAGTTGATGGGAGTATTTACAGATGGGTTTATTGGTCTTACCAAGTCTGACCCATATCATACTGAGTGGTCTGCTACAATTGACCTCCAGAATGCTGAGTTAACTGTACCATTTGTAGCAGAAGTATTTCCACTTGAACCAGACACCGAATCTGATTATTCTGCTAATACTTTTGACAGAATACTCACTAATGGGTGTACAGAAATCAAGTTGTTGTCTCAAACTTTGGCTACTAATGCATTTAGGGTTAACAGCTACAATGCATTTCCTAAGAGTCCTACGGTGGTTATTAGTCCTAGTGTTGATAACTGGATTGATGAGAGCACTATTACTGTTCATGGTGGAGTTACCACAAGAGTAGTAACATTCTTGACATGGAGTCAGTATTATGCTTCTAGCTGGTATAAGAACCAATCCACTACACAGTCTGCTGTACAAAGTATTATCAATTCAGCTATCACATATATGAGACAGCGTAGCATATCCATTAAAATCTCTAACCTTGAACCAGAGGTAGATAATGTTGTTGTACTTTTCAATAAACAGCAAATTCAAGTATCACCTACTTCTAGTAGTTATCAGGGTACAAAATCTGGTACTCTAAAGGCTGATATTAATGGTAATACTGCTGGTAAGTTTGTAGTTCCTGCTAATACTCTGTGTGGTACTGTAGAGGTTAAAGCATACGCAGAAAATACTCCTTCTCTTAGTGGTACTGCTACTTATACTGCTAATGGTACTAAGAGAGTTATCACTAGGAAGGTTTGGACAGAAAAAGTAAGTCCACGTATTACAGACCCAATTGCTCAATCTTTCCAATTTGACATGGACCAATATGTAACTGGTGTGGGTTTGTTCTTCCGTGATAAAAATTTGTCAGAACCTATTACTGTTCAAGTGCGTAACATGGTAAATGGGTATCCTGGTACCACAGTCTACGCAGAAAAAGTGGTACAACCATCTGCTGTAAAAACTAGCAACAATGGAACTAATGAAACCAAGGTAGTATTTGACAATCCAGTATACTGCAATGCTAATGAAGCATATTGCTTTACTATACTGAGTGATAGTGATATTGACTCCATATGGATTGCTGAGACTGCAAAAACTGATATTACTTCTAGGTCTATAGTAAGCAAGAATCCATTCCTCAATGGTACTATGTTCAGTTCCTCTAATGCTATTACTTGGACAGCACACCAGGCATCAGATGTTAAATTCAATTTATATGGATTGAAATTTAACTCTACTGGTAAGGTTAAATTTAAGGCTATCGAGGATACAAGCCTTGATAGAATTGAGCTCATGTCAGATGAGAGTATTCCTGCTGGGTGCTCCATACAGTGGCAGTATTCTGTTAACGGTGAAGATTTCCTTCCAATTGAAGCATACAATAGCCGTGATTTGTCTGAGCTTGCTGAATCTATTCAGGTACAAGCTATACTTACTGGAACTACAACAACTTCGCCAGCAATTGCTCTGGACAGCCTTATTCTTGTAGGTTCTCATAACGAGCAAGAGGGTGTATATGTATCTAAGAATGTTCCTGTAGCTGCTGGATTTAACACTGTTAAAATCGTAGCAGACATCTATCTGCCTACTGGAACTAATGCTGTACTGTATTTTGCTACCGATATCAGTGGAACTAACTGGCAGACAGTAACTAATACTAATACTGTACAGAAATCGTCTAATTACAAGACTTACACTTTTGAACAAACGCTTGGAGACATAGCCTATAATTATCGTGTAAAGGTTGTATTGTCTACAGTAGATAAGGTTAACCGTCCACGAGTACAAAACCTCAGAAGCATCATGAAAACTGTATAAGGAGAAAAGCCATGTGCGGAATGTTAAATTCTAACAACTGCACTGTGGATAAGGAGTCAGGGGCAGTCATATTTCATGGCTCCCCTGAACTCAAAGCTATCAATGCTCTACAGAAGCAGATAAAAGATTTACGTGAAGAAAACAAAACCCTCAGTGAAAAGATAGATACTATCTTATTGCTACTCAAAGGAGGGGAACAAGATGGCTGAAAAATGGAAAACTTATGATTCAGCAAGAACCATGACAAATAAGTTCAATAAAGTAGTAGAGGAACTTAATACTCATGATAGTAGCATAGAAGAAAACCAAAGGAAAACAGAACAGAGTCTAAACAATAAACTTACCTCAGAGAGAACAAATATTGTCATAGAGAGTCCTTCCACAGCTGACTTGAATAAGTTGTTAGGGATTGACAATTCTGGAAGGTGAGGTGAGAACATGTCAGTAGAAAGATGGGACTTAAAAGATACATTGCGGGTTATGACAGAAAAATTTAACTTAGCAGTGGATGAACTTAATAAATTGGAAAAATCTTCATCAGAAGTTAATTCTGCAACTTCACAAAGATTAGAAGAACTACAAGAAACATTTAATCAAACAATAACTGAGATACAACAAGAACTTAATCAAAAAATTAGCTCAGTATCATCTGAAGATTTAGGGCTTGACAAAGTAGATAATACTAGTGACATGGATAAACCAGTATCTATTTTACAGCGTAGAGCCATTGATGAGGCTACAGCAGACTTTGCTAGTACTAGCGAAGTGGCAGATGGTGAACTCAATACAGAAAACCTTTATGACCCACAAATATCATTACCAGTTAAGCAGTATATTGAACAAAGACTAACTGAATTGCTGGGAACTCCAGTGGATTACAGTATAGCTTCTGAGTCTCAATTGGGTGTAGTAAAATCTGGTGGTGACATACAAATAGACCAAAAGTCAGGTAAAATGTATTTATCTGTTTTATCTAGTTTATCTCAAACTATAAATAACATACAGTCTAGTTTAACGAATGCTATTGAGTCTTTAGAGTCAAATAATTCTATTACTTCTGAATTAACAAAAAATCAGGGTAATATTACAGAATTAGAGACCAATAACAAAGAAAACTTGGTATTAGCCATAAACAGCATGAATAGTGTTATAGATGAAATAGCTGAGAGAGTAAATGTTCTGGAACGCAAATTAGCAGACTAAATATTACAGAAAGGAGGGAGTCAGATGAATATCTCAGCCGAATGGATTATCAATAAAGCTAAGCAACGCATATATGCTATTACACACGCTAAAGTAGTAGTCAGAGGCAAAAGTACAGTAGACGCAGACCTGACTGCTATTGAAAATAGATTGACAACCATCGAAGAGAATGGAGTGCCAGGAAGTGGAAGTGGTGTTGCTATTAACCTAGCCAGAGCACTGGCTATAGGAGAAGTAACTATACCAACTTATGGTTGGGAAACAGACGAAAATGGATGCCACTTAGATATTACTAACAGTAGCATAACATCTTCAGTGATTCCCGTGATGGTAATAAACCCTAACTCATATGATTCAGCAAGAAAATGTGGATTAAAAGGGTACTGCCAGTCTTTTGATGGTTATGTACGGATTCTATCGGATTCTGTACCTAAATCAGCTATCACAGCTAGCTTTGCTCTCATAGGTCAAAAGGATGAAACTGATGTAAGTGGATTGCCAATGGCTAGTGAGAATACAGCTGGTTTGGTAAAGATAGGAGAAGGCTTTGTCTCAGAAGATGGTGTAATATCTGTCGATAAGGATGTTGTAATAACCAAAGACAACATTGCTGATGACGATGAAGCTACTCAAAAACTTATAAACATCCTTAATGGATAAACTAATGAAAGTCCAGAACGGACAGTAGAAATTTCATTATTTTATAGGAGGTCATTAAAATGGCACTGGAAAAGAAACTCAATACCCAGCTCACAATGGAGCGACTCACAGAACAACTGAAGCTGAACTTCGCTAAGAAGACAGACCTGCCCACTAAGGTAAGTGACCTTACCAATGATAGTGACTTCCAGACTGGTACACAAGTACAGACTGCAATCAATGCTAAGATTGCTAGTGCTTACAAGCCAGCTGGCTCTAAGACTGCTGCTGAGCTCACTAATGCTCTGCTTGTTGCAGCCAATGAAGGCTTTGTGTACAACATGTCTGAAGGTTTCACAACAACAGCAGACTTCATTGAAGGTGCAGGCAAGACATTCCCTGCTGGTACAGATGTCGCAGTAGTAGTGGATACTCCTGCTGCTGATGAGACACCTGCTACTTACAAGTTCAATGTAATGGCTGGTTTCGTAGATACCTCTGGTCTTATGGACAAGGTATCTTCTGCTAACGCAGGCAACCTTGTTGGTATGGATGCCAATGGTAATGCTACCAATTCTGGTATCGCAGCTGATGACGTGGTTACTAAGGTTGCTGGTGGTACTACTGGTAACATCACAACTCTTACTGCAAACGGCAAAATTCAGGATGGTGGCAAGGCTATTGGTGACCTGGCACTGCGGGATACTTCTGCTACAGCTGGTAACGTGGCTAAGTTTGATGCTAATGGTGACCCAGTTGATGCTGGTATCGCTGCTGCCAATGTGCTCACAACGGCAGACATCCAGGACTACACAGCTCAGGAATTGTCTGTGATGCTTGGTATTACTGAGGCAGAACCATCTGGTGAATAATTGAATAAAGGGGGCAAGCCACATGGCTAATGATGGTAAGCAAATAAAGCTGCCACTTTATTCCTATGGCTTCCCTGCCTTGTGTGCTTTCATTGCTGCTATTAAACAGACAGCAGATGCTGCTGGGAGTGGCGTATTGCAACTGTCACAGGGTATGCAAGAAAGTTTAGCAGAGATTGAGGCAGCACTGAATGATTTACCCAGTGCTGCCTCTATTACTATTAGCACATCAGGTTGGGTTGAGGATAATGAGGCAACACATAGTTATAAATACTACTATGATATAACTTCTGAAGGAACAACAGCAGATGATGTACCAATATTAGGTATTTCTCCTTCATCTATGAGCATAGCTGCAACTTGTGGTTTGTGTAGTACTTGTGAGTCTATGGCTGGTAAGGTTAGAATTTACGCAATATCAGTTCCATCTACAAGTATGGTTGCTACTTTAATGGTACTGCCTGGTAAATCATCTACGAATGATAATGTATCGGAGGGATAATAATGGCTTTTGGAATTGTTAGCATGGAAAGACCTTCTGGTGGCAGCAGCAATATAGAACTTGCTGATGTTACTAATACTTCCATAGTTTCAGGGAATAAATCTGCACAAATAACTTGGTCAGACCCAGACGATGTTTCTCTTAATGGTGCTAGTTTAGCACGCTGGGCTGGAACACTACTTGTTAGAAAGGCTGGTTCAGAGCCATCTAATCATAATGATGGAACTGTAGTAGTGAATAACACTACAAGAAATGCCTATTCTTCTAATGCTCTTAATGAGACTGGTTTGGCTAATGGAACAACATATTACTATAAGTTTTTCCCATATTCAGTAGATGGAGTATACACATCTGGTTCTGTTCTTGTAGCTAGACCATCTGGAGAACCAGTAGCTATTCCTTATACAAATAGTGAACTTACCTATAATGGTAGTGTACAATCGCCTAATTGGGTAAATGAAGATACTAGCAAGATGAATATTTCTGGAACTTCTAGTCAGACTAATGCTGGTACTTACACAAAGACATTTACACTCAAGAGTGATGATTACATTTGGGAAGATGGTACATTTGAACCCAAAAACATATCTTGGTCTATCAGTAAGGCTACAAGTTCTGTTACTCTTAGTAAGAGCACAATATCACTTGATTCTAATACATCATCTTCTAATGCTACAATAACATCAGTGGGCGATGGAACTTTATCAGTAGAAGTTGGTGATGATAGCATTATATCTGCTTCAATTTCTGGTTCTACTCTTACTGTTTCACGTAAGGGAACTGCTTCTGGAACAACTACAGTCACAGTTAGACTTAGTGAATCAAATAACTATACAGCATCCTCATCTACATTACAAGTTACAGCTAGTAACTATAGGGTAATGACTGTAAAACTTGACCTCAGTAATAGCAATCCAGACACTTGTTGTACTTATCATGATGACGCTGTAAATATGACACCAGGTTCTGATGCTTGGGATACATTCTTTGGGCATTATCCTGTAATGTTCAAAAATGGTGTAGAAGGTAAAAAGTTACAGAGTACTGACTTCACTAAGCACGAAGATGGCACAAGTGCTGACATCACAAGTGGTAGCGAAGGTGACGTGATGATTGCTTTCCCACGCCGTGGTTTGAAGATGAGTAAGTCTGGTAGCATTATCACGATAAGCATGACTGATAATCCTGATGACGCTAATTTTGAGTATATGGCACACAAACGTGGTAGTACACTCAAAGACAAGTTTTATTTGGGTGCTTACAAAGGTTCAGAGGTTTCAAGCAAGTTGCGTTCTCTGTCTGGTAAAACCTGTGCTAATAACAAAACTATAGGTTCTTTCCGTACTTTGGCACAAGCAAATGGTGCTCCTAATGGTTCTGGTGGCTCTGGATATGACCAGTCTGGTTGGTATCAGCTTGTATATCGTCAGTGTATGTATGTGCTCAAATATAAGAGCCTTAATAGTCAATCCAAGGTTGGACGTGGATTTGTTGACGGAAACTCCGCACAGAAAGCTACTGGTGGTACTGAGACTAAAGGTATGGACTGGGGTGAAACTACAGGCAAAGACCACATGAAGCTGTTTGGGCTTGAAGATTTCTGGGGCAATGTCTGGGAATGGATTGATGGCTATTTCTCTGATGGCAGCCGAAACATCAAAACCGCTACAGAAAACTTCAATAATACAGGTTCAAACTATACTGCTCGTGGTGTAGCTGCATCTGCTAATGTATCTTGGAACTACATGAACAACTGTGTAGGAGATACTCATAGTGGATTCACGCCCACCAGCACGTCAGGTAGTGAAACCACATATTTCTGTGACAGCGCTACGCTGTATGCCTCTTTCTTGCCGCTATTTGGCGGTCGTTGGAGTCTTGCTTCTCATGCGGGTGCTTTCATTCTGACTGTTAATTACTCTGCGACTGATACTCATGCGTATATCGGTGCTCGCTTGATGTACGTATAAGCATATAATGGTTTGTATCTAAGAACTCTATTTGTATACCATCTTATGTATATGACATATGGGTGAGGGTTTAGGTGTTCGCACAAGGTTTACAACTATTAGATTGTCGCTCTTTGTAGGAAGCAGGTTTTGTCTAGCACGTTACGGCGTTGCCCTTTATGGGCACAGCCTGACAACGCTAAACTGAATGCCTCTTACTTACCGAAATTTGGCGGTAATTGGAATAATGCTTCTAATGCAGGTGCTTTCATTCTGAATGTTAATAACTCTACGACTAATACTAATGCGAATATCGGTGCTCACTTAATACCCCATGATTGTATTGACTTATTATATAAGTCCTGATATCCTAGCCAACTTGGCTTTGATATAATTGCTGTGACACTCTCACCCTGCCTCTTGGCAAAACATAAAAATATTCCACGCTATGTTGGTAAGGCACCAGCCTGAAGGCTTAGATTTTGGGGACACATCAATGTGGAAGGGAAATCAATGAAAAGAGTAGGTAATGTCTGGTGTAAAATCTGTGATATAGAAAACATCAGATTAGCACATAAAAAGGCTAAAGAAGACAAACTTTATTATCAAGAAGTAAAAATGGTGGACTCTAATGAGGATGAATTTCTTAAAGAAATACAAAATATGCTTATAAATAATACATATAAAATAACTGCTAGTGATTATTCAGTGTCTACTATTCATGATAAAGATAAGGATAGAGAACTATGGAAACTATCATATTACCCTCACCGAATAATACAATGGGCAGTAATGATTCAAATTGAACCTGTGTTTATGAAAACATTTTGTTATCATACTTGTGCCTCTATCAAAGATAGGGGAGGAAAGAGAATACACAATATGGTAGTAAAATGGCTTAGAAATCATGAAAAAGCAGAATACTGTTGTAAAATAGACATAAAGAAATTTTATCCTCATGTTAACCATGAAATTCTAAAAAGAATGCTTAGAAAACTGTTCAAAGATAAACACCTATTAAAACTACTGGACATGGTCATAGATTCATTTCCAGGAGAAATAGGACTACCTATTGGTTCATATCTTTCTCAGTTTTTAGCGAATTTTTATCTTAGCTATTTTGACCACTGGTTAAAAGAAGTGAAAAGAGTCAAAATGGTGTGTAGATACATGGATGATATAGTGATTTTTCATCATTCCAAAAGATATTTACATCGTCTTTTAGTAGAAATGGCTATATATCTACAAAAAGAACTTGACTTAGAAATAAAGTCTAATTATCAGGTGTTTCCTACCAATATTAGAGGGGTTGATTTTGTAGGATACAGATATTTCTATGATTTCATTCTTCTTAGGAAATCCACTTGTCAAAAATTCAAAAAATCCTATGAGCTAGTGTTTGCTAAACAGCAACAAGGACTGCTAGTAAATCGTTCTCAATGGTGTTCCATTAACTCTTATATGGGATGGTTATCTTGGTGTGACTCTTGGAGGTTATGGGAAAAATACATCCAGCCTATTATACCAGCTTTATTGGTATATTACAGATTAGTTATACTACGAGATAAACCACTCAAAGAGAGAAATAAAAAATACAATCTATATAGGAAAAAACTATATTCCAAAAAAGGAAGAAGAAATGAAAATAGGAGGTTAACAGCATGAAAGACATGGGAATTGTTCAAGGCAGTGGTGCTCAGGCTATCCCTCTTATTGTTGATGTAGATACTGTATATGTCCATACAGACATCAACAAAATAGAAGGAACAGATATGGATGGCAATCCTATTGAAAATTCTTATACCTACCATGAAAAGCAATATTCTCACAGAGAATATATTGAGCTTCTTGGTAATGAAAATTCAGGATTGAAAGAGCAGAGCCTAAACACTCAAATGGCACTGGTAGACATGTACGAAATGATGATTGGTTACAATGGAGGTGAATCCTAATGGGTATGAACATCGTTGAAATCTATGCCAACCTCATCAGGGAAGGCAAGAAAACCATTGAGCAAGTTCCTCCGAAAATTCGTGCTGAAGTAGAGAAGGCATTGAACAATGGAACTGATGATTAGAATTCTGAGCAAAATCGCACCCAGAAAGGTGGTGATTATAGTGGATACTATTGTAGTTGTATATGTAACTCTTATCATTAACAACCGCAAGCAGTTTAAGGATGTACCTCCTGTTGTTAAGGAAAAAGTACGAAACATGCTCATTGACATGGGTCTTGAGGAACTTACTGCTGAGTAAACACACAGAACCAAGACAGGGCACCAGAGGCATATTCGCTTATGGTGCCCATTATTGTTATTATACATCAGTAGTAAGGGGTGAGTACTAATGGATTTCAGTTGGGAGCAAATATGGGGTGGTCTTGTTACTACTGGATTAGTAGGTCTTTCCAAAGTAGTTTTTTCATTTTTACATGAACAAAAAATCAAATACGAAGAAGAACAGGAAAAGAAAGACCAAATAATTTCTATGCTTATTGAAAACAATAAAGAACTCATGACTTGGAGAAAAGACATCGAAAAAGAAAATGTTTTATTGCGTGATGAATTGCGCAATATTAACTACAAAATGGAACGAATAACTGATAGTGATTTGATACTATTAAAAGACAGAATACTTCAATACTGTAGGTATTTCATTAATAAGGGAGAAATATCATTAGGTGCTAGAGAAAACATAACAGAAATGTACCACTGTTATGAAAAAATGGGTGGTAACGGCACGGGAAAGCTCATTTACGAACAAACGATGAAACTGAAAATCAATGATTTAAACGTAGAAAACCTTTCATAAAGGAGGTGTATACTGTGTGTGCTCCAGAAAATCCTACTACCATAGAACAAGAAGAAATAAAACCAATTGTTAACCAACAAGCCACGGAGGAATCTTCCATGAAACACTGGGATATGGACATAATTATATCCTGGGGGTTAGTAGTTATGGGTATTATATCAATCCTTGGATGGATTATATACTTCATAGATACTGGTAATTCTAATGGAACAGAGATTCCTATGGCTATAGTTAGTGGTCTTACTGGTGCTTTAGCTGGTAGACACATGCCAAGAAAAGAGCAGTATCCTGATAACAATAACTGTAATTATCCAACAAGGAGGGAATAAAAATGCCTACTTCTGAACACTTTAGTGCTGAAGAACTTAGGTGCCACGGTAAAGGTTGTTGTGATGGTGGAGTAGATAAAATCTCACCAAGACTCCTGGAATTGCTAGAGCAACTGAGAAGTGATACTGGTGGATTACCACTAGAAATAAGCTGTGCTTATCGGTGTCCTACCCATAACGCAGAGGTAGGTGGAGCACAATATAGTCAGCATCAATACGGCACAGCAGCAGATGTCATTTGTCCAGACCACCTAGAGTTTGGAGAATTCTTATGGTATGTGGACCAATTGCCATTTGACGGTGTTGGAATCTATGAAGACCAAGAGTTTATTCATGTGGACGTGCGTAATGGGGGTGTAGGCGGACCAGGTGACCACATTTATTTCTAATAAAATACATAGTTAAGGCAGCTGAAACGGAATCAGCTGCCTTAATTTGTTTTATTTATATGTTATAGCACTCAGATGACTCTAATTATGCTGACCTATAATCAAATCATTATACTGGTCAAATTATACACCTCAGAATCAATTTATATAAATTAGTTGAGGTTGTTTTCTTTTTCTTTAGTTTATAAAGACAGACTATAAAGGAGGAGTACCAATGGGTAATACCGTTGTCATTCATGTAGGCAATGTAAAGAGTAAAGTACAAAACCTACCTATGAATTTAGCCAATAAAATAGCAAAAGAACTGTCTGTAAAAGTACCAAATTACTGGTTTTCTACAGCATTCAAAATGGGCAGATGGGATGGAACACAAAAATTCTTTATAAGACCAGCCAACACATTTCCTACTGGATTACTAAAAACTGTAGTAAATATGATTTCAGAGCAATTTGAGTTACCTTTAGAAATACAAGATGAACGTAAAGGAATCAATGATTTAGCGGTAACTCCAGTAGAAAAACAATATACCATAGGAAAGGACAAGAATTTTAGAGAATACCAAGTAGAAGCCTTAAATGCTGTTATTACCAATAAGGTAGAAAATGCCCCATTTGTACGTGGAGTAATAAATTTGGCTACAAATGCAGGAAAAACCACAGTAGCTGAAGGGCTAATCAATGAACTTTATCCTAAACTGAAAAAGAGTAACCAATTTTTGTTGTTTGTGACTCATTCTAAGGAGATAGCATATCAGGCTCAAAAGTCCATTGAGACTGACTTAGGAATAAAGGTAGGTATCATTGGTGACGGAAAATGGGAATTGAAAACAGTTACAGTAGCTATTGTGTCTACTCTGTATAAGCGTATGAAAGATAAAAAGCCAGAGTTCAAATTTCTAATAGAAAATGTGGCTGCTTTCATAGCTGATGAAGTCCATCATTCTTCCTCCCAGAGTTGGTATGATGTATTGTGCTCCTTTACAAATGCTTCTATCAGAGTAGGGTTGACTGGTACAGTAGATAAGTCTAATCCTGTTAATGAAATGAGGCTGTATTCCTGTACTGGTCCAGTGGTAACTAAGGTGTCTAATGACTTCCTCATTCAGAAGGGATACTCAGCTAAACCAATATGTATCATGTTCCTGGTGGGAGAATCCGAACTAGATGATATACCATATTCAGATGCATATAACTTGGGTATAGTTGAGAATGAGGAACGTATTCAGGTTATACATGATATTTGTTGTAAAGAAACAAAAGATAACAATAAAGTCTTGGTGTTAGTGGAATACCTTGAACACGGAAATATTATAAATGAGAAACTAAAAAATCTCAAGAAGCAAGTGTATTTTACAAACGGACAATTGTCATCTGAGGAAAGACAAAAACTCCTAGATGACTTAAAAATGGGAAAACTTGATGTCCTTATTAGTACTAGCATACTCGATGAGGGTGTAGATGTCTCTGGGATAAATGCTATAATTTACGCAAGGGGAATGAAGAGTACCAGAAAGCTACTTCAGGGAATAGGTAGAGGATTGCGTAAGAAAAAAGATGGAAGTCCATTGAGGTTTTATGACTTTATAGACAACACTAACCTCAAATTGCTACAGCACTCTCAGAACAGGTATGAAGTATTGAAAAAAGAAAAGTTCACTGTAAAATTGATGAATCTTGAGGATTATAACAAGATGAGCTGGAAAGACATCAATAAGGAGGATAAACCTAATGAAAACCATGAAAAATAACAACAGTTTTTTATTTGACCCTAAAAGCAGGTATAACAATATAGATAACACAGAGATTGTATTCCTCACTCCCAAGCAAATCAAAAAGCTAGACATTGGAGTAGACACCAGCATCTTTAGAGAAGATGAGGAAGATGATTTGTTTCCATTTTTGCTAGATAGCTTGAAAGAAATGGTAAAGGAATCAACTATGGGTGAGGATAATGGTTCTACCATAGCAATCAAAGTAGAAGGCTCTGATTGTAGAGCATATATAGTTTTGGATATAAACGGAAAAATGTGTAAACTACAAACTGAAGAGTGGGATATACTCAATAACCTCAAAGGATTGCCTATTCATAAGCAGACTAAGGTATTCCAAAGGCTCATTTCTCAGGGAGAAATTACATTAAACGACTTGGCAGCAGTAGACATTGATACTGGAGTGTACAAAAAGCTAGTGGTAAATGATATGTGTGGATTCCATGTGTGCCAGGAAAAGATTGCTGAGTTAGACAGGATTTCAGACGAACAAAAGAACAACAAGAAATTTGAAAAGATGAGAAAATTTGTGATGAAACAACTGTGAGGTATGTATTATGGTAACTGTTAATGATATACTAGATGCTGGCTTATTAGCCAATGGAAAGTTACCAGATATATACTGGGAGTTGAATTTATCTGGCACTGAATTAAAAGTGCTTAGATATGTGTACAGTAATTGCCTTAGATTATACCGTACACTTCCTATTTTTCCAAAGGGAAAAGATGGTTCTCCTAGATTCTGGAGAGGCAAAGAAAAGATGGCGGATGACTGTGGCATGTCATACCCTACTTTTCGTAAAAGCGTAAGGAATCTGTATAATCTGGGTATACTTACTTCTATGGATGGAATAGAAGATGAGGATGAGATTTATTGTATAGGTTTGAAGCCTGACTTCCTTAACTCTGGACTTTTACAGACCGAAAAAAATTTTCGGTCGCATTCTAAAAAGGAATTACTGTTATTACTTTATAATAAAGATACTGTAGAACTAATAGAAATAAGTTTAAGAGTAGAAATAGAAAATAATCCTTCTGTTACTAACGTAACAGAACTGGTGGAGCACCAGGATAAACCTAAGAAGTCTCATGTAAAAGTCAAGAGCAAAAAACGTACTACAGCTTCAAAGCTAAAAACTAAAATTGTCAGAGTACCAATAATTATGCGTACTCCAGTTACAGGATTCAGAAAGCACGTCTCTGTAATACCTAAAACATTTAACCTTCAGTTTTATCAAGAAAAAAGAAGGCAGCTACAGCATATACGTACTGCTTCAGATAACAAAATCCTAGAGATAGCCAGTTACTATGAATATAAAGCAAGAAATGCCATAGGTGCTTCAGGTTTTAGAGTTTTAGGCAAGAATTACAAGGAACACAAGAATTGGAAATTCCTTGAAAAATTATATAAAATGTGTGAAGATAACCATTGGGATTATAAGGTATACATTGATGCTCAGTTTGATAGGGTAAGATTCTACCAGAGAAAGCAGGATTATCCGTACCTCAATCAATTCTTTTCAGAAGGAGCAATCAATGCTTATCACAGATACGTAAAAGACTACAAGGAAAAATACTCTACTACTGGCAATGCCAAAGTTAAGACTGAAAAGGTACAGTCTTTTGCAGAGCAAGTAGCAGATAAAATCGTAAATGACTGCGAAAGAATGTCTACATATATGAAGTCAGCTTCTAAGCGTAGAAGTACAAGCGAATTAACAGCAGAGCAAGTCAAAATAGTGTATATATCAGAACACTGGATGGGGTTATCTTATTTCTATCTTTCCAGTATTCCTTGGTTTATGACCTATTTAGACCAGCTTCCAAAGGAGCAATACATTGAAGAACTGTCAGAGCACATACGAACTATACAGAAGTCAAAAAGTCTATCAGATAAAGTTACCAATATCGTAAGAGTAGTTGAGTCTCAGATGGATATACCGCCAACAATGCTTCTTGAGCAGTAATTGGAGGTAGGCTTTGTTTACTTTAGTTGTTGTAAATAGGGGGTGATGTAATGTCTGACGTAGGTGTATACAAATTTACAGCTAGAATTCAGATAAAAATACTGGCGGTCTTGTGGCGTGACCAGTTTTCGTTTAATCTATACAGGGATGTAGTCAAACCAAAGTATTTTTCTAACGCAATTCATGTAGACATGTGTAGAATAATCTTTGACTACTATAATCAGTACAACCTTCCTCCTACTGCTGATGTTCTTACTGAAGAAGTAAGCACAATGTGTGGTAAATACAAGAAGAAGGAAAAGCTGCTGGATGACTACTTGAATTGTATAGAGACAATGTCCAGTGTTAGTTTGGACGATATTGAGTATATCAGGGATAAAGTAATAGCATTCGGAAAGCGTCAGTCACTGGTAGACGCAGTGTTGGAGAGTGCTAATATACTGGAGAAAGAACCAGATACAGAGTATCCTAAGATTGAAGGGTTAGTCAAGGATGCCCTTATGACTGGTGAAAATCTAGCAGATTTAGGCACAGACATATATGAAGACGTAGAAGAGAGATTCTTGTCTTATACTAATGATGATGACGTAATTGAAAGAATACCTACAGGTATAGAAAAATTGGATTCCTGCCTTGGAGGTGGACTAGGTAGAACAGAAATGGGAGTAATAGTAGCACCTCCAGGACGTGGAAAAACCACCTCACTCATATCTATAGGTGGCGCTGCTGTAGAAGCAGGATACAATGTACTTCATATTTCTCTGGAGAACAATGAGAAACAGGTTACTAGAAACTATGATTTAAGACTGCTGAAGAAGAACATGGAATATGTTAAGGACAATGTAAACAAGTCTATAACTGCTATGTTCAATATCCAGAGGTATAGAAAAGGTCAACTCAGAATAAAGAAGTATCCAACCAAGTCAGTAACTACACAGACCATACGTATGTTTTTGGATAAACTGAAGATGGTAAAGGGATTCGTACCAGACATACTTATTGTAGACTATGGTGCTATTTTGAAGCCTATATCAAATTACAGTGATAAACGCATGGGAATTGAGTCTGTGTATGAAGAACTTAGAGCAATTGCTGATGACTATAATTTGGCACTTTGGACAGCTGCCCAAGGTAATCGTGGAGCACTATCCAAGAAAATAGTGTCAATGGTGGACTTGGCTGAGTGCTTTGCTATTGCTAATATAGCTGATGTTATGGCTTGCTTATGTCAGACTGCTAAGGAGAAAGTCAAGGGAGATTTAAGGCTGTTCCTGCCTAAGATTCGTGATAACCCAGATAACATTATCCTCAAAGGCAAGATTCTGTACGAAATCAAGAAGATAGAAATGTATGATGTAGTAGAGAATACAGATGACGATGATGAGGAAGAAGAATCAGATGACTGGGAAAGTGATAAGAAACCTAATAAGAACAAGAAAGGGTGACTCCGATGAAAATAGCTTGTACTGCTGATTGGCACATCCATGCTTTTAGTGACTTTTCTAGGCAGGTTCAAGTAATTTGGGATGAAGATGCTGGTAGATTTGTAGAAAGTGACAGTGAATCTGCTAAGGAGTTGAATTCCAGATTGCTCAATATCCTGGATGGAATCTGTGATTTAAGGGATTATTGTATTGAGAATGATATTTCTGTTGTATTGAATGCTGGGGATGTTTTTCACAAAAGGGGCAGCATTAACGTGGATACGTTTAATGCTGCTCATAAAGTCATTAAGAGTTTTGCTGATAGGAATATTGAGCTGATAATTTTGTCTGGAAACCACGACCAGACAGATGCTTCTGATTTACCTACTTCATCTATTCACACTTTGTATAACGTAGCTACCATTATAGAAAAACCCTGTAAAATTGACTTGAAGGATACATCAGTAATAGCCATTCCTTATTCTAGGAATAAAAAATTTGTGCTGAAGTCCATAAATAAATACTTTGATTCCAATAGTAAAAACAATATACTTATGGCTCATCTGGGTGTGACTGGTGGAGCAGTAGGCAGCGGAATGTATCTCATGAATGATGAGTATTCAATGAAAGACTTGAAATGGGACAAATGGAAGTATGTAGTACTAGGTCACTACCACAGACCTCAGTTATTGTCTCATAATTCATTTTACTGTGGAACTCCAGTACAGAACACATTTAATGACGAGATTAAATCCGATGAAGATGGTGGGTTTAATGGATTTTTTGTGGTAGATACAAGTAAGAGGTATGATGTACAGTTTGTACCTATAAAAAGACCAAGGTTTATCACCATAAATTCTCCAGAAGATGTACCAGATAACATGAGTACTGATTTTTATAGGATAAAAACACCAGCTGAGGCAGTGGAAGCAATAAAGTCAGTAATTGATGAAGAAAATGTGAATGTCAGGTTAGACATAGAACGTAATTATGCTGAATTAGATAGGAGTGATATAGGCATTTCAGATTCATTTGAGGAAGCAGTAAAAAAGTATGCTAAAGAAAACTATGAAGGTAAATTGAATGACGTGGTGGATGTAGGGTTAGAAATACTTGCGGAAGCAATATCAGGAGGTAAATGACATGATATTTAGCACTTTAACAATACAGAACTTTATGTCTATACGTAGTGCTTCTATTGATTTGAGCAATAGAGGGCTAGTGCTCATAAATGGTGTAAATCATGATAATGAAGCGCTGAATAACAATGGTGCTGGAAAATCTTCAATCCTGGAAGCACTTGTATATGTTTTGTATGGCAGAACTATAAGAGGGCTGAAGGGCGATGAAGTAGTCCATAAAATACCTAAAAAGAATACTAAGGTGTCCTTAGAGGTAATAGACGATGACGGCGTGAAGTATCTCATCACTAGGTATCGTAAGCACTCTACCAACAAAAATAAGTCAACTTTATTCAGGAATAAAATAGACATTACTCCTAAGTCTGAAGCTGACTTTAATGAATATGTTGTTCAGTTACTACAGGCTGATTATACTACATTTACTTCCAGCCTTTTGTATTCTGCTGAATCATTTAGGTTTACTATGGCTACTGATGCTGAGATAAAGAAAACCTTTGATAATATGCTCAGTTTGGATACACTGACTAAGTGCTTAGAAATCACTAAGGAACGTATTAAGACAACTAATTGGAGTATACAAAAGGTCAACGAATCCATTGGTTCATATAACAGCCAAATTACCAATATTGATTCTAGGATAGAAGAAGCAAAAGAATTGAGAATACAGTATGAGACTAAAAGAAAAGAGAAAGAGAACACATATAAATCACAGATAAGTGAGTTAGAGTCAGAAATAACAGAGTTGAATGAAGAATCCAAGGAATTGTCTGTACTAGAGCAGAGTTTACAGAAAAAATTGGATAAACACGAAAAGTCATTGGCTAGCCACAAGAAAAAATCAAAACAGCTTGTAGAATTAAAGCAGGAACTGTCTCTCATTTTACAGGATAAAAGAACAGTAGAAACACAGATTAAGTCAAGTGAGACCACTATAAAGGATAATATGAAACGTAAAGAACGTCTGGAGGAATCTGTAAAGAAACAAGAGAGCAAGAAGTCAGTATTGCTAAACAAAATGGCAGAGTTAGACAACCAGATTGGTCAGCCTTGTCCTACTTGTGGTCAACCTCTTACTAAGGAGAGTTTAGAGCCAGCCAAGGAAGAATATAAGGAACGTATCAAGGAACACGACGATAATATTGCTGAATTCGTAGCTTCTATACAGTCACTGTCTGATTCTACAGATAATCTTAATAAGTCTATTGAGTCTCACAAAAAGCAGCTGTCTGAATTGGAAGAATCTGAATCAGAGTTTTTGTCTTTATTAGACAAATTCAAGGGTATAGAATCAAAGTTGGAAGAATCCGAAAAGTTGGTTAAATCCGTACAATCAAAGCTGAATAAGTGTCAGTCAGACATAAAACTGGTAAATAACGATATCAGTAACAAGAAAGATATGATTGTTAAGATACAACAGGATATAAAGGCTAATACTAAGGACAAAAATCCATATGATGCCACTATTAAGTCATTAGAGGATGATAAGATAGAAGTGAAGCAACACATTGAAGAATGTAATAAGGAATTGATAAAGCACAATGAATCTATAGAGAAGTTGATGTTTTGGCAGCAGGCATATTCCAATCAAGGTATTAAGTCTTTCATCTTAGATGATATTACCCCATTCCTGAATAGACGTGTAAATAAATACTTGTCTAAGCTATCTTCTGGAAGAATTGAAGTGGTATTTTCTACCAGAACAAAACTGAAGTCAGGAGAGGAAAGGGAAAAATTCTCCATAGATGTGTATAACTCTGATGGTGGAGAGCAATATATTGCTAATTCTGGTGGGGAGAAGAAACGTATTGATTTGGCTATAAACATGGCTTTACAAGACTTAGTAGCTTCCAGGAGTTCAAAGAAAATCAATATAGCAGTGTTTGATGAAGCATTTGACGCATTGGATGAATCTGGTGTAGAAGGAGTCATTGAGTTATTACAGGAGTTATCTAAAGATAAATCTACTATAATGGTGGTATCACACAATGAACACCTGAAAAGCTATTTTACTAACACTATTACTGTAGTAAAACAAGATGGATATAGTAGCATATTAAATAATGACGAACAACTATCTATGTAAGATTTTTCTTCATCCTTACTTTATTATGTAAGGAGTATTCCGATATTCCTTTTTGTAGGGCATAGGCAGTGGAATCTTAGCTGTTAGCCGTTGTTGCCGTTTCCTAGATTCTTTGACGTTCCTAAAAATATTTTTGGAGCACACTATAAGAAACTTGGTTGGCGTTGTTGGGCGTATAAAGCATGATATGGCTGCTTATGTCTTACTTATGCACTCATAGTTCAATTGGTAGAACAACTGACTTGTAATCAGTAGGTTAGGGGTTCAAGTCCCTTTGGGTGCTCCAATAGTGTATCACACCCTGGCAGACAAAACACCAAAGGATAAGGAATCTGCTGTTATCGACCACAGCCTTGGAGATTATTCCTGAAGGACACAGTAAATGCCATCATTGGGGTGCCATGAGTCATAAAGCTGGGAAAGACTCATATTCAGCTCCTCTAGCTCAGTTGGTTAGAGCCCCCGCCTCATAAGCGGTAAGTCCTCAGTTCAAGTCTGAGGGGGAGCACCACAGGGGTATAGCCAAGTTGGTTAAGGCATGGGACTTTGACTCCCAGATTCGATGGTTCGAGCCCATCTACCTCTGCCAATAGAGTTCAAATTGTTGAAATAAGTGCCGTGTATACTGACTGTAATCAGGAGCTACAGAAATGAGGCTTGGCAGACCTTAGTGCTGGTGGAAATAAGACGCATATATAACTTGGGAAACCCAGGCTACACTTAGAAATGAGTAAAAGCTAGATGCGCAGGAAGGTTCACTATAATAGACCACCAAACCTGACTACTGTTACAGCGGTAGTCAGTATTATCCAGATGTAGCTCAGTTTGGTAGAGCGCCTGCTTTGGGAGCAGGATGTCGCATGTTCAAATCGTGTCATCTGGACCATATTTATGTGGGGACGTAATGGTATCGACAGAGTATTGAAGTCATGAAATTCGCAGGTCATGAGTACAGACCTTAATTGGCTCAATAAATTGAACTGACGAATATGATGTTCGCATCGCTGCTTAATCTGTTTTTATAACAGGTTATTTAGCCCTTACTGTATCACTAGCTGTGAGCAGGGCAGTAAGTTTCAAATAAACACAGCAAACATCAGGGTTGCCCATTCCGATGTAAACAAAATGGGGTTGTTTCCTGCTTTATCTTAAAAGCAGGTGGTGGAGGTGTGGACCATTGCACTTGTTCGCTGGTTGCACCCTAGAGTTGCCCTCTATAAAGGCTATTGCGATAATGTTTCATGAGTGAATGTATTTTGGACAGGGGTTCGATTCCCCTCGTCTCCACCAAAGCCATCAATCCCAATGGGATAAAATAATATATAGGAGGAATTAACATGAGTAAACTTGGTGGTTGGATTATTGAACCTTCTTCAACGAAGATGCCTCAAAAAGTAGCTAGTTCCTTTGACAAGGTGGAAAAGGTTTTTGGCTGTACTTACAAGGCTATTTCTTATGTTGGTAAGCAAGAAGTAAATGGAATCAATTATGCCGTTTTGGCTGAGCAGACCGTCATCACTGGTGAAGACACGAAGAATGCTGTTATCATGATTTTCAATGAGAAGCCAGAGAGCAGTGATTTGGCTTGGGTCGGAACCATTCCTGTTGTGGAAGGTGGCGGAAAGTTTGGTGGCACAGACGTTGAGATGATGAGTGCTGATTGTGTTGGCAATCCTGAGAAGGATGTGTTCAATAAAGCCATCGAAGGGTTTGTTGGTTCCAACATTGAGCTTGTAGCTACAGTTGGTACTAAGGTGACCAAAGGCATTGAGCACAAGTTCATTGTTACTATTGCTCCAGTGGTACCAGGGGCAGAGAAAAAGCTGGCTGTTATGTCTTACAATGACATGACTAAAGAAATGAATTTTGAGCCACTTTTGGCAGCTGCTAAGCTGGGATATTCTTTCACTTGGTAAGGGGTGAGAAATATGTCTTCAATTCCACAGTATAACATCATTGACCCTAGTAAAGATGACTTGGGCGTGATTAAGGCAAAGATTGAGGCTATCTCAAAGCAAGTTGACGCAGGGGAAGTCAGCAAAGAGGATTTTGATAAGGAATTAGAAAAGCTGAGTAACAGTCAGAAAGACTCACTGGAACATGCCTTTGGTAAACCTATGGGAGAGTGACCATAATCAAATAGGGAGCAGTGTCCGAGTGGTTTAAGGTGGCAGTCTTGAAAACTGTTGTGCTTTACAGCACCGTGGGTTCAAATCCTACCTGCTCCGCCATAGGACAATACAAGGCTGGGATGTGTTCCCAGCCTTTTTTATTTGATTGAGGTGAAAGAAGTGTATAAATCAATGATGGCTGGATTCCTTATTGCCTTAGGAGGTTATGTTAACCTGAAAGTTGGTGGAGTATTAGGTGCTTTTTTATTTTCTCTTGGTCTTTTATCAGTTATAGCCTTCAAAACTCCATTGTATACAGGTATAGTATCAAACCTTGAAAGCTATAATTATCCACGTAATATGTGTAAAGTATTAGTATACAACTGTATAGGTGCTGCTATGTTAGGTCTACTGTTTTATGGTGGTAGCAGCGATTCAGCTATCAATGTTTTGGCTAAATTGGACAAAAATTTGTTTTCTATTATGCTAGATTCATTTATTTGTGGGTCATGTGTATCTATAGCAGTTAAATCTCAGAGTAAACTTATGACTATAATGGCTGTAGCTGTGTTTATCCTAGCTGGAGGTGAACACTGTGTGGCTGATGTGTTTTATTTTATGTCTGTAGGCACGTTACCAATCACATTTATCCTAACAGTTGTAGTAGGAAATACTCTTGGTGGTATTGTATTCAGTAACATAACCAAGTAGAGAGTGACTTGGTTAGTTCTTATTTCATTAAGGAAGGAGGGATTAGTATGAAATCAATACCAGTTTATATGGTAACTATGGGTAATACAGATGGCTCTATAACTGCTGGAGACCACATTTTTTATGGTGAAGATGGAAGTCTAAATTTGGTAGAATCCAAAAGCTGGTTTGAGCAAGATGAGTTTACCAAGGAAATAACAGACTTCTCTTGTATACCAGTGGATGACATAACAGTTTTGAAACATCTGGGTAGGTATCTCATACTGTCCTATTCTGTAAGGAGTGAAGTAAGAGTTGGTTGAAGACTGGGTTGCCGAGAATATTGATTCAGAGATAAAACATACTGGTAGTGGTAAGGAGATTCATGTTAATTGCCCAGTGTGTGGTGATTCTAGGTATAGACTATACATTAACTTAGATAAAGGCTTGGTTCACTGCCATAATTGCAAATTTAGTGGAAGTATAGTACACTTAATACAATGGGTAGAGGGCACAAGTTATACTAAGGCAATGATGAAGTTTTCTACTATAAAGGGAAACTTGTCTATGCCTGATAAGATTGATGAGTCCATAGAGCATCAGCTATTTTTGTCTGGAGATTTACGTAAGGGATTGACTAAAAGAGCAATTCCACTTCCAGATGAATACAGAAAGATTAGTGGCTCAAATAATCTTGTAGCAATAAGAGCCAGGAAGTACCTAAAAAAACGTATGATAACCAGTAGTATGATAAAACAACATGACATAGGGTTTTGTGCTTCTGGGGAGTACGCTAACAGGATAATTCTACCCATTAAGGAAGAAGGAGAACTCAGATTTTGGGTAGCTAGAGCCATTGGTAACAATGCTAGGCTAAAGGAAAAGTCACCATCCAATGAGGAATACCAGATAAGTAAATCAGAGGTAATTTTCAACATTGATAGAGCAGCCAGCCAGTATCATGCTGCTGTTATATCCGAAGGTATTTTTGATGCTTTGGCTTGGGGTGGAATAGGGGTATCCTTATTAGGTAAGGAACTATATGATGAACAGATGAACATATTATTGGACTACAGGGAATTACTTAGTGATGGACTATACATAGCGATTGATTGGGATGCACGTCAGCAAGCTACAGAAATGGCTGAGAGGTTGTCTAGTTATTTTGACGTAAAAATAGTCAATATCCCAAAGAAATATGATGACCCAAATAAGTTTAGACAGACCCACAAGTACAAGGATATGCTTAAACTGTTAGAAGAAGCAGAGCCATATGGGGAATTTTCTTCAGTAAGAAGGAGATTTACATAGAAGTAGGACTAATTTATGTTTGTCCTTTATTTATCTCATAGTGTTTAGATTGGAGGAAGGTACATGTTAAAAATCAGGATTAAGTATTTACATGATGACTTGGACAGAATTCAGAAGATTTCTGTTGGTGACTGGATTGACCTTAGATGTGCTGAAGAAGTAACTTTGTCTAAGGGAGAACACGCTTATATTCCTTTGGGAGTATGTATGGAGATACCAGAGGGATATGAGGCTTGGCTTACAAGCCGTTCAAGCACGGCGAAAAAATTTGGTATTTTCCATGTAGATGATTTGGGAATAATAGATAATTCATATTGTGGTGACAATGATGAATGGAAACTTCCAGTGGTTGCGTTGAGAGATACTGTTCTTCACAAGAATGACCGCATTTGCCAGTTTAGGCTGCATAAGGTTATGCCAGAAGTACAAATTGAAGAAGTAGAGGTGCTTGGTAATCCAGACAGAGGTGGGTTAGGTAGCACAGGTACTAATGATACTGTCAGGAGGGAAAATTTCCATGGGTAAACAAACAAAGAAGATTGAGGAACATATACAACAAGGTAATGATGCTTTGGATGCATCAATTAAGGCTGCTCACCTTAGCAAAAAGGATGAAGCCTATTTGCGTGGTACACCAAGCCGTGCTGAGGTTGCTAACTATGTTACCTCCATTATAGAGCAACATTATGCTCCTACTCTTCAGGCAGGTTTTCAGTTGGGTATAATGGTGATGCAGGCTATTCTTATTAAGAAGGGCATTTGCACTGGCGAAGAAATACAGGAGTTTACTAAGAGTTTTGTGGAAGAGCAAAAAGCTAGAGCCAAGGAGGCACAACAAGGTCAGACCGAACAGACCAATGACAAGCCACAAGAACCAGTAGACGAATCTAAAGTTGAATAACACGTAAGCCCCATCCATTTAAGTGGTTGGGGCATTTGCTGTGGATAGGAGGGATTATCTTGGGTGTGAAAAATGTGAAAGAAAAAGGAAACAATTTTGAGCGTAAAGTTGCTAAGCTGTTATCTGAGTGGTCAGGCGTAAAATTTATGCGTACTCCTTCCTCTGGAGCCATACATAATTTTAAGGATAAAAGAGTTGTGTCAGATATTGTACCTCCACTGTCTCTTGGAGAGTTTCCATTCTCTATTGAATGTAAGTGTGTAGAGTGCTCATGGGAGTTTTCTGCTATAATTGAGAACACTTCACAGAATTTGAGAGACCATTGGAGTCAGGCAGTAGATGATGCTAGCAGAGAAAATCTGAGACCTATGCTCATTTTTTCTAAAAACTTTAGAGACATTTTTATAGCCATTAGAAAATGGGACTACGACATAATGCCCTTGAATATTATCAATTGTATCTTTTCTTATTCTGAAGACAGAGATACCTTGGTGATTTTTAAGATGAAGGATTTATTTGATGGAATCAGTTGTGAAAATCTTATGGGTTCATTCTCTGTAAAAAATACAGACAAGGGTATAGTGGAAAAAAATTAAAAATTTTTATAAAAACCGCTTTACTTTTAGAATGAGATAAGTTATAATTAGCGTAGGCCGAAAGATTCTACAAGAATCTTGAGATAAAGTACAAATAGTAGGTTCGAGACCTATCAGTAGCTCCATTGTAAATAATAAGGTTAGTACGTTCGTGAGAGCGTTACGTGCCATGATGAATCCGTAGCTGAGTACAGAGTTGTAGTGCGGATAGGTAAAAGCCTTCTGGCTCTGAGAAGCAATCATGACCTTATTATCTTATCTAAAATATAGTGTGTGCTAAGCTATCGTAAATCTGTCTGAGTGAAAAGGAGAGGACAAAAATGAAAAAGACCTATGAAATGAACGGAAAGACTTATGCAACCCTGAGTGCTATTGCGAAGGAACTGGGAATTGCCCGCATTCGTTCCAATCAGCTGGACAAGTATGGCATCAAGAAAGTTACCTCTGATGACGTGAAGAAGGCTGACGACACTGTAGTTACCAATGAAGTTCCTGCTACTGTTGACGTTGCTGCAGACAAGGCAGACGACAAGGCAGACGACAAGGCAGACGACAAGGCAGACGACAAGGCAGACAAGAAGGTTGATGCTCCTGCTACTACTGTTGACACCGCTACGGACAAGGCAGACGAAGCAGACAAGAAGGTTGATGCTCCTGCTAAGAAGGCTAAGACCACCAAGAAGGTTGTTAAGACTGGGACTGCTGAGGACATTGCTGAAGTCGAGAAAAACGTAGTTGACATGAACGCACGTGAGCTGGGCAAGGCAGTTACTAACTTTACGGTGGATGCATTGGTAACCATGGTGAAGAATGTTGATGGCAACACCTGGGATTCCATCAAGAATGCTCCTATTCGTAAGATGCGTCTCATCATGGAACTCAAGAAGCAGTATTTCCCTGATGAAGTACGTCAGGCTGCTCCTGCTAAGGTGTCTCCTTGGAAGGCAATTACTACTGAGGTTTTGAAGAAGGCAGCTAAGAAGCAGAAGATTAGCTGGGCTGAGTGCGACAATGATAGCATTAACCGCATGCGTATTATCATGGCTCTGAAGAAGAAGGGAGTGCAGGCAGAGGATTTGAATAAGTAAACAAAACATGGAAAGTAGTGGGGCAGCTATAGTTGCTGCCCCTGTGAGGTGATAAATATGAGCACTAAATACTTGATTCACGCTTTTAGCAGTACTCAGAGATTGGTAGCTACTAAGAAAAAGCCTGGTGATTGGCTTCTCACTAAAGAGTGGCGTTCAAATGCTAAAGAGGAATGGAGGGTTGGTAAAGGCATTTCCCTTCCAAGGGTAGCAGGCAAGAGTGTAGCTAATGACCTTGGATACCTTCTGGTGAATGATGGTTTAGTACAAGGTTTTGAGATTATTGACGAGAGAACAGGAGAGTCAAAACATGAAGAGAGTACCCATAGTAGGCATAAGAAGTCCAATTCAAGGAATTGAGCGAACTCCAATACATATTGAGCGTATTCCTTGGGATGATGTTTATAAGAAATACGTCAATTACATCAAATTCGCAGCAAAGTCTACTGCTCAGGATAATGAGGGCAATTCTGCTGAGGACTTGTTTCAGGAAGGTCAGTTGATTATGTATAACTGCTACCTTTTGTACGGAGATAAGCCTATTGAGGAATTTGGGGCTATCCTCAAAGCGTCAGTCTGGCGTAAGATGCGTGAAATCTGTAACAGGAAGCAGTTTATACAGGTTAACATTGAAGATGCTTATGACATCGGATATGATGAAGACACTGTAGAAAACATATATCAAGAGCAGAAACTTGCTCACCTGGCTAGTATGTTAGAGGATAACCCTATTGCTTTGACTATTCTCAAGGAGTTTGTTTCTCCATCTGCTAGAACCATATGGGAAGCAAAGATGGATGTAGCCCGCAAAGAAATGTTGCGTTCTCAGGATTATAAGGTGAGCGTGCCCAAACAGGTTCAGCCTACTAAGGCATCTATCCAGAGAGCAATGGAGATACCTAAGTCCAAATTTGAACAGCATTTCAAGGAACTGAAGGAAGCAATGCTAGTGGTATATCCAGAGCATCAGTTACAAATGTGCGTGTAAGTTTATTTGAGTTATCTTATTTTATGTTAGTTACAATAAGGAGGAATATGTTATGGCAACTATTGAAGAAATGATTAAGAATTCCAGCTGCTTTGGTGTAGCTTTTGATGGTTCTGTACGTGAGTGCAAAATTTGCGAGGTTAAACTGAAGTGTGAGAGCAAGTGCCGTTTGGGTGGGGATTCTAAGCCTGCATCAGTTAATGTGGCTACTGCAGATGAAGTTACTCACAGCAACAACAAGAAGGCAACCAATAAGAAGTCTGTTCCTGTTAAGAAAGCAGCAAAGCCTAAAGCTGAATATGCTGATGATATGCCTGACTTCAAGTCTATGTCTGCTGATGAGATTGAGCAACTGGCAGAGGAACGTGGCATTGACATGTCTCAGTTTGAGAAGTATAAGGCAGCAAACATCAGACGCATGCGTGTCACAATGGCTCTGAAAAAGACTTACGAAAAGTAACAATTTGAAGGCGGTGGCGGTGGGATAACTCTCACCGCCATTTTGTTGTATAGGAGGTAATAATCAATGGCTACTATGGAAGAAAAAATCAGGAAAGCTATGGCTGAATTAGGACTTGACCCAGATGGTGGGGATGATAATGATAAGTCTACAAAGGTTACAGTAAAGACAAAGCAATTAGAATCCACTAAAAAAGAGTCAGTTTCCAAACCAACACAAGCGGTTGTACCTAATAAGAAGGCTGATGTTTCGGAAAAATCAAAAAGGGCTGCAGTAGTGACAGAGAAGAAAGTAGAAACACAAACTGATGTGCAAGTGCCTCAGTCTATTTTCATGAAAATCAGTGGCAATCACATGGTTCTCCTTATTCCAGAAGGGTTGGAATTGGATAAGCAGGTTATTGGAGGTAATACATATAACACTGTAGCTGTACAAGTGCCAGATTTTGGTGGTAAACTGTATGAAATGCCATTGATAAATACTGCTCACACTGTTTCTAAGTCCAATACTGTAGTTAGAGTGCCTATTATTATGCCTAAGACTGAGCCCAGTCAATTTTCTAACGATGAGTATCTGGAAAACTTATTGAAGGAGAAAAGTAGACTAGATGCTGAAATTAAGGCTGCTAGAGCAAGTCATGATGATAACCTTGTCAATGATTTAAGAAAGCAACGTAGAAGCATTAGAGCACGTATAAACCATATTGTGGAGGGTTGACATGAACAGAGTGCCTATAATACATAGGGTGTCTATTTATCGTAGGCACTCTATTTATCGTAGAACATCAGTATACCGCAGAAAGCCATTATACCCAGAGTTGTCTAAGTTTAGGACTTGTGAGTTATTGTATAATAACAGTAATTGGTGTAAAAATAATGGCAAATACATCATTAGATGTATGGAAGCAGGTTTTGATTTCAATAAGGTAGCTAATGCTATTTCTTACGGAAGAGAACACAATAAAACTGCTAGACTTATAGTGGATTTTGAGGTAGATGAAAGAATACTGTGGGCTGCTTCTTATGCTGACCATAATATATTACAGATAAATGTATTTTTGTGTAAAAAAGACCTGTCATGGGTAGGAAGATTATCCCATATTGCTAATAAGTGTGGAATGATTGTAGTATTATTCTTGTTTCCGATTGTACCTAACAGGATAATGCCACATCACGTGCTTAGAGTCATTGATATGGTAAAGAATCTGCCCTCTCAGTATATAATGCTTAGGTTTGCTGAGTCTAAATCAAGATTACTAGAACACGGTAATTGGATGAATATCAATGGAAAAGCTGTAGATAAGAGATTTATACAAGTAAATAATGAAAACTGGGGTTGTTCTCCTTTATTTAAGGAGAGATTTATGAAACTAATCATGGAGTATACAGAACCAAGGGGAATTAAAATTGGAGTTTGCGGAGATAGCGAAAACTGCATCATGTAATAGGATTGTGAGGTGAGTACATTTGGCTTTGAGACAAGTAGAACTAGATAAATTTTTATCAGTATCATTTCCTTGTAGATTAAATAAGCCTTTGTTGGTAAACATCAGAGGTTGTAATGGTTCTGGAAAATCCACAATACCTATTATGATGATGAATACTGACCCTTATGCCTTTGAGGTAGTTTGGTATAGAAATAACAAAAAACGTGTAATCTGTACAGTATTCCCATCATATGAATTCTTGGCTGTAGGTCATTATCACTCTAAGTGTGGAGGAATGGATTCAATAAAGGACACTCAGGAGGTCAAAGACTCAGTACAAGCATTGTGGAACTGTAAAATGAACATACTTATGGAAGGAATCATGGCGTCTACAGTATATAAGACTTACGCTGACTTGTTTTCTGAATTAAATAGTGATAACTCCAGAAAAGTATTGGTGTTTAATTTAGTACCTCCACTAAGCACATGCTTAGATAGGATACAGTCTAGGAATGGTGGTAAACCTATTAAGAGTGAATTGGTAGAGGGAAAATGGAAAACTGTATGTAGAAACCATGAAAAGTTTTCTGACGCAGGTTTTACTAGCATAAAGGCTGATAACTCTGAGATTTCTATAGGTGACACATTAAGTTGGTTCTTTGAAAAAATCAATTTTCGTACAGATACCTTTACAGATAAAATGATAAGTGCTTCTACTGCGGTAGAGTCAATTGAATATACAGATAAAAATGGAAAAATGAAAAGAATCAGGTCACTGCCAAAGTTTACTGGTACTCCAGAGCCAATTTATATACCTACTAAAGAGGATACAGAAGGGTATGAGTGGTCTAAATATTACAAAAAGCCCAATAAAAATATGGTTATAAATTGGGATAACATGAGGCTATATTGGTACTGGATAACTGAGAGAATGAGGATTTGGCACAGGAGAACAATTCTTAGAGAGCCATTCCCTTGGACTGAAGACAAGATTCTACAGGATAACAAATTCACTAATTGCTTCAGGGATTTGGATAGAGGTACACTTGTATACATCAGGGAGATTCTAAGGAAATTAGATGAACCTTGTGAAGATTTAACAAAGCGTATTAAGGAAGTCATACTAAACACACAAGTATATAGAATGTTTCTAAAGTATTCTACTTGGAAAAAGATAGGATTCTTGTATCTGGATACCTATGAGGAACAATGGGAGCAAGCCAAGGAAAAACTAAGAACTGCTAAGGCTAATGGTGAGGTTATATGGCACGCAGCTTATTTTGTTACAGACTTAAAAGCTGCCAATCCTAACCCTAAGACCAATCATGACAAGCTGGAAAATGCTTTATGCTTATGTGAAATGTTTTATGAGTACTTAGACGACACCTATGAATATGTCATAAGTCATGATATGAAGGATTGTTTAGAGCATCTTGGACATTTTCCAGAGATAAAAGGATTCTCAGTATATGAATGGCTGTGTGATTGGGGGATGGCTTATAGATACGTGAAGAACTATTTTGTAAACTGGACAGACGACAGTTATGTAAATGTTGGTCCAGGCAATAGAATGGGGATGGATTTAATCTTTGAGGACAAAGGAGGTTTGGACTACCCAGAGTTGAATTTCTATCTCAGAGCCTCATGGAAACACTACATGAAAAGGTATGGGTACTATGATGAGTTCATTTCTTTAATTCCGAAATGGATGAATGGTAGTGTAACTGTTAGAACCATAGAGCATGATATATGTGAGACCCAGAAATACCTGAATATATACTATGGTATAGGCAGGACTAAAAGCAAGTTCAAGAATGAATCCAGAAATAACCTAGATTCACTAGTACTGTAGGAGGTATCAATCATGGCATACAAGAAGTCAGAAGAATTTTCCTATGAAATCACTAAGCATTTGTGTGACTTGTCCGAGAAGAACAAGGGATGGGTGAAGCAGCTGAATACCGTAAAATGGAATAACTCTAAGGAAGAAGTGTACGACATACGCAGCTGGCATTATCCTGATGGTTCTGATACTCCTGATAGGATGTCTAAAGGAATTTCACTTTCTTATGAAGAATTTGCGATTTTGTGTCAATCTGCTTATGATGAAGGCATTGTCAGCTAAACAGATATTATTACTCATGTGAAGGGAGTGATAAACATGGTTGATAAGGACTTTTATGACTTGGTAAATAATGGAGTCAAGAGGTCAAGTGACAACTGGGGTACTGGAGTAATTCTTCAGCACCCTGTTACCAATAAAATCCTTCTAGCCAGAAGAACAGATGGAGATAAGCAGTATGCCTCACCTGGTGGTAAAGTAGAGTACCAGGAGAGTCCAAAAGAAGGAATACTGAGGGAGTGCAGAGAGGAAAGTAACGTAACCATAAAGGATATGTGTTGTTATGATTTCCGTACTCACTCTAGCCCTAATGGTAAGAATTGGGTTGACTTCCTGTTTTACTCTAATAACTTTGATGACTCTGACATACGGAATCAGCCATCAGAAATGGAAGAATTTTCTTGGTTCACAGTAGAGGATGCCTTGAATTTGGACTTGTTCCCACCAACCAAGGCAGCATTAAAGAGAGCAGTAGAGTTGGGACTCACAGCAGGTAGTTGTGATGAACAGAATTACATTCCATTTGTAGACTGCCCATCTACTCCTTCTGCTGTACAGGATAGCTGCTGCTGTGCTTATTCTTTTGTAGAACCAGAGAAGATTTTTGATAAGGGTGATGCTCCTTATTTACCTTGGGACTAAGCACACCAAATAATCTATGATTGATTGTAGATACCTCTTTATTTAGTTAGGTGTAGTTTTATAGCATCTACTAAATAAGGAGGTATTTTTATGTATTGTTTACAAGGAGAAAATCCTACTAAGATGTATTTACAGTCTATTAAGGACTTGATGGCTAATGGTGATGAAGTATCCCCCAGAGGTAAGTTGGTAAAGGAACTGCGTCCAGCTTGTATTGAGTTTCTTAATCCTTATAGCAGGGTAACATTCTTGGGGGGCAGACGAATCAATCCATTCTTTCAGGTAGCAGAAAGCCTTTGGATTCTTAGTGGTAAGGCTGACGTGGAGTGGCTGACTAAGTTTAATGCCAATATGTCCATGTTCTCTGATGATGGAAAGTGGTTTAATGCTCCTTATGGAGAGCGAATCAGAACTTGGAACAAGAATGCTCTTCACAATGTAGTTATCAATCCTATTGACCAGTTGGCTGATGCATATAGAAAGCTGGTAAACGATAAGGATACACGTCAAGCAGTTATTGTGATTAGCAATCCTATGTTCGATAACTCTAAATATACGATTGATGAAAAAGGCAAGGATATTGCGTGTAATCTTGTGATTACTTTTAAGATTCGTCATGATGCTCTCAATATGACTGTATTTAATCGTAGTAACGATACTCACTGGGGTGTATTTGGTGCTAATCTTTGTCAGTTTTCTACTATACAGGAAACACTGTTGAACTGGCTGCGTAAGTCTGGCAATCCAGAATTGTCTAGCCTGAAGATGGGTACTTATAACCAGATTACGGATTCACTTCATATTTACATGGATTCTTATGGCTCTAAGTGTACTGATGACGTAATGGATTACTATAAGGAAAATCCAGAGGAAGAACTGGAAGTTGATTTCCTTCTTGATTCTGATAAGGGTAATTTTGAGCCTAGAATGAGGTTGTCTGCTGAAGAGTTTGATGCCTTTATCTCAGTATTCTGGAGCGTTATCAATCCTTATCTTATGGACGATGAAACACTGGTAGACGATGAGCGTTGTGAAGAAGTATTCGGAAAAGTAGGCTTAGTAGATGGCATGTACCGCAGAGGTGTAATAGATGACTACTGGCTTATGGTAATTCAGGCAATGCTGTCTTATAGGCTGGTTAAGATGGGCATGCTGTCTAAGGCACTCAACTACATGAGTGTAATGGCAGATTGCCAGTGGAAAGTTTCTATGATGTTTTTCCTCAAGACCTTTATTTATAAGCAAGAAGGTGATATGAAGGAAGAATGCTATAACAAATTTAATGAAATTGTGAACAACATGAAACTTAGCTACTCCAACGCATTTGGAGAAGATAGCAAGGAAGTAAAAATGTTAATGAAGTACTTGGCACTATAAGGAGGACTTTAGATGAATAATGATGTAACTCAGGTGATTTCTGATACCACCAATAAGAATGACCTTTTGATGATGCTAAATTATCGGAGGTTGAAGAACATTAGACGTTGCAATAACCTGCCTACTATCAACACAGTAGACGTAGCTCAACATAGCTTTTATACTGCTCTTTTGGCAGTTACGTTGGCTTCAGACTATAATGTGTGGGCTACCAAGAACAATCTTCAGTATCACCCTTTGGACTTTGATAATCATGTACCTACCATTGATGGCGATAAGGCTATGAAGAAGGCATTGTTCCATGATTTAGAAGAGTCATTTACTTCTGATATTCCTTGGAACGTAAAGCACCATGATGAGAAAGCACATGAGGCAATTACTGAATGTATTCATTCTAAGCTGAACAAAGTGTATGATGGATGTAGTCCTGTTATTATGGAGCACAAGCACTTCATTGAGACCTGTAAGGACAAAACTATTGAAGGACAGCTGGTAGATTTAGTAGATTCTCTGGAGTGTGCTTGGTACTGCTATCAAGAAGTGAGCATGGGTAATAAATACCTTGGGAATATGTTAAATAAGTGCGTAAAGCTCATTGAGGCTATGCCTTTGTACGAAAAGTTGTATAAGGCAAGCCCCATATTCAAGAGCATGATAAAGCTGTTCGATAATTTGGCTAAGTCCAACTGTGATAAGACTATGAATATTGATTAGGAGGAAAATTATGAGTAATCAGCAGGAACTGAAGGAAGAACTCTTGCGTAAGTTTAAGGAGTATCTTGATAGTCAGGAGGAATTGAGTCCAGACAACATTAATATGATGAAGTTTCTTCCGTACCTTTTGAAGCTACAGAATCAGAAGTCACTCATATATGGACGTAGCTACTGTAGACATGGCGATTTGTCCATCTTCTTGAATACAGAGAGAAAGTGGGATAGAATTTCCAACATAATGGACAACGCTATGAAGTCAGGGATGAATACACTTTATAGTGATAAATCAGCCACTCCTACAGAGACTTTTGTGGATACAGTAGTAGACCTAGCCAGCTATGGGATGCTGTGGGCAGCGTACATTATGGAAACTCATCCAGAGGACTTCCAAAGATTTATTGAGAATAATGAGATAGAGTAACAGGAAAATTTTACAGCAATTCTAAATTGACGTGTAAAATTAAGGTACATCCGTTATATTTATGATAGAACCCATTTGAGGGAGAAATAAAAACATACAAGAAGGAGAGATTAACCATGGCAGACAAGAAAAAAGACGCAAAGGCAACCAACAAGAAGGCAGCAACTGCTGTTAAGAAGGATGCTAAGGCAAAAGTTGAGGTAGGTACTGTAGCTAACACTGGTGACATTGTGAAGGGTATTGCTGATTTGAGCAAGGACACTGACCGCAAGATTTCACAGGCTGATGCAGCTCATGTGATTCGTCTGATGGCTCAGGCAGTTGGCAATGAGATTGCTAAGGGCAAGCGTGTACAGCTCACTGGATTTGTTACATTCTATCCGTCTTACCGTGGTCCACGTAAGGGCAATAACGTACTGACTGGGGAGTCCATGGACATTCCTGCTGGAGTTGCTCTGATGGCTAAGGCTGCTGGTCCATTGAAGGACATCACCCATAACATGGATGAGAAGATGGTCAATGCCATTAAGGCTATCAACGAATAATTACGACATCAATTCCATAAAGAAATAGCAAAGCCGTGTTGTGTAAGAGCAACACGGCTTTTCTGTTCACTAACTAATGTAATACCATGGTATATCCCTTTATTTAGGGTAGACTTATTAAGAAGGGAGTTGAGTATGTGAACTGCGATAAATGCGAACTCTGTAAGGGAGTTTCTAACCCACTAATAATGGGAGAGGGCAGTGGAAAATCCAGGGTTATGTTTATACAGGACTGTCCAGGAGAATTAGACGATAAGCACGGACAACCATTTTATGGTAAGTCATGTAATGCCGTGAGAACTGCGATGGAAAATCGTGGGATAAGCGATGTCTATTTCACCTCCTTGGTAAAATGTTTAGCACCTAACGAAGAACCAAAACCTGCTCATATAGAGCAGTGCTTAGAGTACCTAGAATCAGAGATAGAGGTGGTTGACCCAGACATTATAATTCCTACTGGGAATAAATCACTGAAATACTGTATAGGTAGGGTTGGAATAACCAAGGTAAGAGGCAATGCTCAGGAAGTAGAAATTTGTGGTAGAACTAGAATTGTACTGCCTACAATGCATCCACGTTCAGTACTGAAAAAGCCAGCCTATAAAGAGTATATCCTAAAAGACATGGATACTCTAAAGGATTTGTACGACAATGGAATGACAGAGGTTTCAGGGGTAGACTACAAGTATTTGGAAACTGTTGAGGATTGCGTAAAAGAAATAGTACGTATGAAGAATGAGGCTAAAATACTTAGCTTTGACTTGGAGACAACAGGAAAGTCTGCTTATATGGATTACTCTAAGATTGTTTGTATAAGTCTTACGGATAAGACTCATTATGGAGTAGTAATACCTCTGTATAAACATGATTCCCCAATGAGCACTCAGGAAACTGGATTCATAGTAAAGCTGTTGAGGTGGTTACTGGAAGATGAATCCATACCTAAAGTAGCACATAACGGTAAATTCGATATTGAGTGGCTAAGAGATTGGTTAGGAATTGATGTAAAGAACTTCTCATTTGACACCCTGTTGGGTCACTACTTAGCTGTATCAGAAGAGCAAGGTACTCAAGGATTGAAGAGTCAGGCTTGGGAGTTTACTGATATGGGTGGGTATGACAATGAATTGGATGAGTACAGGGGTAAGCTATCTGATGGAGAAGGAGTAAATTCCAGATACAACTATGATAGAATACCTTGGGATATATTGAAGACATACGCTGCTGCTGATGTAGACTGCTGCTTGAGATTGTATGAAATATATAAGCCTATGATTGAAGAGAATGACAAGTGGAGTATTGTTATGAATGATATAATGATGCCAGTAAGTTATGCTCTGAGAGATATAGAGTCCAATGGAATGAAGATGGATGTTGATATTTCCAAAAAGTATAAGAACAGCTATGCTGAGGAAATAACCAGAATAACAGATAGGCTAGAAAGCTATCCAGAGGTATTGGACATTGAACGTGAAAAGCGTCAGCTGTTTCAGGAGAGAGAACTGATAAAGTCAATACCTAAGAAGGACAGAACAGATGAAGAGCAAAAGAAATTCACGGAGTACAAAAAGTATGAGAATTTCAAGTTTAACTGGAATAGTGTTAATCAGCTGCGTGAATTGCTGTATGATAAGCTAGGGCTGGTGACGTCAGTACTCACAAATAAAGGTGAATTAAGTACCAGTGAGGAAGCAATGAATGAGATAAGAGAGCAGCATGAGATACCAGACCTGCTCTTAGAACTCAGGAAAATTAGCACTCTGAATAATATGTTCATACAAAAGCTGCCTGAAATGGTGGATTCTCAAGGGATAATACATCCTAGTTTTAATTTGTCTGGAACGGTTACAGGACGTTTGAGTAGCGAGAACCCTAGAATTGCGTGATGTTGGGGTTGTAAAATAGGGTGAACCCAAGTACTGGGGTGTGCACTACACGTTTAGTAACTACAGGAAATGGTAGCTAAGTAGTGTGCTAACAGGGAACTCTGAAATGAAAATCCTGTGCCAAGCTAGTGAAAGCCATAAAAGTAGCTAGAAGGTCAAACGACTAACAGGTGAGCAGGCAAGCAATACTCCTGACACGAGTGCCCTATAAGGTTGAGTATATATAGGTAGATGCTGGAATATAATTTTGGTAACTGTTGGATATTACCCTTTGAGGTGATATTTATGAGATACACAAGACTAGAGTTTATTCCAGGTTATGAAGGTTTGTATTCTATAACAGATACAGGAGAGGTATATAGCTGGAAATCTAATAGGTTTATTAAACACTACGTAAGACCTACTAGGGAAAACCATGATAAGAAACATAATTATAGGTGGATAAAACTAAGTGGAACTTCTTATCCAGTTCATAGGTTAGTGGCTATGACTTATATACCTAATCCTGAAAACAAGCCTGAAGTGAATCACAAAAATTTTATAAGAGACGATAACAGGGTAGAAAATCTGGAATGGGTCACCAAAAAAGAGAATGAAGAACATAAAAGAATGAACAATCCAGAGTTTTATGCTAAGCAATTAAGAGAAGCACAAAAGGTAGCTTGGAAAGTGTGTAGCAAAAAAGTTACTATAATAGAAAAGGATGGGACTACACATAACTTTGAGATGCAAAAACAAGCTGTAGCTTGGCTAGGAATAACACTTAGAGTATTTGAGGCTTGGCTTAGCAATCCTGTTAGAATACCAAAAGGGTATAAAATTATCAAGGAAAATCATACTTATAAAAACCCGTACTCAACTGAATGATATAGTCTGACCTTACAAGAATAGAAATTGTAAGAATTTTAGGATAAAGAGCCTAAAAGATAACATAAGTGAACGCACAACAATTCCCAAGAAAATCAGAGAATCCGTTATCTTTTCAATACCACAATGAACCTAAAGCACTATTTGGTTCTAGGTTTGGGAGTAATGGGTGTGTAATGAATGCTGACTATTCTGCTCTGGAAATGAGAATTGCTTGTATTATAAGTGGTGATGAAGCACTTACTAAAGCGTTGTTATCTGGTAAAGACCTTCATAAATCAACTGCTTCATTAGTATGGGGAGTACCAGTTGATGAAGTACCCAAGGATATGAGAACACGTGCAAAGTCTGTGAATTTTGGCATCATCTATGGAAAATCTGGCGTAACATTCGCTAAAGACCTTTATTATGACCCTTCAGGTGAAAATCCTAAGAAAACTGATGATTGGGATAAAGCCAAGGAGGAAGGACTAAAGCTGGTAAATGACTACCTGAATACCTTTAGTGGACTGAAGCGTTGGTTGGAAAGAACCAAAAAATTTGCTTATAAGTATGGGTACGTTGAGACTATGTTTGGTAGACGCAGAAGGCTTCCAGATTTACATTCTAAAGTGCCTACACTGAAGAGCAATGCTGAGAGACAAGCAATCAATGCTCCTATACAGGGTACAGGTTCAGATTTGACAATGCTTTCTATAATCAATATCAATCGTTGGCTAAAGGAAAACAACAAAAAGTCAATGATTATAGCTACAGTACACGATAGTATTGTATTTGATGTGTATATACCAGAACTTCCTGAGCTGTCTAAGAAGGTTAAGGAAATAATGGAGAGCGTTCATGAGCCTTATATTGATACTGTCGTACCCATTATTTCAGATTTAGAGTTGGGAGTTAACTATGGAGCCACTTTTGAAGTTACTTTGGATGAGTGTATGAATATACATAATTCTCAAGAGTTTAAGGAGTGGAACCATGAAAAGTGCTTATCTAAATACAGGAAGGAAATCAAGGAATTACATGGAAAGGGATGGGAATACAAAGAAGTGATTGATTTCCTGTCTAAGCACAACAGACCCATCAAGGAATTGTTTAATGATATTGTGGAGGAATACTCTCAAGAATCAAGTTAGGAGGAATTGGATGCATGAAAAGTATAAGATGTACAACCATACCACTGGTGCTGTTATTTATACAACAGAGCAGTTCATACAGCAGTGGGTAAATTTGGGATTTGAGGTTATACCTAATAACCTAGTGATTTTTCCTATTAGGAAGATAGCATAAGGAGGAACAAGTATGAAAACTACAGATAAGTTAACTATGGATGAACGATTCTCAGTGCTTAACATTGAAGTCAAGACTCAATCTTCTACTCATCAGGTAAATTTGGGGGATGACCTATTGATTGAGCCAGAGCATCTAAATGATGCTTTTATTGAGCAGCCAGCTAAATTTGCATACTGGGCAACGGTAGCACTTCAGGCTAAGTCTTTGGTAGATAAGAAAAAGCTGGAAGTAGACAAACAGGAGGACTACCTGAAGAAAAACCTTATTGGTGAATTAGACAGAGAAGTCAGGAAGGAAATGGAACTCAATGGTGAGAAAATCACTGAAGCTAAAGTTACCAATGGTATATATACTCATGAAAGGTATCAAGAGGAACAGGCTAAATACTACCAATTAAAGGAAGAACTACTGGAACTCCAAAATAAATTTGCTGTTCTGGATATGGCTAAAGAGTCTATGAATCAGCGTAAAGATATGTTGATATCACTGGGTGCTCAGCTTAGAATGGAAGGAAACAACGCAGACCTTACAATTAAGGCAGAGGCAGCAAAGAAGGTGATTGGTGCTAACAAGAGAACAGCAATTAAAAGCAAGTAATCATGAGATTTCTAGGGTAAACCTTTATTCATTGTAGGTTGTTTATTTTTGATAAAAATAGGAGGAACACAATATGGGAAAACTTAACATGAAAGCTATGAATGCAGCTCAGGCTAGAGAGGCAGAACGTGGTAGAGGTAATGCGCAATATGATAAGCTGGTTCAAGGTAAGAATGTACGCAGACTGCTGTGGCCAAAGGGTGATAAGGAGTCATTCTACAGTGAGGGGTATGTACATTTTGGCTTAGGTGAAGATGGTAAGACAATGGTCACCTGCCCTAAGACATTTGATAGCCATAATCGTTGCCCTGTGTGCGAATATGTAGAGCAGCTTCAGAAGTCTAAGGACAAAGATGACAAGAAGATGGCTAACGACATCAAGGCAAGACGTAGAATTTATGTTAATGTGATTAACAGAGATTCTGATGATGAGGAAGATACACCTAAAGTGCTTCCTATTGGTGTTACAATCCTGAAAGGGCTGTTGGACATCATTTGTGACCCAGACTATGGTGACATCACTGATTACAACGAAGGCAGAGACATTACTATCAAGCGTACAGGTCAAGGACTCAAGACTGAGTACTCTGTAATTGCTAAGCCTAATGCTAGTGTTGCTTCTGAGTCAATGTCTGAGGAAGAACTGGAAGAAAAGATGCCTGATTTGGATTCTATGTTCCATGAAAAGACCTATGAGGAACTTGAAGACATTCTTAATGGCGGTGATGGTTCTACTGAAGAGGATGACGATGAGGAAGAATCCGATGAGGATGAAGAACTGGAATATGATGACATGGAACTGTCTGAGTTGAAGGCACTCTGTAAAGAACGTGGTATTTCACTGCCTGCTAAGGTGTCTAAAATCAAGCTCATTACTCTTCTCACGAAGTATGATGAAGAAGCTGAAAGTGAGGCTGAATCTGAAGAGGATGACGATGAGGAAGAATCCGATGATGCCGATGAAGTAAAGGATGCCATTGCTAAGGCTATTGCTAAAAGACGTAAGAAGTAAGCCTAGTATAGATTACACATAAATTATAGGGTGAGGTGTATTCCTCACCCTAATTTGTAGGAGGGATAGCAAATATGGCTAAAAATGTGAAGCGTAAGCCAGTAATAACTCCAGAGGAAACAGATGAAGATGTGCAGTTTCTTCAGGAATTAGCTGATAAAGTCAATAAAACCTTAGAGCGTGATACCATTATGGTAGGTGACAACGTAGGTGACTCTAATGTACCATATTGGATATTGACTGGTATTCCAGCATTGGATTTTGCTATTGGTGGCAAGTGTCATCCAGGCATTCCAGGTGCTAGAATTACAGAGATATTTGGTCCAGAGGCAGTTGGTAAATCTACGCTCACACTGTGGATAATGAAGCAAGCTATAGAGCAGCAGAAGGCTATTGCTTATCATCAGGACGCAGAGAGGGTGCTTACTCCAGAAATCATTAAGGGTACTGGTATTAACATGAATAGAGTTATGCGTGACCAACCAGATACCTTAGAGGAAGCATTTGACGCACAGGAAGCAATGCTAGAGGAATTGCAAGGCAGAAAGAGTGCTGTAGTAACCATACTGGATTCAATTGCTGCTTGCTCTACAATGGCTGAGATTGAAGGGGACATGGGAGACCAACAGGTTGGTAGCCATGCTAGGGTAATGAGTAAGGGGTTGCGTAAGATTAAGTCAGCAATTCTTGAGTCTTATGTCCTTTCACTTTGGGTTAACCAGACTAGAGAGAAGATTGGTGGAACTTCTTGGGGAGATAATACTACTACATTTGGTGGTAAGGCAATGTCCTTCTATGCTTCTGTACGTATAAAGCTGTCTAAGATTAAGACGCTGAAAAAGAACAAGGACAGTGATGCCTATGGTTGTACTATTGAGGCTACTGTTGTAAAAGATAAGGTAGCACCACCACTGCGTAAGGCTCACTATGATATTCTCTTTATTCAAGATAAAGATGGAAGCTATCCAAAGTTGGATATTGAGGGTGCTTTGCTTGATTGGTGTAGAGATAATGATTTAATTGGTGGTAATAAGTCATCTGGTAGATACGAACTCAATGGCAAGAATTTGTATAGAGACCAAGCCAGGCGGATGCTTATGGATGACCCAGAATTGTTTAGAGAAATTTGGGACTTGGCGTATTCATTGGCTACTCCATTGGAATCTGAATAATACAGATAAGCAATAAACTAGAGCAGCCTATACCACATGGGCTGCTCTATTGATAATAGTACTATTTATAGGAGGATAACATGAGAGGGCTACACTTAATTTTTGATGGTAATAATACCAGTTATAGAGCCAATGCCGTTACTGAATTGTACACTAAGCAGGGTGAACGTACTTCAGCTATCATAGGCACTTTGAATATAACTCATGCAACAATGGAAAACCTCACTAAAGAACTCAAGATGCCTATTAAGGAAGTCATTTATGCTTGGGATATGGGGCATTCTCCACGTAGAACTTCTGTATTTCCAGAGTATAAAGGAAACAGGAAAAAGACCTTCACTCCAGAGGACTCAGAATGGATGGAGGAATTTATACATCAGGCTAATGTATTACATGAAAACCTTCCTATGCTGGGAATTAAATCCTATCGAAAAAAGGGCTGGGAGGGTGACGATATAGTGCTAGGCATAGTGGAAGAAATTGACCGAAAATCCCCAGAAGACATCTCAGTGATTATTTCTACTGATGAGGACTTTCACCAGCTTATTTCGCCATCTACGCACGTTTATTCACCAATTAAGAAAATACTGTTTACTTTAGACAATTATAAGGAACTTACTGGCATAGACCATGAGAACTTTTTGACGTATAAAATACTTAAAGGTGACTCCTCTGATGGTATTCCAGGTATCCCAGGCATTGGAGAAAAGACAGCTAAAACACTTGTTAACACATATGGTTCTCTTGATACCTTGCTAGAAGCAGGAGAAGAACTGAGAAAATCCAAAAGAACAGCAAAGATTTTTACACACGAAGGGCTGTCTATTTTGGATAGAAACAATAAGCTGATAAACCTAAGAGATTATGTTGATTTGTCAGAGATACAAGATGATATATCAGAACTCTTGGAAGATGAGCCTGTGGTTGATGAAAAAGCCACTAAAGCCTTTCTCATGAGATACCAGCTTACATCTATTTTGGTGAAATTCAAAAGTTGGATAGAAGTTTTCTCTGAGGCTGTTGATAATTTTTACGAATAGAATATTATGTAAATACAGGAGATTATTCATGGAAAACATAGACAAATGGCTAAATAAATTAGCCAACAATAAAGTGAGGGCAGATAACTCAGTAGATAAAGACGGTGTAATCATGGTTTGTAATTTTAGGGAAGTACCAGATACTAACACCATGATTTTTATGATAACTATGGTGAAAAATCATACAAAAACAAATACTGCTTTACCTCCACAGTTGTTCAGGAATATGATGAACATAGTGGATAATTCCATAGGCTCAGAGGCATATAACTGCCCTGAAAGTATCAAGGAATCTGGACACTTTGAATCTTGTAACACAATACCTAAAGCTAATGACTGGCAGAAAAAGCTGAACTGCCATAGATTCTTTTTTATACCATACTTACATGTACTGTATATGGAAAATGCTTTATTTAGTGAAAACCACAAAAAACTCTTAAAAAGCTATGGGATTTCTGGTATACAGATAAAATCCTCATATAGCTTTTGTATTTCTTTGTAGGCTTTTGTTTAGTTATGAGGTGATTCAGATGATAGTAGTAAAACGTGATGGAAACAAGGCAGAGTTTAATGGACAGAAGATTGTGGACGCAATTTCTAAGGCAGGATTTGTAGATGATGCAGTCAAGCGTCAAATTGCTGAAGAGATAGCAATGGAAGCAAGTGAATTCGGAGATAGCATTACTGTAGAGCAGATTCAGGATTCAGTAGAGAGGAAATTGATGGCTTCCAACTATAAGAGTGTAGCAAGAGAGTATATTCGCTACAGATATAAGAGAGAAATCATCAGGAAGAATAACCAGCTTCAGCGTAATATACTGGAGATTGTTTCCGCTAAGAATGAGTACGTAAATGGTGAGAACTCTAACAAGAACCCACAGATACTTTCTACTCAGCGTGATTACATGGCTGGTGAAGTATCTAAGGATTTGACTATGAAGATGCTTCTTCCTGACGATATAGTAGAAGCACACAAGAAGGGCATTATTCATTTTCATGATTCAGATTACTTTGCTCAAACCATGCACAACTGCTGCTTGGTTAATCTGGAGGATATGCTTCAGAATGGTACGGTTATCAGCAAGACACTCATTGAGAAGCCACACTCATTCGCTACAGCCTGTAACGTAGCAACCCAGATTATGGCTCAGGTAGCATCTAACCAGTATGGTGGTCAGAGTGTTACTTTGTCTCATTTAGCACCATTCGTAGACGTATCTAGGCAGAAGATTCGTGCTGAGGTCAAGGCAGAGTATGAGAGAATGGTTGCTGATGGTGATATTCCTGCTATGCCCAGTGAGGAAAGCATATTCAAGATTGCTGAAGGCAGACTGAAGACTGAGGTTAAGAGAGGTGTTCAGACCATACAGTATCAGGTTAATACTCTTATGACCACTAATGGGCAAACTCCATTTGTTACGGTATTCATGTATATCAATGAAGTGCCTGATGGAACTATTCGTGATGACTTGGCAATGATTATCGAGGAAGTATTGAAACAGCGTTATCAAGGCACTAAGAACGAAAAAGGTGTGTGGGTAACACCTGCCTTCCCTAAGCTGGTATATGTTACTACAGAAAACAACATCAAGGAAGGCACTAAATATTGGTATCTGACTGAGTTGGCTGCTAAGTGTACTGCTAGAAGGCTTGTACCTGACTATGTTTCTGAAAAGATGCTTATAAGATACAAGTATCCAGATGAAAATTTACAAACTATTAAATACCGTAGAGACCATTGGGGTGATGAGTATATGTATGGTAAAAACCCATTTAAGGAGTTGACTGACGATGAGTGTGAAATCCTTGAAAAGTATGCCAAAGAGTTACGTAAAGAACAGAATTTTATGGTATAGTCCGAGGTATCTGGAATTTTGTTTTTTAATAATGGCTCTGGTAATGGTACTCACCAAAAATAGCTTTTTACTGACACTTACTCTTTTAGTAGATACTGAATTTTGGTTTGACAATAAATGCATTAAAGATGTGTATAAGGTAACAAAAATAAGCTAATTGCAGACAGGAGGTCTAAAGATGAACAAGAAAATTATCAATAAACGTCATAGTTTGTGGTATAATAAGCGCCGTCCCTATAACCTTTTTGTTGACCTCTCAAATTACATTAAAGTTGCCCTTCGTTCTTACATCTTATGGATTGAAAAATATATTAAGGAAGATGAGTTACAAGAAGTATTGAAGAACTTTAATAAAGCTATGGGAAGTCAAGATAAAAATAAACAAGACTTGCTTGATGTTCTAAAAAAGATATACTTTTCTTTTGAAGAAGCATCTCTTAATTTTCCTAATTCCCCTTGGTACATTTGGTGGAAGAACGAGAATTATAATGATTGCTTAATTCCATATAATGCAAAAGAAGCCGAAAAGAACTATAGGTATGATATTAATAGTGGGATTAGACTATATGCTAATCTTATAGAATTTATTTCTAGTACATGGGTGAGCTATAGTTATGTTATAACTGATAAAGCACGTATTTGTCAACTAGAAAGAATTGACAAAAATCTAAATAGAGTATATGCTTTTGATGATGACCAAGTATGGTATATTTATGAAGGTCTCATTGCTTTTAAGAACGCAAAAAGATATAGCGTTCCTTGCGATACGTCAGAAGATGGTTGGGAGAAACATCTTGATGATATGATTTTCACATTTCACGAGATTACTCATTGCCATGAATTTTCTGATAAATATGATGCTAAAGAGTACGAAAAGAAATACAATCGTGGAAAAGAGCTTTTTGGAAAGTGTTTTCTTGATTTGTGGGATTGTAAATAATGAGGTGATTATCTTGAATACTTTGAAAAATGCTGCTCAAGAAATAATGGAAAAACATGGAATATCAGAGAATCAAATTTGTCCCAAGGCTTATCCTCCTATGGGCTGTAGAAGTTTTTTGACTCCTGACTATGTACACTATAAGACATATGGAAGAATGAATCAGGGTGTTGTAACAATCAACCTTCCTGATGTAGCACTCACAGCAGTCCGTGAGGCTAAGTCTAAGAATACTGATGTATATGATGAATTCTGGAGCATCTTTGAAGAAAGATTGGAATTGTGTCACAGAGGACTTCAGCAGCGTCATCAACGTCTTAAAGGTACTATTTCCGATGTGAGCCCAATTCACTGGCAATATGGTGCTTTGGCTAGATTGAAAAAGGGCGAAAAGATTGATAAGCTGCTGTATGGTGGGTATTCAACTATTTCTCTGGGATATGCTGGTCTTTATGAGTGCGTAAAAGCTATCACTGGTAAATCTCATACGGATGATTCAGCTAAACCATTTGCTATGGCTATTATGCGTAAGTTAAATGATAAGTGTGCTGAATGGAGAAAGGCTGAGAATATAGCATACAGTCTGTATGGTACTCCTATTGAGAGCACTACAGGGAAGTTTGCTAGGTGTTTACAGAAGAGGTTTGGTATCATTAAGGACATCACAGACCACGATTACATCACCAATAGCTACCATGTAAATGTTAGAGAAGAAATTGACCCATTTAAGAAGCTCAATTTTGAGGCTGAATTCCAGCAGCTCAGTCCAGGCGGTGCTATTAGCTACATTGAGACTGGTCACCTTGAAGATAACATTCCAGCAGTATTGGAAGTTATAAAGTACATGTATGACCACATTTTGTATGCTGAGTTGAATACTAAATCTGACTACTGCCATGAGTGTGGATATACTGGGGATATTGCTATTTATACTGATGAACATGGTAAGTTAGGTTGGAAGTGCCCCCAGTGTGGAAATACCAATCAGAACAAGATGAATGTAGCAAGACGTACATGCGGTTATATAGGAGCAAATTTCTGGTCTCAAGGAAGAACTGCAGAAATCAAGGATAGATTCGTTCACTTAGGAGGAAATGGCATAACAACTAAGGAGTGAAACTTATGAATATACATGGAATAACTCAGTTTGACACAGCTAATGGGTTAGGAATTGGTACAGTACTTTGGGTAAGCGGTTGCGAGCACCATTGTTTGAATTGTCATAATCCTCAGACTTGGGATAGAAAATCTGGTAGGTACTTTGACCATACTGGTAAGGATTTGGATTTTCTGTTGAAAACTTTAGAGCCAGACTATATATCTCGACTGACCATATCTGGTGGTGACCCACTTCACCCATTCAACAGGTGGACAGTAGGATTTATACTGAATGCTGTAAAGCAGGTTCATCCAGAAGTAAAGACTTGGTTGTATACTGGATATGAGTGGGAGCAAGCCAAGGACATCATAAAGCCTTTTGCGTATGCTTTGGATTATCTGGTAGATGGGAGATTCATTGAATCCTTGAAAGATTTGAACCTTCCATATAGAGGAAGCAGTAACCAACATATAATAGATGTGAAAACTGGAAATATTGTTGATTTTTCCAAGTAAGAGAAAAGCACTATCCTATAAAATGGGTAGTGCTTTTCATATTTAGCTGAGATTTACTATGTGGTTTCTTTACTTATATAAATGTGTTTTATAGGGGGTATCACAATGGTAGATGAAATTAAGGCAGCATTTAATGCATTGGATTCAATCGAGGAAGTATCTTCATTGAATTCAAAGCAGGAAATTTTACAGGAAAATGCAGATAATAAGGTGCTAAAGAACCTACTGTATTTAGCATACAATCCTTATCTTCAGTTTTATATCAAGAAAATCCCTGTTTCTATTGACTCTTGCACTAATAATGAAGTGCTTCCTGTAAGATACCAAGAATTTTTGGATATGCTAGTAGACTTTAGCAAGCGTAGAGTAACTGGTAATGAAGCTATCAATGAATTGTCTGTATTCCTGTCTGGATGTAATCCTGAAGAATACAAGTGGTATACCAGAGTTATCGGTAAGGACTTGTGTATAGGTTTGGCTGATAAGGGTATCAATAAGGCATTCAAAGGACTCATTCCTACGTATGAAGTACTATTAGCTGACAAGATAGCACCTGAAGACCTGGGACTTAATACACCTAAAGCATTGAAGCAGCTGCCAGACAATATAGTCACTCAGTACAAAATAGATGGATATAGACTTAACATACACCACTTGGAGTCTGGTGAGGTTATTATCCGTACTAGGAATGGTAAGTATGTTAAGGGGTACAAAGACCTTGAAAAATCTGCTACTAAGCTACCTAGAGGATTTGTGTATGATGGAGAAATAGTAGCACCTGAGTTGTTTGATTGGATTCAGAGTAATGTGAAGTCTCACTCTAATGAGGTTATAGCCAATAGAGATTTGTTCTCTGAGGTAATGAGTCATGCCTTCTCTAAGGAGGACAACAAGAAGGGAATTTTCAATGTCTTTGATATGATTCCTATTGACGAGTGGGTTGTTAGGAAGTCTACCCAGACCTATGAAGAAAGACTGAATAACCTCAATAAAATGGTAAAGCCATTAGAACTGAAAGACATAATGGTAGTGCCTACTTCCAGAGTGTATCATAAGTCTAATCCAGATGACCTGAAGGAAATAGTAGAACAATTCCATCAGTTTGTAAACATTGGCTGGGAAGGACTTATGGTAAAAGATGCTGACTCCTACTATGAGTGGAAGCGTAGCAAAAGCCTGTTAAAGATGAAACTCATGGACACTATAGATTTAGTAGTTACTGATGTCTATGAGGGTACGGGAAAGTATGAAGGAATGATGGGTGGTGTATACTGCGATTATAAAGGCTATCAGCTGGGTGTTGGCAGTGGTTGGAATGACTCAGACAGAAAGACTTACTGGGACAATAAGAATAACATTGTAGGTAAGACTATAGAGGTAGCATACCAGGCTGAGACTAAGAATAAAAATGGTGGCTTATCACTGAGTTTTCCAGTATTTAAGTCTATCCGTATAGACAAATGATGAGGATAGAACAATGGAAAATGTAGTGAAAAAACGCAAGAGAAGTGTAAAACTAACTAAGGAAAAATCTTTAGAGTTACAGAACAACATAAAAAGTCAAATAACTGAACACATGGGAAAATACGCTATTCTCTTAGAAAAGACTAGCAGAAATGTATTTTCCCATTTCGTACTGATAACACACAGTGGAGGTAAGGAAGCATTTTATGACGAGAATGGCAATTTTAGATGCTATCTTACCAGACCTATTGACCCTATTAGAATAATGACAGGTGAACAGTCTATTGTTTACCTAGACCAGATATAAAGGGGTGAATCCTTTGAGAAAATCCATAACTAAGATTAAGAGACACCCTATAACCACCAAAGTCATCCGAAAACCCATACTAGCATTCAATAGACGCAATGCTGAGATGAATCCTAAATTTCTTGATAAGGAAGTACTGTTAGAGAGATTTTCCCCATTAATACAATCTATGTACAGATACTTCTGTTCCTATGATGGAATGTTTAATCAGCAAATGGATTCTCAGGACTTGTATAGTCAGATTCAGTCAGAATTCATAGAACTTACACATAAGTATGACCCACGTAGGGGTGTAGATTTTACAGGGTATATCAAGTTTCACCTAAGACAAAGAGTATACCACTGGGTGATGAAAACCCAAAAAGTACAAAATACTGAACAAGTGCTTGTTCAATACGATAGTGATGATACTATGGATATGGATGACCTAGTATCATATGAGGACAAGAAAGATACCTATACGGAACACGAATTAGTTAGGGCTGAAGGAATAGCCAGTATACCATGGGATAAAATCCAGGATAAAGAACACATAGAACTCATAAATGAAATTCTTATAAAACGTCATTCTATAGAGGATATAGCAAAGAGCAGGAAAACATCTGTAAGGGCAGTTACTACTCAGTTTGAGGAATTATGTCAGTTGATATATAACATACAGGTTAATGGTGATAAAGTTGATTAAGGATTTGGAAGAAGCAAATAATTTGATAGAGAAATACTGTACGGTATGCGATTCCACTAATGTTTCAGTTAGATTTGCTAAGTATAAATGGTATTATGTAGGCTGCTTAGACTGCTGGAACAAGATGGAGTGCGATGAGGCTAATTTGGAGTACGCCATAGAATTATGGAATGAGATGGTTATAAAATGCAAAAAGCTGAAAAATATGATGTAGTTACTACGTTGGCTGCTAAATATCACTTTTCCAAGGAAGATTATCAGATGCTGAATGATGCTATTGATAACGAAATCAAGGAAGCACTCACCAATCAGCGTAAAGAAATCATAAGTATTCTTGAGGACTTGGCTAAGAAGGAGAAAAAGTGATGAATGCCCCCATAGTATTTAAGTGGGATAAACACAAGAAACTATGGAACCATATGAAGAAAAATTATGACCTAACAAGGAGGGTTGGTCTTGTTCAAGCTAAAGAGATTATTCGCAGTAAGTATCTTGGTGATAATAGGACTATACCTAATAGCTGTTACGCTTGTGAGTACGCATTTCTTTATTCTGAGCACCATTCTGATGCTCACAAGTGTTTCTACTGTCCAGTAAAGGTTGATAAATGTAGTAGAATGGATAGTTGGATGGCTCAACTAACATATGCAATTCAGGAGGATAATAAGCAGGAATATGTAAGGCTGTGTGAGTACATGGAAAACATAGAGGTGAAGGAGGGTGTTCCTTGTGGAGAGTAGATTGAATAGGTGGATGAGAAATAACAGGGAAATAATGACTTGGATAAAAGTCATATTCGTAATAGCGATTTCAATATTGATGTGTGGGTGATATAAATGGAAAGAGAGCAAAAAGACCTACTGATTAAGGTAGATAATGCCATAACATTTTTAGACAGTTTAGTATTTCTACATAAGTCTAAAGAACAGGATGACTTGTCTGAAATGACTAAGATGATAGATGGAGCAGCAGAGGTAGTGAAAGAGTTAAGGCAGTCTTGGCTTATATCTATAGGAGAGCCACAAGAGATAAGTAAAGAAACCATGGAAAAGATAATGACTGCTGTAGCTGGAGAGTAATACATCAGCAAATTGATAACAACAATTTATAGGAGGTAAAACATGGATATAGTGAAAACTGCTATAGCTAAGCTGAGTGAGGGTGATGTCAGAATTGCTCATCATCATGATGTACTGTTGGAGAACTGTGAAAAATTAGTAGAGCATCAGGCAGAGATTATCAGTGTCTACAATCAGAAGGTTGGACGCACCACTTATGATAGAGTACATGGCAAACCAGATAGAGATTAACAAGAGCCTACTTATAATGCTCAAGAATTACCGTAATAGGGACATGAATGGAGTGAGGTAAATGCAGCTATTCAAGGTAGACCATGTAGCCTGTTACATCTGTGGTAAGACAGGTCAGGACTCAGACGTAAAGATGCTGGACTGGCAACCCAAAAATAATGGTGATAGATTTGGTCCATACAGAACTCCACTTTTACAGGTTGCCTTATGTAAGGATTGCAGAAAAGAGTTATCTCAGACTATTTCAGAGGGGCGAGCATAAATGTGTTACGGTATGAACTGCCTATTTGAAGCAACCTCTGGATGTAACATAGGAACTTGTACAGCAGACTTTGACTTAGTAGACAAGTTTATTAAGGATAAAAACCTAACTAATATCACTAAGTGCTTCATAGGTGGTGGAGAGTTAGTCACTTATGAGGCTACTGATGACGACTGTAAGAAGTCCATGAGCTTGTGGAACCAGCTAAAGGAATACGGAAAACACCATTATGGAGGAACAATATCAAAGATATAGCCAACAGGAGGTCTGAGTAATGGCAAAATGCATAGAATGTGAAAACGCATTAATTGGTAGAAGCCATATTGTAAAGCCGATTAGCTCAACGCAGAGAATGGTTTCAGATTGGACTATTGATGCAGGTGTAATCGAAAGACCAGTATTTACAGTGAAATAGATTGCTCAGATTATAGGAGGATTGACGATGAAACTGGAAGAAGCAATTAAGCATTGCGAAGAAGTCGCAGATTCAAAATGTGACGCTTGCGGAGCAGAACATAGACAACTTGCAGAATGGCTAAAAGAACTGAAAGAGCGCAGAAATGGTGGCTCGTACAATTCTAACGCGAGAAAAGATTTCATGGGCATTGTTTATGACGAATTAAGTGATGATGCAGATAATCACAGAGCGAACAGAATCATAGACGCAGCAGATGCGTATGCATACAGTTTCAAGGACACTATGGAGGAACAGTAAATGGATAGACATCCAATTATAACAGAGAATCTAAATGTAGTAATGGTACAGAATGCTACAACATTTACTGACCTTATTCCAGACTACCAGTTTCAATTTCAGAACGTACCTCCATCAGAGGAAGCAGAGAGCATGTTCTCTTCACTGGTAGATTTTATACAGACAAATGAGGAAATGGCAGTAATGAACATAGAAACTAAGGACGAATATGTAAAGGGATTCAAGCGTGCCTTAGCACTAACTAGACTGTGGATGAACAGTTTATACTTGGAAGGAGATAAAACTAATGATAATCTTGGCTCATGATACTATTGTTAACTTTGATGATATATCTACTATTTATGTTTCCTACAAGAAAACTCACTACATGATTATAGCTAGGCTGAAAGACGGAACAGAGTGGACGCTGCTAGACTCAGACTGGATAAGCACAATTGTAGAACCAAATAAGCTGCTGAACGATATAGCCAGTGCTTACAGTAAGAAAATGGAAGTATATAACCTGTCAGCCAGAGAAATATAATCCTGTCTCCTTCTGTTTAATCCCTAAAACTGACGACAATTTGTTCCAGTTTAGATATTACATAAGTAACGTGGGTACAATGGAAGTGGAAGATAATAAAAATAAATTTATCTTCTACTAGTTTATTTACAGTTAAAATAGGGGTATTTGCTTCCAAATTTTCCTTGGTAAAACCTGATTGTAAATTTCCCATTGAACACTTGAATATAAAAATCCCACTGAGGTAATAAGTAAACTGGTATAAAAGTATAGGCAGGGATAAGCATGGCAGAAATAGAAAGAACACCAATACGTAAAAATAACAAGGTGGTACTTCCTAGAGTATCACCCAAACTTATTGAACTATGTAAATGGAAAAAGATAGACCAAGTAAACCAGATGTTGGACGAAGGAGAATCACCAGGTCAGGTACACAAGTGGATAGTAAAACATGGCTTCAAGATAAGCCATCCGCTGATATATGAATACGCTAAAATGCGTAGGAAGTGCCTTGTGGACGGCATATCAATTGACCACATGGTAGGAATAGCAGGAAAACCTCTATTCAATAAGAATGATGTCCTGACTCAGTCTTCACACGATAAACTTAAATCAGAAATTGATGCCCTAGATTTACTGATTCAGGGAGGATATAAAACCCTACAGGAGTGGGCAGACCGACCAATCACACCAGCCGTAATGATGGCTGCTATAAAGCTAAAGAATGACCTGACAGATGGAAATCATGGATTCCTCACTAACTTTGGTATGGAACACCTCAGAGACATTGAGAACACTAAATACAGTCTTATAATTGACCACCTGATTTCTTATATTCCAGAAGATAAACGCAAGGAAGCAGTGTCTAAGATAGCTCAGATTGAGGATTCTTACTACCAGACCACTGAGTACTATGAAGAGTATCTAAGGGCTTCAGGTGAGTACTCAGAGGAAGAAATACAGAAGAAAGTGGAAAAGTGGTTGAAGGAACGCCACACTACAGCTGTGTAATTCTAGGGAGGGCAAAAATAAAATGGAGAACAACAATATGATAGACGATAGAGTACTGGACAATGGAAGGCTCAGAGTGGGAGATATAGTACAACACTTCAAGCGTGAATTCCTCTCACCAGATGAACATGGAACACCCAAGTACTTGTATGTAATTGTAGCTATAGCGTACCACAGTGAAAGTGGTGAGCCTTTGGTAGTTTATAAAGCCTTGTACGGAAACCATAAAATCTGTGCTAGACCTTTGGAAATGTTCATATCAGAGGTAGACCACGACAAGTATCCAGGAGTTAAGCAGCTTCACCGCTTTGAACGGTTGTCTGTAAACTATGGTAAGGAGATATAAGATGAACAAAGTACAAATAACTCTGCCTGGTGTAATAAACCATATGGAGAACAACCTAAAACAGCCTAACGTGATTCCTGCCAATGTAAGAGAACAGTACATTCAGATAAAGGAATGGCTGAAAGAACTTCACCAGCGTAGAGAGGTAGACCGTGCTAACGCACAACTGGCTAAGATACAGGGAAGGGATATGTAATATGAAACACCCTAAAAGACAACCACCAGCACACCGTAAAAGACCGATAGGTAAAAATGAAGGGCAATCAATTTCCCACACTCCTAAAGGAGAAAAGGAATATCAGTCTTACCTAGATGAACTAATAGAAAAACCTACAAAGGAACATAAAGGAAGCAAATAATCACCCTACCATACAGGAGGGTAATCAATTATGAGCACAGAATCAGTAATTCAAGAAATCTTACAGGAAAGACAAAATCAGATTGAACGTGGGTATGATACTCAGTTCAATAGCCAGTGGAACATGGAGCAGCTAACTATGGCAGCTGCCTACTACTCTATTCCTTCTAAGATGAGAGGTAACTACGAAGGACTGTGGCCATGGAATAAGGAAAAGTTTACCCCAGAGATAGGTTGCTCAGGCAGGAGACATGAATTAGTAAAGGCTGCTGCTCTGTTGATAGCTGAACTGGAACGTACAGATAAGAAAATAGCATATGAAATAACAGAAATGCATCCAGACAATAAGGAGGAACGTACAGATGAGAGTATTGGTAAAGACCGTGAATGCGTTGACTGTTTCTGAGTTGAAAAAGGTTAGAGACATAATGAGGAACTCTAAGTCACCTAACCAAGAACTCAAAGCTGTATTCCCAAACAGATACGTAGGAATGGAAAAGACCAATAAGAAGCAAGAGACAGTATGGATGGATAACAGAGTAGGCATCCAGCACTCCTATACTGTAGAAGCATAAGGAGAAAACCATGGATAAAAATACCTATGATAACATACAGAACGAAATAAGTACCCTGCAACATAGGCTGCTGTTTTCTCGATAGTACAGACCTTTATAACTGATGATAAAGACACAGTTATAGCAGGTAAGATTGCTGGCAGTATCATCTGCTGCTTGGAGCAGTATAAGGAAGAACTGAAAAAGCAGTACAATCAGATATAACACCAGCCGCATATATAACCTACATAGGATTGCTGTAAAAAATCCTATGTAGGTTATTTTATTATGTAAGCTGAATTAGTATGACACCCAGGAGGTGATGTAGCATTGAGCTGTATGAGCCATATGAGCCGTATGAGCCGTATGAGCCGTATGAGCCGTATGGGTGGTGAAGTAGACATAAGGAAGGTAAGAGAGCACTATGAGGTTTACATAGGTGGAAATTTTATTTTCTCAGCAGACACCTATTTAGAAGCTCAACATGAGCTAAAGGAATACACAAAGGAGGAGTCCTAAATGATTTGGGTAGCAAGAAAATTCATCGAAGTGTAAAAGCACGGGCAAGGCAAAACAAAATGCCTTGCCTTTGCTATTACTATATTGATGAAAGGAGATTCCAAAATGAAGTATGAAAACATCACTTGTGAAGTAATGATGAGTGCAGTAGAAATGACTAAGCACATGGCTTTTATTATGAAAGGAGCAAATGACGTGAATAAGTATAGCGAGCATCAGCGCATAATTGTATTGGATGGCGAACACAAAGGTAAGTTGGGTAACGTAGTAACCTGCCTCCATTTGGGACTGCCTACCATCTACATCGTAAGAGTAGATGGAGTTGGTAGCATCCAGTTTAGTGATAAGCAGATTCGTCCTGTTAAGGCTAAAGACTTCCAGGTAGGTGATAAGGTAGTAGCTGAACGCCTTGGACATGTAGTTGTAAAAGAAATTTATGAGGATTTTGTAAGAGTACAAGAATCTGACGGCAGGTTCTTTGATGTTCTTCCTACGGCATTGTGCTTTGATGCAGGATACAAGAGGCAGAATACAGAACATAAGGACAAAAATAGTGGATTCCAGCCTAGGATTGTTGTAAGTACTAATAGCGATGGCAAAATGATAGTCTGCCGTCTGGACACTAATCCAGATGATTTTGTACTGGTAGACTACACTGAGGAAACTTTTAAGGAGGACATCATCAAGGCAGTAGACCAGCTGCTTAGCGTATGGCCAACTAATGGTGATACTTTCTACTTTGTAAAGCTGCACGATGGTGATGTGAAAGTAGTAAAGGGAGTTTTCAACCCAGAAGGAAAGATGTCTCAGTCCTGCGTTGCTATGGGTAACATCTATCGTACTGAGGAAGAAGCCAAGGCAGCAGCAATCAGAGTACAAGCAGCAATCTGCGGTGAGTAACAGTTAAGGAAGCAAGGGCAGGTGACGTACTACCTGCCCTTGTATTATATAGGAAGGTAGCATATGGAACTTGAAGGAAAGCTAATGACTGATAACTTAGCTCATTTAGAATCAGGTCATTATACAGCTAGAAATGAAGATGGAAAGCTCATAAGGATAGAGCGTACAAAAGGTAAAGGCTGGATAGTTAAAACACCTACTCATCATGGCTGGTGGGAAGTAGTGTTCTATACTGAAGAAGGAGACCAAGAAGGAGTAACATATGAGAAAGAAACCAAGATAACAGAAAAGGAAGTAGAGGCAGCAGTACATACTATAAAAAGATTCTGCACTCAGCAGACCCAGTGTAAAGGGTGCTATTTTACTAAAAATCTACTTAAAAATTGTTCAGCAAAAGAACTTATGTACAATGAGTAGGAGGTTAAATATGACTGCACTAGCTAAAACAATAAAAACTCACTTAAATCTATCTATCTTACAGGAATTCAGAATTAGTGGTTTACAAGAGCACTTTAGATTCTCTGAAGAAGGACTACAGGTATACTATAAGAACAATGGAATCTATGACTGGTGGTTAGTATCTAAGGAAACATCAGTAGGCAACTTGGGTATTGCGAAAGACTACCAGCTAATAAGCCTAGAAGCACTTTTGATACACCCAGAATGGGTGCTGCCTATAACCTATAAGCCTTCCAATGACCAGATTTACTACTGTTGGGGAGATAACCACCAGCTGTACGAATATCCTTGGAGTGGAAGCATGGAAGATTTAGAGCACTATGCTACTGGTAATTGCTTTTCTTCTAGGGAAGAAGCAGAGGAACAGCTGACTAGCTTAGAGAGCAGGTTGACCAGTATCTATTACACAGAAAAGTACAAGTAGTACTGTACTTATATTATATAGTATAACGACAACTTAAGAGGTTATGCTATATGATAGTAAGAGAATTTATAGAGGAAGATGATTTCATCCAGTATCCTTGGTGGGTGAATCTTATTCCTATAAGGTGACTGAGAGATAAGGCTAAAGACTGGTGCTGGATTTATAGGAGGTGAATAAGGTGTTGCCTATAGGTTCAGTTAGTAGTTATAACATAGAACCAGTAGATGCTATTACTAAGACTTCTGATAGGAAACCACACCAGCAGTACTCCCATAGGAAGCAGGATGAGACTGAATCCTTTCAGCAGATGCTCAATGAAGCCATGAAGGAAAATAGCCTGAAGACAAATAGATACTATACCAAGTTTCTCAAGGATTTTACAAATAAATAGTGAGTAAAATACATCAGCCCTTCTTTTATGTTAGAAGGGTTGATTTGTTATTTATAAGGAGGTAAAACCTATATGGATGCGTTACAACAGAGTTTAGCTGGCATAATTCCCAGTTATTATAACAAGAATACCAATACTTATTCGTATTCCACGAATTATGGTACTATTGAGATTGATGGTACTACTAAGCAGGTGAAAAGCTGCTGCATTGGGTTCAGTGATTACTCTGTACAGCATGCCAATAAGCGTGTTGTTATCCGTATACTGGGAGACGAATTCTCCATACGTACTGGTACTATTTTTAAGGAAAACACTGAAATGGCATCTAAAGGCTATCCATATAAGCTGTCACATTCTGATACTCCTAAAGTAACAGAGGTATTCGATGTACTGTCTAACATCAAGGAAATGACTCAGGGTATAATGGCTGTTTTTATTAAGTTGATTCACCTTATGGAAGTCAACGGAAAAGTGACTGAGAACAGCTACGCAATAAAGGAACTGAGACGTAACATGATGCTGTATTCTAGGCACATTCTCAGGCATCCAGTAGTTACTCGTAAGCCTATTGTTACTAAATCATAGGGAGGGGGCATATAGGTTAGACATCTGTATTACATGAAAGGAGAATAACCATGAAATTTGATGTAAAGTTAGACGTAACCATGAGTGGTACGATTGAGGTTGAGGCTAATAGCCCGCAGGAGGCAATGGTAATAGCCTACAGCAAGCAGTTTGTACCTAGTGATTTGAGAAATTTCTACTGGGTAGGCAATGATGTAGAGGAAGCAGTACCAACTGAAGAATAAGGAGGAAATCATGGAAAAGGTAGTAGACATTAATGATAGCCGTAGAAAGAATGTTGCTCTGTTCCTGACTGCTTCGGACATTGTAGAGAGCAGGACTCAGAAGGAACATCAAGAAGACAAAGAGAAGAAGTATGGACTGCCAGACGGATTCAAATTGATTGGATTCGATGTTGTGAACTAAAGGAAGGTGTAGACATGAGTACAGGAATAAATAGACTGGATTTTGCTTCACTACTAGAGCAGCTGAATAAAGACGGAATACTGACTGCTTACATCAGCACTTACAATGAGAAGGTATATGCTAGGGGTGTATCGTTTAATAGCGAGAATAACACTATTGAAATTGAGTTTTCTAGCAGTAAAGAAGAAGCCACCACTGTACAGAGAATTATGGACACCTGTAATGTCATTAACGGCAACATCCAGGTCAGGCTTCAGGGATTTGATATGGACTGGGATATAGACCAGCTGGAAGATAAGGTGTATTCTTTTTACAGAAGAGGTAAATTCCATCTATAATATGAGGTAGACAGAGTAGGAGACATATATGATATACACCAGCTATTTTGCAAAAATGCGAAAATTCACTAAGGAGCAGCTTGACGCTTGCATTTGTATCGCTAGATACCAGCCACGTGGCGTTAATTTGCTTAATTACATGGACGTAGCACCTAAAGACCAGATTCTATGGAAGTACAAGCGTGATAAAGACCAAGAAGCATATACAAAAGCATATAAGAACCAGCTTTTACGCTTGGATGTGCAGATGAAAATTCTCCCATACACAAAGATGGAATATAAAAAAGTGTTGACTAAATTATTTATCTATGGTAATATATAAGCAGAGATAAGGAAATGAATTAAACCAAATGGAGGTAATTATCATGGAAAGCGAAATGAAAGAAATGTACAACAAGAGCATGGAAGAACTTTGCAAACTTGCAGATGATTATCGTGTAAAACTTGATACGGTGTCGGACGTGTTTGAAGAACTTTCCGATGATGACAAAATCGAAATTATCTTCGATTATCTTGATGAACAGGGAGAAAAACGTCCGTTCTCAATGGACAAATTTGATGATGAAATGAGAGGATTTACGCCTAGTGCTATTGCGATGCGTATCACAGAAGATTTTAATATTCAGGATGAATATTTTTGGTTCAATGGTTATGGGGATGTTGAAAGCGGCGATGCGTATGATGTTATCGACAAATTCGCAGATGATGTTTCAATTGATTGGCTGAAAGAGAATTTCAATCGTTATACCGCTTTCAATGATTTTGCAGATGAACTTGATGATATACACGATGTTTATGATGATATTGTAATCGATATGGAAGAAGAAGGTATTGACGTTTCAGACATCCCTTCCATTGAAGAAGAAGAGTAAAATAGAAAGGAAGATATGAAAGTATTTTCCTTTACTTTGGTGCATTGGTTCATCGTGATGGATTCGTCTGGAAAATGGTACGTACCAGAGTGGGCAGTCATTGCATTACATAAGGAGCAGCTGAAGTATAAGGACGCAGGAGAGTTGTACTGCTATCTTCCAGACGGCAGAAGTGTTCATGTACAGACTGGAGATTACATTGCTAGAAACCGTAAAGGCACAATCTTCCCTATTCCTAAGTATGTAGCAGATAACATGTATATACCACAGATGAAGGAGGAATAGACATGACAGAGCGAGAACTGAATGAAAAGGTAATAGACATTGTAAGCTGTAGTGTATTCGACCCAAATAAGATGAGTCAGAAACTCAGGGAACTGTATCAGGAGGTAGCAGCTGAACTGTCCATGCGTGCCCTGAAGGAGTTTTCAGAGCACTTGGAAAATGACGGCAACAAGGTCATTGATGAGGCAATCCGTACTCTAAAGCATGGATACAAAGAGGAAAACAAAACAAATGGATTTATAGATAGACTCAGGAACTCCATCATTATGTATGTACTGAGCGATAAGACATTTATAGAGCCATTGAAGGCTACCATACTGATTAAATTACACGGAGAACTAGAGAAACTCATAAAGGAGAAGTTGTAATGGATTATAAAGAAGTAAAGATGAACCTGTTCAGTATCAATAAGACTGCTGATACTCCATACTGCCTGGCTCACTGTATATCTGCTGACTTTGCTATGGCTGGTGGGATAGCAGTAGACTTTGTTAACAGGTGGAATATGAGGAATAGACTGAGAGCCCAATATGGAAATCAAGTAGACGGATTTGAGAGGTGTCGTGGGAAGGTGCTTCCAGTAGAGGTTAAGGACTACGGAAAAGACATTGTAGTGTACAACCTACTCACTAAAAAGTATGTATACCAGAAGCCTGAATATGCCAATATTTCAGCAGTCCTAAAGCTCATGCGTGAAGACATGATAAGCAGAGGAATTACCAGAGTAGCAATGCCTAAGATTGGTTGTGGTATAGACTGCCTGTTATGGCGCAATGTAAGTGAGATAGTGAAGTATGTATTCAGCCAGACGGACATTGAGGTACGAGTGTGTTACCTGTAATAACTGAAGTAAATACAGAAATAGATTATGGGAGCAGCCAATTTGCTCCCATATTTCAATATTATAAGTTATTGAGTCATATAACTATACCATTACAGGAGGCATAAAACATGAATACCTTTGAGAAAGTCAATACCAATATTAGTGTACTTGGTAAAGAACTTGTAGAGTGGATAAAGGCTCCAAAAGACACCAAAACTGAACAGGAGTTTGAAATCACCAATAAGCTGTATCATAAGTACATGATAGACCATGATGGTAAACCCAAGAACAAAATCTATCCTGATGTGTGGTACTTCATCAATTACAACAACCAGTTTAATCCTAATGTGTATTTGGCTTATATTGTTCGGGATAAGCTGAAGTCACCTAGGAAGATACCAGAGCATCTTGCTGGTATGACGATTGTTGGGACTAATGAATCATACAAGGGTAGTCTTATATGTGAGTGGGCTTACTACCAGAACGGCAGCAGTGAGAATCCATACTACATTGAGGGTTGCGACATCGCCACTAAGTATCTGGAGAGCAAGTACCCACTGAAGAAGGATGTATTCTACTATGTAGTCAATACTTCCAAAGGAATACGCATTTTCCGTGATGAAAACAAGTCACCAAGGCGTCAATACACCCCAGAGGAAGTAACAGAGCAACCATCTGAGACAACACCTACTCAGCCAGCTGAAGCAGAGAAGGTTGAGCAGGAGAATGCTGTAGATAAGGCTCAGGAACAACCTACAGAAGATACTGCTAACCAGACAGTTGAACAGCCAGAGCAGGAAACTGCTTCAGAATAATAACACCACAGAAGGGAATGAAATTATACTTGTAAATTGAGGGGTGCTATACACTTAGCACTCCTTGTTTATTGTAAGGAGGTAACTGCTATGGTAGAAGTAGAAAAGACACAGGAACAAGTACAGCAGCAGCCTAAAGAGGAAACCTTGAAGAAAGTGTTAGAGGTAGAGCAATTGGACGATGTCATGAAAGATTGGGCAAAGGAAGGTGAGTAACATGCCTTCTCCATTGGTATCTTCAGTATCTTCCCAAATGAAGAAGTATACAAGCTCAACACAAGTAGTAACTCCAGAGGAAATCAAGAAGAATAAGCGTGGTATGCTAGATGTAGTAAATAGTGCTTTAGAACAGTTTAAGTCTAATCTGGAAAGTGGTAAGATAGACTTGGATTCATCTTTAGACTTAGACAGGTTAGTAAAACTCAATCTGCTGCTGTCTGGTGAAGCTAATTCTATAAGTGGTAGCCCAGCCAGTCAGGTTGAGCAGGTAGAGACCACTGAGCTGTCTAACACTTCTAGCATACTAGACGAGAATGACCCAACTGTTAAGGAACTCTGGAAAAAGTTGTATGATGGGTACAACCAGAAGAATGATATTCAAGAATAAGTAAGGAGGAATTACAGTGAAAGGTGTAGACGTAAGCGTATGGAATGATGACGTGGACTGGCAACTGTTGAAAGAGCACGGAATTGAGTTTGCTATTGTTCGCTGTTCCTACGGACTGAACTATGCAGATGAGAATTTTCTCCAGAATGTAAATGGTGCTCATGAAGTGGGCATGCGAGTAGGGGCATATCACTACAGTACTGCTCTTACACCAAGCCAAGCAGCACAAGAAGCAGTAATGGTGAAGAAACTCATTGAGAACGCAGGAGTACTGCTTGAAATGCCAGTGTTTTTTGATATGGAAGATGCTGACGGATACAAAGCAAAGCACTCTTTTGACTTCAGTCGTAGAAACATCACTAACATATGCCGTGCTTGGTTAGACTATATAAAACCATTGAACTCTGGTATATACGCCAGCTACTCTTGGTTGGAAGATTACATTGACTGGAGAGCACTTGGATGTCCTGTATGGAATGCACAGTGGAGTAAGTATGATGACCTCCAGGGGTATCTGTGGCAGTTCACAGATTCACTGGTAATAGGTGGAAAGACTTTTGATGGAAACATCATGTACGATGATAAGCACAAGGCTGGACTGAACCCTTGGGAAGCATAATAACCTGTTCGGAGGATTACAACATGAACTGGAATACCACAACTTCTAGCCAAAGAAAATACACTAAAGAGGGCATACTGCTGCCCTCTTTTGTTATGTAAGGAGTAAAACATGAATAAGATACCATTTAATCAACTCACTACGTGTCTGCTGCCAGATAGTATGATTACATTTACAGAGTTTACCTTAGATAGACACGAGAAAAAGCGGATGACCCTGCAGATAAAAGATGCCATAGTACATGAAATAATACCGAGTAATCAGAAACTTAGCAGAGAAGAACTGGAACTATACTATGGAGAAGGATTGGAAGATATTGATTACCTTCAGCTATCCTCTATGAACTGCCTGAGAATTGTTTTGAGAGTAGGCATAAACGAATTGGAGCAACCTGTATTTAAGGTTATTTCAATTAGTAGGGATTTTTATGATGAAGGGCTTCAGGAGTTAGAGATTATGGGTGCTGAGATTAAGACTGAGCCAAATTACTTCCTTAGTATGGCTCAATTTGCCACGGAGCCAGTCACCGTAACCCAGCTTGAACAACCTATCAGAGTACCGATTATCACTCACTAAGAAGGGAGAAAAACATGGAAAAGCGAGTATACATCTTTCATCACACAGACCTAGACGGCATTGGAGTAAAAATTTTGGGTATTCTCTATGCTCAACAGCAGGGATTGCCTTATAAGAGCATTAGCTGTGGGTACAGCACAGTTAACGGTAACGTGATGAATATGATAAATGAAGCTAAAGACGTGGCTGAGGTTATCATTGGGGACATATCAGTAGATGAAGAAACTGCTGCTAAGCTGAATAAGTGGATGCGTAAGACAGGAGTACCTGTTAGACTGAGAGACCATCATGAGACTGCTCATGCTCTTAACAGGTATGCTTGGGCAATCGTACACGAGTGCGATGAATACAAGGTTGATAGGTGTGGTACTTGGATGCTTTCTCAGGATGAGGACTTCCAAGAGATTACTGCTAGGAATAAGGTACTGATTGAGGCAATTGATGCTTGGGATACTTGGAAGTGGAAACGTGCAAATAATTTACATGCTAAGAATCTCAATGCTCTGCTGTCTATTATAGGAGAGGCAGATTTCACGGAATACTGCATTAGCCTAGACGGAAAACTGAAAGAACCATCAGACCTGTTCGATACAGAGAAGTCTGCTATGATTAAGGCTTTTAGGCTGTTCATAAAGAAGCAGCTGGACAGCTATGACAAGTATATGTACACCATGAACTTGTGGGTACTGAATAGGAGTCATAGCAAGAAGCAGATAAAACTAAAGACTGGTGTAATTTTCTGTAATGCTAATCTGTCTGAGATTGGTGATGGCATGTTAGATAGGCATCCAGAGTTAGACCTGCTCATGATGATTTCCTTCCCAGGCAGCATCAGCTGGAGAACACAAAAGCAGTTAGACATTCCTCTAGGGAAAATTGCTAAGATGGCTACTGGTAATGGCGGAGGTCACCCCATGGCAGCAGGCAGTACTGTGAGTTTTAATCAGTTTAAGGACAGCCTAATCAGGTTTATGGATAAGAACTTTGCTGCTAAAATGGATTATTCTGACCTGTTAAGTCCATACGAAATCAAAAAACTGAAGGAATCTAAAGAGTAATTTGTATGAATCCATGACAAAATACAATGAGGTGAGCTCAATTGAAGCTGAAAAGCAATCAAAAGAACATGAGCTATACCAAAAACTGTTGTAAAACATGTAGGCATATCATTCTACGTAAGGGTAAGGTGTCTTTCTGCATGGAGAGAGGCATCTATCTCAACCCAAAGAGTACTTGTGGGGAATACAATAACGTAAATGATGTGCCTACTGTTACATAAAGGAGAAAGAACCATGATTATAACAATTACTGGACCAAGCGGTAGTGGTAAAACAACACTAGTTAGGCAGTTGAAGATGAGAATGAACACTTCACCAGGATTCAGGATTGACGATATAGTCAGTACTACTACTAGACCTAAAAGAAGACAGGAAATTGATGGAATGGACTACTACTTTAGGGATGAAAAATACGTAGAAACCCATGATTTCATAGAGTTAGTGAAGTTTAATGGGTATTATTACGGCATAGAAAAGAAGGAAGTACTCAGTAAAATGTCTAAGAATGACAGAGTACTGGCTGTAGTAGACCAGCACGGCATGAAGGCACTCAAAGCAGCAGGATTAAGAACAGTATCAAGCGTATATTTATCTGTACCTCCAGAGACAGCTTTAATAAGGCTTATACGTAGGGATGGAGCAGACAGTGCTGTGGCTAGATATATGTATGATAAGTCTCATGGGTTGTATAATTCAGAGGGATATGACCACATTGTTGCTAATAACCATATGGAGAGGGCATTAGCAGAAATGGCACGTATAATACTATGATGAAAAATACTACAATAAACATGAATTCCTCTTTATTTATTGGGATAAGGAGGGATTAACTATGTGTGGAATCATTGGATTTATTAGTGATAAAGTAACAGAAAATCAGATGCACTGCCTAAAAACTGTAATGATTGAGAGCCGTATTCGTGGTATGCATGCCTCTGGAGTTGTGTATTACATAAACAATAAAAAGAAAAGCATGGTGATTCCAGAGCCCATAGATGTATTAGTGAAAAAGCTAGACTGGACATCCATGATAGGTTGTAAAGTGTCACTGATAGCTCATGCTAGATATAGCACCAGCGACATTAAGTACAATCAACCTATTATAGACAAAGATACTGGCATTGCCATAGTACATAACGGAGTGGTGTCTCAGTCACCACCAGAGCAGTGGGAGCAGCAATTTGGGTATAAGACTCAGACTAAGAATGACAGTGAACTGTTGTTGAGGTGTATAATAGATGGCAAAGACCCATTAAAGGTATTTCCTGAATCTAGCATTGCTGCCTTGGTGCTGAATAAAGACCATTCCATAAGAGTTATCCGAAATGGATTGAGACCTCTGTGGACTGGAGAGGTAGAAGGTGCTAGAGTGTACGCCAGTACATTCGACATTCTCAGTAGAGCGAATATAGAGCCTCACAAGGTAGATTGCTCAGGAGTAGAGAAGCAGGTGTATTCTAACCACAATATAAGGACTCCAATTTTGATTTGAGGTGAAAACACATGGAAACAACAAGGGACAGGGTTTCACTGTTCATTGATTTTTGTAGAAATAGCATCTATGCTCACGATGTAGACCCAGCAATCAACTACATGAACTATATAATCAGACGAATGGAATTGAATGAAGAGCAGGTCATATGGTTGTGCTTTCTATATGGTATAACGTATCAGCTGCCTACTGCTTGGGTTATTTGGAACGAAATGCCAGACCTAGAACTGGTAAATAAGGAAAGACTAACGAAGTGGTTAACACCTGAAGTGCTCCATAGACTTCCATTCCAACAGGACAAAATAAAGTGTAGACCTAAGATGGCTGAGACGATACTCTCATATCAGTCCATAGTGGGTAAGTCTCAGGCAGAATACTTTGATAATCTGTTAGACAGTGATGACCCTCATGAGAATTTCTGGAGAATGTGGTCACCATTGAAGTCTATATACTGCTTTGGTAGGTTTTCCACATGGAATTTTTGTCAGGCTTTGAAGCATGTAGCAGGATATAATGTAGAGCCTACCATACTTATGATTGGTGAACCAGATAGTGTTTCCTTTACTGATGGGTTGGCTTATGCTTTCAATCAGGATGACAAGCTAACTAAGAAGGAAACCATAGGCAAGAAGAAGGTAAAGGTGTACTACAAGTGGAGTGACCAAGAGAAAGATGACATGGAGCGTTCAGCACTCATACTGAAGAAGTCACTGAACCTAGATAACTTCCAGTTGGAGACATTGGCGTGTGCTTTCAAGAAGATATGGAGAACAGCAGACAGCAGGTACGTAGGATACTATAATGATAGAGCAGCAGACGACATCAAGAAAACTGCTTCTATGGGATGGAACGGAATAGACTGGAAACTGCTCTGGGATGCTAGACAAGCTACAATTCCACAGGAGTATATTCATGATAACAAGGGAGTCAATACCATGAACTTCAAGCTGGAACCATATCAGAAGGTATACACATAAGAGGTGTTATAAATGAGCATTGAGCGTGTGCCCATAATCACTAGAATTAACACATCTGAAATAGAGGAACAGATGTGTAATAAATTCGCTGACCTATGGGCATTAAAATACAAGACAATTAAGGGCAAGCCTACTACATTTATTAGTAGTAATCCATTCAAGCATAGACCGTGGCAGTCAGCTATACTTAGGGATACTCACCCAAATAAAGTCATAGAGAAGTCAAGGCAGCTTGGTATGTCTGAAGTAGGACTATCAGAGGTTTTACACTTCCTTACTACTAAGGAAAATGTAAAGGCTATGTACATATTTCCTAGGAATCAACAGATGGTAGACTTTTCCAAGTCCAGAATAAAGCCAGTGTTACAAACTCCATACTTTTTGGACAAAGTAGATAAAACTATGGACAGTGTCACTACCAAAAAGATATTGGATAATTGGTTATTCATGCGTTCTGGCTGGGAAGGTGCTACTGGTGAGGGTGTTGATACTGATTTCTTAGCTATAGATGAGTATGACCGCATGAAGGATGGAGTGGAATTATCCTTCCAAGAAGGATTATCAGCCAGCAAGTACGGATACATGCGTAGGTGGAGTACTCCTTCCATTCCAGGTAGAGGTGTAAACGGTGCTATAAGTAAGTCTGACCAGATGAAGTATATTTGGACTTGTGAACACTGTGGTACTAAACAATTCCTTACGTTTGATGATAATCTCATTCAGGTCAATCCTAATGGTGTAAACTCTGCTACTCAGGAGATAGCTGATGGCACTTTCATTATAGGATGTAAGAAGTGTAAAAAACCTATCAATAGAATGGGAATAGGAGAATGGGTGCCAATGTACCCATCTATTCATGAGGTTAGAGGGTATCATATCAGCCAGCTTGATGCTGCTTGGATAAGTGCTGATAACATCATGAGACGTAGATTCAGCTACTCATCGAAGCAGTTGTTCTACAATTACGTTATAGGAGAGCCATTTGCTTCAGAAGGAATCAAGATAACAGAAGCTGATATCAAGGCATCCATCCGCTTGGGACGTGAGCAAGTGGCTAGGACTTCAGCATATGCTGCCATAGTAGCAGGTATAGACTGGGGTGACGTCAGCTACATGTGTATCCTAGGAGTAAAGAGCAACGGCGTAGTAGACTTGCTCAATCTTCATAGCGTACATGATGACAGTAAAGTACCTCTGAAAGCAGTTGCATACTTCTGTGCCATTCTTAGGTCATACCAACCTAACATAGTGGTAGCAGATGCTGGGTACGGTGCTGATAAAAATAGCTATGGGTATACACAATTCCCTGCTGCTTGGTATTCCTGCTACTGGACTACAAATAAAGACGCACACAGCAAAACCAGATTCATTGACCAATGGAATGAATCTTCCAGAGAGGTAACTGTAGATAAGACCTTATCTATACAGAGAGTGCTTCACTCTATAAAGGGGCATCTTATAGGGCTGTTCCCGTGGTGTGAGAAGATTGCTATGTTTACTCAGCACCTCAAAAATACGGTTATCATGGATGAAGAAAGTGATGGACTAGTATATAGCAGGGCAACTAGAGTTGGTCCAGACCACTACTGCTGTGCTTTAGCATATGGACTTATAGGTGTAAACAAGCTGACTAATTACAATATTAATGTCAATAACTCCACATCTGTAGAGTTTATCTAACGTAGGAGAGATAAAATGCTGTATGGAGACCAGATTTATTTTTCTTTATTCACAATAGACTTGTTCATTCTCATTGTTTCCCTGTGGATAATCAATAGGATTGAATCCAAAATATGGACTAACGACATACAGCTGCAGCACCTGCTAGAGTTAGTAGGAATTCTGAAGCTCATAATGTACAGTTCACTGATAGTTACTATACTCATTATCCTTGTGAAATGTTTTCTAAAAATTTTTTACAAAATATGATTTGCCCACTTTATTTTTGTTATGAAATAAGTTATAATTAGGTTGAGGGGAAACCTCACACAAAAATCCTCATAGTTGAAAAAGGAGAGAGGACAATGGCAATCTTAACAAAACATCAAATCAGCGAACTTAATGACAGAATGTTGGGTCTTGGTGCTCCTGTACAGTTTGACGGCATCGGCTACAACAAGGTTGACTTCTCCAAGATGGAGAATCTTGGTGGGAATTACCACCTCACTGACCGCCAAGCATGGTTCGTCTGCTTGACTCTGCGTAAGTACAAGAAAACTCAGCTGACCCAGTGGGCAGACGATATTGAGGAAAGCATTACTGCTTACGAAGGTGCTAAGACTGTTAAGGTCAACCCAGTAGAGGTAGTAGGTGTAAGTGATACTCAGGTTAGCTTGACTTGGGCATTTGACCGTAAGGTGAGTGACCAGCTGAAAGGTAAGCTGGACAACACTCAGTACAAATGGACTAAGCCTAATGGGACTTGGGTACTGAACGTGAACTGGGGATATGCTGAGACCATCAATCAGTCTTTTGTATCCTTGGGGCTGGATACCACTGCTCTGGTAAAGGCTATCCAGCAGTACAACAGCCAGCCTCACCCTGTTAAGGTACAGAGCAAGCCCCATACTGCTCACCAGATTGTTTTGGAAGTTAGCAGACTTCCTAAATCAGTGGACACCATTCAGATTAAGAGTGATTACGACAAAGCATTGGTATCTGCTTTCAAGTCTATTCCTAACATGTTCTGGGATAACAAGAAGAAGGTGTGGAACTGCTACATTGAAAATGCTGCTAAGTTGTATGATGCACTGCCTGATGGAGTAGTTGCTGACCAGTTGAAGCCTTGGGCAGACCTCACTAGGAACTGGAACAAGAAATACAACCTCTTAGACCTCAGCAAGCTCAACCTGAAATTCCAGCCATACTCCTTCCAGCCTGAAGATGCTCAGAGACTGATGAACCTCCAGACTGGTCTGAACGGAAATGAAGTAGGTTGCGGAAAGACTTTTGAGCAGGTTATCATTGGTGAATCCATTCCTATGAAGAAACTGGTTATCTGCCCACCCACTCTTAGAGTAAACTGGGAAAGAGAAATCCACATGGTGAACGCAGATGCTGAAGTACATATTCAGTATTCCAATAAGCCTTACAAGTCCGTTGATGGCTGGAATATCATTGGTTATCATAGCCTTGATAAATTTCAGAAGCAACTGGAGAAAGAGCAGTATCAGGTTATCATGATTGATGAGGCTCACTTCATCCAGGCAGTTAACAATTATGGTAATCCTGACAGCAAGAGAGCACTCGCAGTCCTGCGGTTGGCTGCTACTAGCCAGTATGTATTTCCTATTACTGGTACTCCTAAGACCAACAGAAACATCAATCTGTACAATATTCTCCGTGTTATCCGTCATCCACTTACCCGTGGGAACTGGGCATTTCAGAATTATGGTAAACACTTCTGCGATGGACAGAAAACTCAGTGGGGTTGGGACTACACTGGTAACAGCAATGACTCCGAACTCAATGAGCAGCTGAAGCCTGTTATGGTTAGACATCTGAAGAAGGATGTATTGCCTCACCTGAAGAAACAGCGTCAGGCTATCCCTGTAAGCGTAAACCTGTCTGAATACCACTATCTCATCAGTGAGTATCTCAGGACTAGGAAGAACAAGAACAGTGAGTCCTTGGTACAGCTCAACAGAGCAAAGCAGGTTGTAGCTATTCAGAAGGCTCAGGAGTCCATAGCATTCGCTCAGGACATCATTTCTCAGGGTAAGAAGGTTGTTATTGTAACAGCATTCACTGAGGTAGTTGCTCAGGTTGAGAAGGCAATCAAGGGTTGCCTGAAGATTGTTGGAGGTATGAGCGATAAGGCTAAAAATGCAGCCATCGATGAATTCCAACATGGTACGGCTCAGGCTATTGTAATCAATATTGTAGCTGGTGGTACTGGTGTAACTTTGACTGCTGCTAGCACAATGATTGTAAACGATATACCCTGGACAACGGGAGAGTTAGAACAAGCAGAAGGACGCATCTGGCGTGGTGGTCAGAAGGAAACTGCTATGATTTACTACATTATGGCAGCTGGCTGTGAAATGGATGAAAAGTTGATTGACACTATTGTTTACAAGTCTCAGACTATTAATGCAGCTGTGGACGGTGGTGTTGGTGAAGAGTTAGACCTCAGAGCAATTCTGGAGGCAGAACTATGATAAACTAAGGACTGAGCAATGAGCCTCAGTCCTTTTCTTTTGGAAAACAGAGTAAGTTTACACATAAACTGATATGTACTTTTGTTAATTTAAGGAGGTAGGTAAGCAATACCATACTAAGCATATATTATTACAGAGACATGTATCCAAATTCATTCATAATAGGAGGGTAATAATTATGATAACACAGTTTGTAAACAAGGGTACAGACTTAGAGGTGCTGAATAAGTCCTATGAATCTATGCCTCTGGAACAAGAAGAACTTGCTAAGGCACTAAAGAAAGATGGTCTTGTACTGGTTGATGTACAGGTAAATGGTAAGCATGGTACGTACACTCGTAAGCAGTGGAAGAAAGCTAGTGATGTAAAGAAGAATGAAGGAAAATCCTCTAAGGGTGCTCCAGATGCTGATAAGCAGAAGGCTATTCCACAGGTTATTAAGGGTAAGCACATGAGTGACCTGAAGGATAATCTGAGGGAACATGGTCTTGTTTTGGACGGTGCATATGGCAGAAAGATACGTGATGACGAAGAAGTTATTATGTATGATAAAGATAAGAATACTTACACTGCTAAAGCTAATGTATACTCAGATGGTGGTGTAGAACTGCGTAAAATTACCAAAGAAAAGAAGGAAAAAACAGCAACTGATAATGGTAATGGCAAGCAACAGGATAGCGGCAGCCCATATCCAGACTACGTGAACAAGACTAATGTTGGAGTACCTAAAGCACATAGTTCCTCCTATTTCTCTGAGAAGAAGGCAATTGAGTTTGCTAAGCAATTGCATGATAATGGTGCTACTAATATTGAGATTAGTAGTGCTGAAGATGCATTCAATCAGACTCAGTACCGTGTTGCTTGGGATAAGGAAGAAAAGAAACAGAGTGACACAAAGGCAGGTAATAAGCCTACCAAGAAAGCAGCTGCTACTTCAAAAGTTAAACAGGATTCTTCATCTAATGTAAGTGTTCCTAAGACCAAAGCAGACATTCAAAGCATGCTTGCTTCTGGTAAATCCAGAAATGATATTATTGAGCTGGCTAAGAAGTCAGGCATCAGCTGGAAGGAAAATGGCCACGAAGGCATCAACTGGATGAGGTGCTGCATGGCTTTGACTAAGGCATCTAAATAAAGAGAAGGAGTGAGTAATAATGGAACTGCATCCATTCACCAGAGCAGCAGCCTTGGCTGTTCTTATAGGAAACGATTTTTGGTACATGCATCTGTATGCTAAGGATGAAGACTTTGATAAATCACATCAGCTTACTGGTAATTACTATGACAGGTTAGGCTGGGAAAGTGATGAACTTATGGAACTGTCCATAGAGGTCGGTGCTGAAGTATTCAATCCCTCTGAGGTAGGTAAGTGGTTGCCTGAGTACACTCCAGAGAGTGATAAGGCTTACAGCTATGGAACAATTGTAACCAAAGCACAGGAAAAGCTCAGATTGTACCTTACAGCACTCAAAGCAATGAGAGATTCTACCAGCCGTACAGATATACAGTCTAGGCTGGATGAGTGCCTGCGTTACTGGGAGAAGGAACTCAACTACAAGTTGGCAGCCAGAGCAGGTCAGGCTGGTGTACCTTCTATGCTAGTTGGCTTTGTTAACTCAGGTTTGGATAACGAACTTGCGTACAAATTTGCTGAATAACCAGATATTATCATACAGAAGTACACCAGACTCAATCATATAATTGGAGGTAAGAGAAATGTTTAAGATAAAGCGTTGGAATAACAAGTACGGAAACGCAGCTAAGTTTGTTGTTTTCGATGAGAAAGCTGACAAGTATGCTGAGTTTTCACCATCCAATCCCAAGGATATTGCTTGGGTGTCCAGTGATATCACTAAGAATCCAGAGTACAAGTCCTGGGATGACTGGAAGGACGAACCAGTAGATAATCTTGGTGATATCATCATGTAAAGGACTGATAGGTAATGCATTTTATAAACAACCAATCAGACATCAATACTATCAATTTCCTGTCTAAGTCTATACCAATGGAAACCATGGAAAAGGCACTAGATAGAACTGGTCTTGTACAGAAAGAGGTACAGTACAAGACCAGTACAGGAAAGATAGCTACTAGGAAGCAGTGGGTAAGAGAAGGAGAGGAACAGACTGCTGTTAAACCTCCTAAAAAGCAACCTAGACCGCAAGTTGAGGCTACTGACCACAACATAACGGAAAAGACTGCTCACCTGAAACCTCTTCAGGAAGGAGAAAAGCTGCCTGATTACTTTACTGGAGAGCATGCAGTACCTCCTAACTGGAGGAAGGTTATGTACAGTCCAGACCCAAATGCTAATCTGTTAGCTATAGGTAAGGATGGACAGAACAGAACTGTATACTTGTACCATAAGGACTTTGTAGCTAGCAAGTCCAACGAGAAGTTTAGCAGAGTCAGAAACTTGATGAAAAACCGTGACAATATCCTTAATTCAATTAAGGAGTTGAAAGAATCCAACCCAGAGGTGTCTGACTGCCTTAATCTTATATTCCATATGGGTACTAGACCTGGCAGCACAGCAGACACCAAGTCAGTGAAGGAAGCACGTGGGGCTACAACACTGAAGGGTGAGAACGTGGTTGTGGAAGGTGACAATGTATACCTAGATTTCACAGGAAAGAAGGGTGTAGCACAGCGTCACAAGGTTACTGATTCCTACCTGAAGACTATGCTAGTACAGCGTAAAAAGAAGGCAGGAGACAATGGTGACCTGTTCAATACCACGGATGACCAGCTTAGAAAAGCACTGAAACCTCTTGGACTTCACCCAAAAGATTTACGTACTATGTTAGCCACTCATATGGCTAAGCAGATGCTCAAAGACCTTCCTGTAGCGAATAACGCAAAGGAAATGACTAAACTGCGTAACCAAGTAGGTGACAAAGTCTGCTCTGTACTAGGTAATCAGCGTACAATGGCTTTGAATAGCTACATAGACCCAGAAGTATTCATAGCTCATAGCCCAGACGGCATGAGTGACTGGAAGTCAAATCAATCCAAGAAGAAGGTGAAATAACATGAACTTAGACAACCTTACACCTGAGCAAATGACTCAAATGATGAAAGATTCTCTAAAACAACCTACAAAACCTATGACACAGGAAGAGAAAGAGCAGGATGACGCAGAGCATGGTTATTTCCAAGAACCAGAACAGGAGTAACGTAACATTGCGACATGTGAATCCTTGAAAACTTTACATAAGTCAAAAATTGAAGGCATAGCTTTACATACAGCTGTGCCCTCTACTTTTATCTACTGGAACTGTAGATATGTGGTAAAATCACATCATGAAATACTTGACCGAAAATTTTTTTCGGTTGCCTTTTTTAACGTAAAAGAGTAAAAAAGTAAATAACCTTAATTTAATAAAAATACTAAGTTTCTTGTAAAATAAAAAGAATTAACCTTCTTTTTTACTAACGTAAAAAAGAACAGCACTTGCTGTTTTTACATGTGAATACTTGAATCTTTTTCATAAGCCAGAAAACTGATATGTAAACCTCAAAAAATTCTATGAATAGATGATACACATTATGCAGGGTTCTGATTCACTATCCTTTGTAAAATGTACAGTTTTTACTTGAAAAATTTTATATGAACTTTATTTTTTCTACTTTACTCTTGGGATGAAAAGAGATATAATGTTTTTAGGAACACCTTATGTAAACCACAAAGCAGTTGAGTGAAAAGGAGAGATTGCTATGAAGAGTACAGAATTGAAAGAAAAGCTAGACAAAGCTATTGAAAGAGTCCACAAGATTGAGGGTACTATTGAGAGGCATAAGAAGCAGGCAGACAAAAAGCTCACGGAACTGAAGAAACATAACTGGTCTGATAATCCTATGGACCACTCAGGTACTGGAAACCACGAAGCATACTGGTTAGCTTGTGAATATCAGGATAAGCTGAGTGACATGAAGAATTCACAGAAAAATCTGATTAAGGCTCAAGAAATAGCTAAAAACTGGGAGGACAAGTACAACAAGCAGCTGGAACTAGAAAGACATTATCAGTTTGAGATACCTGAAGCCTTTAAGACATTGAAGGATATACTTGTAGAGAACTGGACTAAATTCGACTTAGAAGAACAGAAACACTACTATAAGAAATACAAAGAGTTAGGGTACAAAACCTTCATCCAGCGTTATAGCAGGAGCAGATGGGACTACCTCAGAAGCCATAATGAACAAGATTTCAGAGAAGAAAATGAGAAAGCTGCAGAAAACTGGATTTTAGACCTGTATAATAGAATCAAGAGAGAAACAGGAGAGATTGTTACTTGGGATAACATCACAGCAACTCCTAAAGGATTGAACGGATACATAAAAGGAAAGTTGGGAGCAGTCAACGTAGAGACCATTATGGCTGGTGGATATAACATCCAGAGACTTCATTACAGAGTAATTCTTCATAAGGTAAAGGAGGCATAACTCAGATGAAAAATAACTGGAGAGTAGTTATCTATGATGACTCTATGAACACAGGTTGTACAGCAACTAAGGTATTCATGGATAACCTTAACAAAACCACCGCTAAGAAGATTGAGCGTTACATGAATCACAAGATGGAAGAGACAGAAATGTTTGATATCAGCTATGTAGCTGAAGAAGTGGCGTAATAACCTGCTGAGGTGAACCTTCAGACGGTTGATACTGGAAGGCAGCTGGGTGGTTTAGACATGTGGGCTGACCCACCCAGTTGATGATAACCAGATTGATACTGAATGTTTGGAACCATATAGCAGAGATTCCTCACACTAAGGGGGTAACAACAATGAAAGACTATAAAAATCAGATAGCTGAATTGAAAGCAGACGTACACACCATCTGGAAACTGCAATGTCAGAACCTTTACAACAGCAAAAACCTTGGAGCATTGGCTGTACGTGAGTGCCTTCAGAATAGCATTGACGCTATAAGGACTGCTGAGAAGAACGGTGACATCGCTCAGGGTGAAGGATACATCAATATCAGCTGGGAGGGCAGCAACCTTATTATTGAGGATAATGGAGTAGGGATGAACCTTCAGACCTTACATGACAAGTTTCTAACCCTTGGTGGGACTACTAAGGGTGATGAGAGTAATGTAGGCGGATTTGGATTAGCTAAATCAGTTATCCTTGGATGCGGCAGTGGATTTAAGGTAGAAACCCAGGATAATGTGTTTACCAATGAAGACCTTGGTGTTAATCCTATACAGAAACAGGATTACAGACAAGGCACACGCATTACCTTGAAGAACGTACAAGTTGGTAAGGGTAAGAGCATAGAAGATGATTCCGATAGATTTAAATACGCTGTATACGATTATGTATTCACCAGCCAGATTCCTGAAGACATTAAGGTTACTGTAAATCATAAGGACTATGACTCCTATAAGAGATTTGTTCAGACTTCTTCTACTAGACGTGCACCTGCTGTATTTAACATTGGTAAAGACATCATACCAAAGAACACTAAAATCAGAGTAAATGTGTATAAGACCGCCAAGAATGATTTCTCTGGATACCTGTATGTTAGACTGAGAGGACTGACCCAATTCAAGCAATACCTTAGCTGGAATGCTACTTTTCATGTAGTGCTTGATATAGACACTAAGTTAGACCCACGTGACGTAGACTATCCATTCAGCACTAATAGAGAAGGACTGAAAGCACAGTATCAGGGTATTCTCTCAGCTATATCAGATAAGGTTAGTCAGTCACCAATTGCTATCTCAGACCACTCTAACTACAAGGAAACCTTCTATGATAACAAGACCAGCAATGCTGAGCGTAATAGAGTAATTGTTTCTCAGTTGATTTCTAAGGACTTGATGAAGGCTGCTAATACCGTATCTAAGGCAGTAGCTGGTATGATACCACAAGGAGGTTACACTGTTCCTTCTGTAGCTGAGAAAATTCAGCAACTAAATGAAGTAGTAGAGAAGGTAGCACACGAATGTGGTAGGACTAAAGATGAAGTGGTCAATGGTTTGAGCACCGAAAATCTTCAGTCTTTGAACAATCCGTTGGATTACTCTTGGATTGTATGGCAGGATAAGGATACTCATGTTAAGAGGATAAACAGCAGCACTCAGGTCAGCTTTATATTGGCTTGGGACAGCATCCTGAGATTGATGGCTAGCCATTCTCCTGAGTTGAATGGAAAAACCTTCTACCCTGGTATCATCGTTAGGAAAGATTACATGGGATTGTGCTTAGAAAAGAACATAGCTTCTTGTGGCACTAGACACTACATTATGATGAATCCATATTTGATTCCTAATGACGATGACCTGTCTATAGCCTTATATTTGATGAACTTGGCATCACACGAACTTGCTCATTTAGCTTGCGGAACATATGAGGCTCACGGTGAGACATTCTCCTATACTAGAGAATCCATCATGAATCACAATTTGGTTAACGTGAATGCTGTAATGAAGATGCTGCGTAGCATGGGATTTAAGAAACTTCTCAATAAAGTAGAGCAGAAGAAGCAGTCTGAGGATTATTCTTATTTTACTTTGGACGACATTGTTGATATGGCAGAGAATAAGGGAATTGATGTACAGCAACTACAGGATAAGTATAGCAATCAACAGATTCTTAGGATGAGACTCATAATGGCTATCAAAAAAGCAGGTTAACACGGATTTGGCGGCAGTACATACTGCCGCCTTTATTTATATTATTTACTATATGTGTTTGAAAGGTGTGTGGAATATGCCTAAGATTATAATTGAATCCTCTGATAAGAGAGATACACAAGTAGATATAGAGGAAAAGCTAGAAAAGGCAGTGTCTGCCATTAGAGAACAACGTGAAGGAAAGCAATTTACAGACAATTTTCTTAGGGAAACTAAGGAAAAAGCTGATGTAGTAGTCAATAAGTTGTTTTCTAACATGGTCAAGGAAATCAATGAAGTATTAGCGAAATGAGGGAAAACCATGGGAATCAACTTTGTAGATAAAGGCTCAGACTCAGCTCTAGTCAATCTTCTTCATGAAGACTACTTGAAAAAGTCATTTCATCGTGAAGGATTGACTCCAGTTAGAGTGTCTGTTAATGGAAAACATGGTAATTACACTACTACTGTGTATAAGAATCTAAATGAACACGGAAAGCAGGTCAGTAAAAACAAGCCTAGATTCAATCCTGATAAGGGTAAGAACACAGCTAGTAAGCTACAGAATAAGGACTTTATGTACATGAATACAGCTACTGGTGATATATTATCACTGGATGAGGTAAAACGTGAGTACAATCAACTTCCTGAAAAGGAAAAGAAATCACATAAAACTCTTGATAGTTACCTAAAATCCACTTATTTTATTTCAAATGGAACTAACAAGACTTGTGATATGTACAGGATTGCTCCTGGCAAGTACACTAAGGAAAGAACACAGGCAGTCCATGAACCCATAGTACAAGATTATCTATCTAAAGCACAGGATGCTCCAGAAGATACCCCACCAATACTTTTCTTGTATGGCGGTGGAAGCGGCGTAGGCAAGTCCACAATAGTCAACTCTATAGTGAAGCCTATGTCTGATGAGTTAGGAGTAAACCTACTCAAAGTAGACTGTGATGACATTAAGGAGTTGCTTCCAGAGCATGAAATGTTTATGGCTCAAGATGAGCGTACTGCTGCTGGTAGGTTACACAGAGAATCTTCAGATATTACCAATAAGGTAATAGATGAGCTCACTAAGGCTAAAAAGTGCTTTGCATATGATGGTTGCATGGGAGACACTTCTAAGTACCAGAAAATTATCAATAAAGCTAGAGATAATGGATATTACGTACATATCATAGCAGCAGATATTCCAGTAGATATGGCTATTGCTCGTGCTAAATCAAGGAGCAGAAAGATTGATGACGCTATATTCCATAAGACTCATACTGCTTTTGGAAATAATTTTTTGGATATAGCAGGGATGGCTGATTCGTTTGCGCTGTATGACAATTCTCAGGATAGTAATTTGCCACCTACATTAATTGTAGATGATACTGGAATACGCAATGAAGAACTTTATGAGCGTTTTCTTATGAAAACAGATGGGGAGGCATAAATATGAGCACTAAGACCTTTAATAAAGAAAACATTGTAGCCTTGCGTAAGAAATATGAGAAAAACCCTGTTCAGCAAGATTTTGCTAACGACAAGTCAGTGTTTGAGTTTCCAGATGACATAACTGATGAGGAACTGGATAAACACATTGAGAGAATGAAATCATAATAATTGGAGGAGATAAATCATGATAAGGACTACAGATATTGCTTCCTATCTTGTAGACAAGGCTAAGTTAGACCTAATGGGTGGTAGCTCCAATCTGGAAAAAGCACAGAGAGATTATTCTAAGCTGGTAAAGGTGCGTAGACCAGTAACACGTAAGGGTAAGACCTTTATGCAAGACATATGGGTGCTGCCAGGTCAGGTTAAGTCATCAGATGTGGTTCTTCAGAACAAGCATAATGTCATTCCTTCTCTTAGTAGCCTCACTAAGCCATCTGCTGGTATTTTGGATATGAAGTATTTTGCTGCTTTGGAGAACACTGATAGAACTAAAGCAATGGATTACTTGAAAGACCTTGGATTTACATGGAAGGTAAATAGCAATCCTAGTATAAACTGGATGTGGGCTAAGAGTGCTCTTAATAAATTCCTGAATGCTAATCCTTCTTTTAAGACCACCGCAGGTTCAATTTCTGGGTTGGTAGGTGGTCAGACTCAGGTTACTTCTCAGGCAACCAACGTAACAACGCAAATTGCTCAGAATAAGACACCTTCTACGGTGAATACGGCAACCATGATGTCTTCTTTTACGCCTCAGCAGCAAGCAGAGATTAATGCTTGTGCTAATGGTAAAGAAAAATTCTCTAAGATTCGTGAAATTCTTGGTAAAGATGGAGTGATATCTTGGGCGAAGGCTAATGGTATTACTTGGAATGAGCATGCTCATAATGCTATTAATCTTATGAGACTTGGTATGGCTGTTAGGGAATGCTTTGATGCTATAAATGGGACAGTGTCTCCTGGTCCAATATCTAAGACTCCTACTAAGAAACAGCCTGCACCTGCTGCTCCTAAAATAGACCCAGATGAACTGCCTGTGCCTGCTAATGCTACAGAGCGTACTAAGAATTTGATTAAACACATAAATAACATGACAAGTGTAGCTGAGATTACTGATTGTACTAAGATGGGTATGGTTCCAGAAGATGATGTAGCTAAGTCGTTTATTCTTGAGAAATTCCTTCCTTCATTTAAGTTATGGGTAGGTGGTGGTGCTCCTAAATCTGTTAAGGATAAATGGGCAAAAGATACTGGTTCTAGTGCTTCTTCTATAAATACTTATGCTAAGACTCCATGTGATTGGGGTGAGAGAGCAGTAGATACTATGAAGTTGGCTGGGTATAAAAAAGATATGGCTTCACATAATATTAGTATCTCTTTTTCTGGATTTACTATGGGTAAAATGCTTTCTCCTAGACAATACATGGTATTTAAAGACCACAATAAAATGCTGCATTTTGGTAAATCATCAGAAAAGCCATTTGATATTATCAACAGCTTGAATGATACTTATTCTGACTATACAACCGATGATTACAAAACTACTGACTCTTGGGGTACTACCATTAACCTCTACCCAACTAATCTTGGATATACTGGTTTAGACCCAGCTGAATACAGGAAAAAGTACAATATAGAAAAAGAAGGTTTTGTTAGATACCTCAGAAGAGTGCAAAAATCTAATCCAGGTTTGAGTTCTACAGTTCAGGAAATGATAACTACGTATGATGAGACTATGAAATTGGCTGGATATAATCCTAATTTGCTTTCATATGTTCAGAAAAATGATTGGGATGATACAGCTCAACCTACATACTGGTCTTCAAGATTTGATAGTAGTTTAAGGTTAAATAATTTTTCTCCAGCTGATGCAAAAAAAGCTGTAGAAATCATAGAATTACAGTATAACACAGTTATTTCTGAATTAGAAAAAGCTGGTTATTCACAACAGGTTATTGCTGATACCTTGGGTTACAAATGGGGTTCAGGCTATCTTGATAACTTTAAGGTAGTTGATAGAAGTTCAGGTTCTACCTCCACTCTTGCTACTCTAAATATAGCTAATTTGTTACCAGATGAAGCTAAAAGATGGAATTACGCAGCAGCTTCATATGCTTATTGCAGATACTGCAAGGAAAACGGTATAGAAAATAAATCTGGTAATGGGACAAAAGAGTATGCTTGGTTGGAGCAGGTAAAGCAATTATCTCAGATGGATAAAGTTACATATGAAAAGATTAACTCTAATTTAGAGAAACTGTATGGCTTTAGCAATAATAATGGCGTAATACAACCTACAGATAACAAGGACTATGACTCAATTTGGAGTAACCTTATTTTAACAAGTAATATGGTTGATATGCACCACAAAATGGCAGTTTCAGCTAGAAGTAATACTGCTAGTCCCTTGAATAAAAGGGGAACAGAATATCAAGGTAATTATGATTATTATAGTGGTATGGCTATGAAAGATGATGCTAAAATGCGTATAAAGCAGTATGGTAACTATACTGGGAGTACTGCTTCTACGTATTCCATAAAGGAACTTTCTGATAAAATTCAGAGCCAGCTTGATGAGGCACCAGTTGTTACAACCAAGTATCTTGATGACTTACGTAACTACTATACTAACAAGTATCTTGATGACTTACGTAACTACTATACTAATCAGACACAAAGTCAGAATATTCCAGTTGATTCTTCTGCTGTTGCTAACCAAGCAGATAAGGATACCATGTGGAAGGCTGACTACGATAAGGAGAGTAATGAAACTCCATCTAAGGATATAGCTCAAATGATTTATCTTCAGGTAGCAAAGCATATTCCTAAGATGGCTGAATCCTCTAATCTTGAACAAAAACTTAACAAAAACTTTGATTATGTTCCGTTTGATTTCTCTACTAATGTACAACCAAGGTTTAACAAGCCTAAGAAAACTGCTACTAGCAACACAACTAAGTCTGACCTTAGAAAAGCCAGAGAGGAATTGCTGAGTAAAGCTAAGTGTAGTATAGGCACAGAAGATGATGCTACATCTTTGGATATGAGAAAAGACTTCCTGAAGCGTTGGGATTATAAGGCAGGAGAGAAGACACCTGGTGGAACAGTAATGAGTGGCAGAGTGCACTCTGGTCCAAACGCACCTCATGGTGACCAGAGGGCTTTGTTCAACTCCAGATTTTTCGCTGTAAGGAATAGTGTCTTTGAAGATAGGTTCAATAAAGAGCAGGAAAGACTGAAAGGTGCTTCTACTGACTCTAAGACCTATACTCCACTGGAAGTATTCCATGGCACTTCATATGGGTGTGCTCCTAACATCATAGGGCGTGAAGGAGAATTCTTTATGGGAGGCAGCTACACTAAGGCTGGTAAGATGCTTGGAAATGGTGTCTATGTAGCTAATAAGGGTGGCAAGTCCTCAGTTTATATTGGTAATTCTTCATATGCTAATCGTCAGATTCACACAAGTCCTGGTGACGCAGACGGAATTATGATGTGTCTTACAGTTATGAGAGGTGATAACTATAAGTCAAGAGGTAATGGATTCTATGGTAATAGCTCAGACCCATCAATTACTTCTCTGGAGCAGGATGCTGGTTCATTGAATGACTGGGAAATGGCTGTAAAGCGTAATGAGCTGGTATTCCCACATCACTTTGTAGATATTTCTAGTAGGGTAATTGGTAAGAATGTTACCAGAGACTCAATTACTGGAGAATACAAAGATAACGTCAGTGGAAACACTTATGATAAATATGGAACTCTTAAAGGGATGAAATAGGAGGTAGTTAACAATGATGAAGAAACTTATCAGGCACATTAACTTTATTGGGCACGAAATCAATCAGTCCATAGAGGACTATCCTGAGTCTGACAGAGAGGTTTTCTGTAAGAAACTTCATACTATAAAAGAGCCAGATGAGGCAGACTGTATGAATTGTCCTTACTTTGGTGGTATGGGTCAGGGAACTGCTCATGAGTGCGTATGGGAAGAACCAGTAGATATAAGCTCAGAACTGGTCATGTACATTGAGCATAAAGATAGACAGAAGGAAATGATGCGAGTATCCGAAATGATTGATGCTGGTGTCATCCAGAAGGGATAATAGAATATGGCAACAAGACTTACAGCAGCACAGATACGTCAGATAAAAGACATAATCAGTAATCACATGGAAGTCTTGGGGCAGATTATGGTAGGGGAAGGTAAGCCTTCCCCTGCTTTAATTAGAAAGTTAGGACTGCCCAAGGAACTGACGTCTTTAGTGACAACTGCATACAAATATGGAAAACTGAGCATATTACAGGGTAAAGACCTGTCTACTATGAGTGCTTCAGAAGTACAAAATCTCATGAGAAAGATTCAGCTTACACCAGCACAGCAGCAATCTGTAGAGCAGATAAAGCTCAAAGCACAGACTAACATAGACTCAATTGGTCAACGTATTACATCTACAGTAATGAATGCTGCCTTACAGTCTGATTTACAGATGTGGCAAGCTATTAAGGAAGTAATACCTGCTGCTATAGAGAATGACACTCCAAGGTATAAAGTCATTCAAATGCTTAGGGAAAAGACTGGTGATATGGCTAGGGATTGGCACAGAGTAGCACATACAGAGTTATTTGACGCTAAATTACAAGGTGAAGCTGAAGCTATTTTGGATAATAAAAGTCCTTTGTCTTCACAAGGGGCTGAAACTCTTGTATATAAAAAGCCCGCCCCCACAGCCTGCCCAAAGTGTAAGCAGCTGTATTTAGAAAGTGACGGTGTGACTCCTAGGGTATTCAAAATCTCAGAACTCATGGCTAATGGTAACAACTATGGCAAGAAACAGGCAGACTGGAAGCCTACTCTTGGCACACTTCATCCAAATTGTATGTGCACTCTGAATGTAAAACCACCTGATACAGAGTTTGACTCACATGGAAACCTTATTTATAAACCACGCAAGTAACAATATTACATATGTAAAGGAAAGGAGGGTGGATAATGGCTGTAAAAGTAAAGTTAGTTGGAGCACCCGTATCTAATTCTGCTCCCAATACCAAGATTATAAAATCTAACAGTTATTCTTCCACTAATACTATAGATTTGGTGAAAGGTATACCAGCTGAAGATTTGAAGGCATATTACGAAAATCCAATAAGACTGGCGTCAGCTATGAATTATAAGGATAAGCCATCAAGTCTTTCTTACAACATATTGTATCAGATGAGCGTAAAGAACAGTGTTATTGCAGCAGTCATCAATACACGTGTTAATCAGGTATCAACTTTTACCAAGCCTAAGAGGTTTTCTACTGATGGTATAGGCTTTGAGGTGCGTCTCAGAGACCCACAGGCAGTACCTACTAAAGAGCAGCAAGAAGTCATTAAGTCATTAGAAATGTTCCTAGAGAACTGTGGTTATAAGAACGACAATGATACTGATGACTTTGATACATTCATACGTAAGATTGTTCGAGACAGCCTTACTTATGACCAGGCATGCTTTGAGGTAGTACCAGATAGGAAGGGTAAGCCAGCTCAAATACTGGCTGTGGATGCTTCTACTATAAGGGCTGCTAGTGAGGACTATCAGGACAATACCATATGGTCCAAAAATCCTCCTAAGAAGAATGAGAAGGTGTCTTGGGTACAGGTTATAGATGGTACTGTAGTAAGCTGGTTTACCGCTAATGAAATGGCATTTGGGGTACGTAACCCACGTTCCAATATAAACCTTCAGCCATATGGCTTCAGTGAATTGGAACAGCTTATACAGCAAATCACATCACACCTGTATGCTGAAGAATACAACAGTAAATTCTTCTCTCAGGGTGGCACTACGAAGGGTATTATCAATATAAAGTCTGACCCTAACGGTATAGGGAATAAGGAGCAACTTGACTCATTTAAGAGACAGTGGAGAGCACAAGTAAATGGTATGGCTGGCGCTTGGAAAACTCCAGTACTTCAGGTACCACAGGGTATAGAGTACATAAATGTGTCTCAATCTAATAGAGACATGGAATTTAATCAGTGGATGAATTACCTGATTAACATTGTGTGTGCTGTATACGCTATAGACCCAGCTGAAATTAACTTTGCTAATAATGGCGGTGCTGCTGGACAGAGCAGTGTATTTGAATCCTCTCAGGAACAAAAGCTGAAGAATTCTAAGGATAAAGGCTTGAAACCTCTGTTAAGATTTGTAGAAACCATCATTAACAAGTTTGTTATTTCCAGATTTTCTGCTGAATACGTATTCTCATTTACAGGATTGGATGAGAAGTCTGAAGAGGAAAAAGCTGAGTTAGAGACAAAGCAGTCTAAAGTTTGGAAAACTGTAAATGAGATACGTAAGGAACACGGAGAAAAGCCCATAGATGACGGTGACGTAATTCTGGATGCTAGCTGGATTAACTATCACCAGCAGACCCAGATGGCTGCTCAACAGCAGGAAATGATGGCTGGTGAAGGTGACGAAGGTGATGAATACTCTGATGAAGAAGATACTGAGGGGTATTCTGAGCCTGAAGAGTACAGTGAAGAGCAACCCTCAGAAGAAGGTTATGAAGAGGATTCTGAGGAAAATACCGAAAAATCAATGTCTAAACTTATAATAACCATAGATGATTAAGATTTGTACAGTCACCTATATTATTCTATTAGTACAAGCAAAAGGGGGTGAAGAAATTGAAAGACTCTGATGTGTTTAGTTTTTGCTTGCCCTTTGATGTGCTTAAATCCACTGATGCTAATTCTGATGAGTGGCGTATAGGAGGATATGCTAGTACATCTTCTGAAGACCGTCAAGGTGACGAAATAGTCCAAAAAGGTTTGGATTATGACGATTTTGTGAACTATGGCTGGTTCAATTTTGACCACCACAATGACCAAATTCTTGGTTATCCAGATAAGAATAAGTGTAAGATTGATTCTCATGGATTCTATGTTGAGGGTACACTCCTTAAAGGAGTAGAAATTGCTAAGAATATGTGGGAAACAGCACTTGCACTACAGAAGTCTGGGGCTAATCGGAAACTTGGATTCTCTGTGGAAGGCAAAGTATTACAACGAAATGCCCTTGGTAAGATTGTAAAAGCCAAAATATACAATGTGGCTATAACCCCAAACCCTGTTAATACATCGTGTACTTGGGATGCATTAGTTAAGTCATTTACCACCGATAAGGATGACATAGAGAAGGCTTTGGAAGCAGGTCACAGTGATGCAAGTGGTTCAGCTATCGTACCAGAATCACTGGAATCTGCATTTAAGACTTTGTCATATGCTATTGGTGATGATGAAGAAGCAAAAAACTATATGTCTGAACTTAGGAAAAAACTTCTAAACAAACAAGATATTACAAAAAGCGAATTCATACTGTATCTACAGCTCACCAAGGGGTTGTCATATGAGGCTTCTAGGGAGTTAGCAGAAACATTATCCAAGTAAAAGGAGGAAGGTAACATGCTTAATGACAAACTTTCAAAGAGTTTGGCAGACCTGGATGCCGCCGCAGATGAGCTGTTGAAAAAGTCTGCTGATGCTGAGGCGGATGAGGAAAAAGACAAGGACAATGAGCCTGCACCAGAAGATATTGCTGATGCTGCTCCAGCCAAGGATGATGAGAAAGATAAGGACTCAGAAGACACTGACATTGAAAAGTGTGGGGATAACCCTACCAAACTGACTAAGTCAGAGGAATCTGAGGAAGCAGAGGATGAACCCATTGAGGAAAAGACCGAAGAAAATAAAGAAGATGAAGAGAACTCTGAAGGCAATGACAATGCTGAAGAGGGAGAAGATGAGGAAGACACTACAAAAGAAGATGTTGAAAAGTCCGTTAAGGATGACTTCACAGCCAATGAAAATATCAATAAGGCACTTCAGAGCAGTGAATTCCAAGCAGCCATGGTGGATATATTGGTTAAATCTCTTAGTGAGATTGAATACAGCATGCATTCTTCTAGCAAAGACCAAGAAAAGGCAGCGTCAGTGATGGCTAAGTCCATGCAGGCTGTCCTCCTGAGCAATAAGTCACTTTCAGCTGAGAATGAGGCTTTGAAGCGTAGGGTGAATAAGCTGGAGAAGTCCATTAGCATGGGCTTTGATAAGGTCTTGGATGCTATTGATACTATTTCCACTGAGCCAGCTCATCAGCGTAAGTCTATGGCTAGCATTAATGTACATGATAAGGATTTCAATAAGTCGCTCAATGGCTCTGGTGCTGTTGGTGGATTTGAAAGCCTTTCCAAGTCTCAGGTACTTAGTGTACTGAATAATGAGCTGTACAGCGGCAATCAGTTAGTCACAGCTCAAGATATTATCTCCTATGAGTCAGGTGCTCCTTTGAGAGTAGAATTGCAGCCACTTGTTATGAGCAAGTGTAAGTAAGCCCACCAATAACCCTAGTACATAGGAACAAAAACATGTTTATTTCAGAAATTGTATAAGGAGGAATAGAAAATGTCTGTTTCAATGAATGATTATGTGGATTTTGGTCAGGGCTTCGGTACTGCTAATGCAAGTGATGTTGCTGAACTGAATAAGGCTCTGAACACAGGGGCATATGCCCAAGCGAATGGTGTGGCTGGCCAGGTGAATGGTGCAGCACTCCAAGTTGAGTCTCTGGAGAATAGCTTGAAGGTGCTTACTTTCAGTGACCAACATGTAAAATTCTGGAAGAAGATTGCTAAGACTCCAGCTTACAGCACAGTTGAGGAATACAACCAGCTGCTCAGCTATGGCAATCAGTTCAGTGGTTTCCTGCCTGAAGGCGTGCTGCCTGAGACTGATGATAGCGAGTACAAGCGTCAGGCTTCTTTCGTGAAATTCCTTGGTACCACCAGGGAAGTCACTCATCCGATGACTCTGGTGCGTTCTGCTCATGGTGACGTTATCGCCCGTGAGAATCAGAATGGTATCCTGTGGATTATGAAGCAACTGGAGCATGCTCTGTTCTGGGGTGATAGCACTCTTGCTCAGCCTGGCAAGGAGGGTGTTCAGTTTGATGGTCTGAACAAGCTCATCGATGGCGAAAATGTGTATGACTGTAAGGGTGAAGACCTGAAGGACACCGACATCAACTATGGTGCTCAGATTATTCTGGAGAATTTTGGTACTCCTTCTGACCTGTATCTGCCATATGAGGTACTTGCTACATTTAGCAATACCTTCTTCCCGAAAGAGCGTGTTATCATGCCTACTCAGGGTGCTGGCTATCAGGCTGGTCTGGTTATCAATAAATTCCAGACTCACGGTGGTGCAGTTGAATTCCAGCCAGACCTCTTCCTGCAGAAGACAAAGCCACTTAGCAACACTGGTTCTGGTGGTACCAAGGCTCCAACTGCTCCTGCTTCTCTTACTGTTACAATTAACACTGAGGAAGTGGATGCTAACTTTAAGGCAGGCACATACGTGTACAGCGTAACAGCTTGCAATCGTTTTGGTGAGTCTGTACCTGTTGCTGGTGATGCTTCCGCAGTTGTTACTGCTAGCGATGTTAAGAAGGGCGTGAAGCTGGTTATTACTAACTCTGCTTCCATGGTTGTGGCTCCAGATTACTTCTGCATCTATCGTTCTGAGAAGGACGGCACGAAGAAGTTCTGCGTAGCTAAGATTCCTGCTACTTCTATCAACGCCAGCGGCACAACTCAGTTTGTTGATAAGTGTGAGATTCTCGCGAATACTTACACTGCTTTCATGGGTGAGTTCACTCCAGAGGTTATTGCCTTCAAGCAGCTTGCTCCTATCATGAAGATGGATTTGGCTCTGCTTGGTCCAGCATACCGTTGGATGATTCTCCTGTATGGTGTGCCTCAGCTGTATGCTCCTAAGAAGTGGATGAAGTTTATCAATATCAAGGCTTCTAGTGACCGTACATCTAGCACTGCTCTTTACAACAACTAAGGTTTAACACCTACAAACCTATACTCACAAACCAAAACAAGGGTACAGGGATGCCATATCCTTGTACCCTTGTTTATTTTGATGAAGGAGGATAAAATCATGGCAACAGTACTTGGTACAACAATTAAGAATGGAAAGATAGCTACTTCTTTTGGAGTTTTTAACTTTGTAGAAGGCAAGGCTGATATACCTGATGATGCTGCTGAAAAGCTGGTGTCACTGCCTGGATTCCAGTACGAAGGTGCTCAGAATGCTCCTAAACCAGAGGAAAAGCCTACACCTGAAGAGGAAGTCAAGCAGGAGGATTCTAACACTCAGGAGAGCGAAATAGAGCAGCCAGCACCACAGCAAGAGGAAAAGGTTGAGGCTAAATTTGATGAGAAAGAACTCAATACCAAAAATGTAGCTCAACTCCGCAAGATTGCCAAGGACAACGGAATTGACATTGGTGGCGCCAGCAAAAAGGACGAAATCATAGCTATTCTGATGGCATAACAATCTGAATAATGTATGATAACCTCCCATATTATCTTAGTATGGGAGGTTATTTTGTAAAAGGAGGTAGAGTAATATGAAGCCTTTAGGCACAACAGTAACACCTATTACTCCAGAGGAAGAACCATTCCTGCTTAAACCTGTTCCTGCTAATCTTCATGATGTAGCAGGAGAAGTTCATGGAGACATCTTATACTCTATGTATACTCTGTCTAGTACAGTAGTTGACAGGGATATAAATGTTTCTCTGATTACTACAGACCTTATTCAGCACACTGCTGGTAATGGGGTTAAAGGTTTTTGGATAGGAATTGGCATTGACTCTAGGCTTATAGACAATTCTAAGGTGTATATATCTTGGGGTGACTTGACAGATGAACAAACCTTGTCTATGGAAGCCACTGAACCAGATAGCGAACAAGAGGTAGACGGTGTAACATATAAGACCTTCTACTTTAATGCTGGTAACGCATCTAACCATGAGAACAAGGCAACTATAATCGTAGACTATGAAGGAGTTCACTACCACTATAAACTGGATTTTGCTGCTGTAGGAATGAAGGTAGGCAATAATCTGGACGACATCATCTGGGATTCTGTTAGTGTACAAGCAATCAAGGATAAATACTTGTTCGGTATAGACTTGTCTGACTCTAATGGCAATCCACTTCCAGAGAGTTTGTTTATACATTATCTCAACGCCTCAGTGGATTACTTACAGAATCTTCTGGACATAGTTATATCTGAGACTGAGTTTACAGAGAAACATGATTACATCAGAAATGACTATCAGAATTGGGGCTTTATCCAGCTTGACCATAATCCTGTTAAGGAGGTTAAGAGGTTGAACCTTACTTATGGCAATAGACCTTCTATTGACATACCTTTGGACTGGATACAGTTGGACAAGCTGACAGGTCAGATTACACTGTTTCCGTCTGCTGGTTCTGCTAACAGCCTTATCATAGGACAGACTGGGCTGCTTTTCGGATTCCAGAGTCAATGGGATTATGCACCAATGCTCTGGGAAGTAGAGTATGTGGCTGGTATTGATGATAAAGACAAGAACATGCCATTTAATCTTATACAGGAAGCAGTGTTCAAGAGAGCATCAATGGGTATTTTAAACGTGTGGGGCGACCTCATTATTGGTGCAGGAATTGCATCACAAAGTGTAAGTATTGATGGATTGTCACAAAGCATCGGTAAAAAGTGCTGCTATAACCGTTATGTAGCCTAGGAATAGCAGAGTGCCGACTACAGTGAACCTGACAAGTAGACTGTAGTAATAAAGTGAGGGAATAAGCTGGAAGGGTTTGGCTATCCTAATCAGAGAGTGAAGGCTGAAGGTAAAATCTCAGTCAACCGCAACGCATAGGTAGTGAAACTGTAGTTGAGATACTACAGAATATAATCTACCCAAGAGACCTCACTATTGGTCAGGACAGTATGCAGAATACTGTAATAAAAAGGTATGCTCATCTAAGTTGGAATTGACCAACTGTATCATGTTTTTGCAGAGAAACATGTATGGGGGAAACCTCTAGTATTGAGATAAAAAACTCAATTTACACAAGAAGTACATGACGACACAATCTGCGATGTTTGGAGGTGCCAGTGCTCGTGTACAGGAATACGCTAAAGACCTTGACGAACGCATACTTCCTGTATTACGGCAAAAATTCGGTGGGATAAGGATGGTGGTTGTGTAATAGTTTTTAGTATTTACCAATCAATTACTCTTGAACCCTTATTTTAGAGTATTAAACTCTAAGGAGGGGTATACATGAAGAGAACACCAATATTTATTGAAGAATCTTGGGAGGAATTTAAAGGCAATTATGGATACATCTATTTAACTACTGATGTTAAACATCATAGGATGTACGTAGGCAAAAAGGAATTACCATTTTTTGATAAACACTATTTTGGTAGTGGTACTTTATTGACTAGAGCATATCGAAAAAGACCTAATGACTTTGAGTGTAAACCTATTAGTTGGGCTAAAACCAAAGAGGAACTAAATGAGCAAGAAAGACATTGGATTGAATTTTTAGAGTGTCTATCTGACGTAGACAAGCCATTATCACAGAGGGCTTATTACAACATTTTGCCAGGTGGTGATGGTGGTAGATTGACTGGAGAAAGCCTTCAGAAAATGAAGGTATCTCGTAAAGGTAAGTGCTTAGGAAAAGATAACCCAAATTTTGGAGGTAAATCACACACAGAGGAATCCAGAGAAAAATTAAGACAAGCCATGTTAGGTAAACATTTATCAGAAGAAACTAGACATAAAATTAGTTTAGGTAACACTGGTAAAAAGATGTCTGAAGAATTTAAGCAAAAACTAAGAGAAATGCATCTTGGTACAACTTTATCAGAAGAAACCAGACAAAGAATTTCTAAGAATAGAAAAGGTAAAATGACTGGCAGCAGCCATCCTCTTTTTGGTACTCATTTAACACAAGAACAAAAAGATAACTTGAGAGAAAAGAACCTGTATGGAAAATCCCCTAGAGCCAAAAAAGTGTACAAATTTGATTTACAGATGAACCTATTGTTTGTGTATGAATCAAGAAGTCAAGTATCTATAGATGGATTTACTCCTCCTAAAATTTCTGGTGTATGCAATAAGAATGACAGGTCAAATGATACTACTTACACTTATCATGGATATATTTTTTCTAGTTACCCTGATTACCATATGAAATCCAATATCAAAGAAGTGTTAGATGTATCAATGCCAGATTACCAAGAAAAACGCAGTAAGCAACTATCAGAAATAAACATGGGCAATTCTCATCCCCATACAGAAGAATCTAAAGAAAAACTAAGGCAAGCTATGTATAAGAGGTTATATGGCATTACAGATGAAGAAGGTGATTAACCCATGGCACGTGTGAACCTATATGAAGAGTTATATGAGAAACTCATAAATGATAGAGGAATAGATGCCATCTGGGAACGTGCTTGCGTATGTAAGTGTGTTTCCAGAGACAGTGGTCAACCAGATTTCACCTGCCCAATATGTGGCGGCAGCGGATACAGATACATGGATGGAAAACCCATTCGTGTGGCAGTCACCAGCATTATGTCAGATTACAGGTTGGACACATTAATGCTGAGAGAACCAGGCACAGCATACATCACACCCAAGGCAGATATCATTATGGGTTTTCATGATAGGTTGATATTCCCAGACTTTAAGTGTACATTTTCTGAGGTAATTCACTGGAATTATGATGAAGATGGATTAGGAGTCAGCCCAAAGACTTATCGTGATATAAAGTCAGTTATATTCATGGCTGATGGAGAAAATGAGTATGAGGAACACATTGACTTTGAGGTAACAGAAGATAAATTCCACTTGAAATGGAAGGATGTAGAATTAGCTAAGAAGTACGATGGAACCAATATGAGTTTGTTATACTACACTACTCCAAGCTATTTAGTGGATGACCTTCTGCACGAAATAAGGGCAACCATATCAGATAGGAATTCTCCAAAGGAAACATTTAGGGAGTTACCTAAGCAATACAAAATAGTTAGGGAGGATTTTATGTACAAAGTAAAGACTCCAGAGCCATTCCCTGATGAACCTAGAGAAGAAATTGTTGATAATGTAGAGCCTAATACAGAAACGACTGAACAGAATGAACCTATAAGTGACGGAGAAGGTACTGTAATCTAAGGTGGTGATAATATGAGCTTTTCTATTACTGTAGATGTTAGTGACTTAAAGGTCAATGACCAGTTATCACCACAGATTACGGCAGCCATTCAATCATCTATACAAACGAGTCTTGCTATAATCAGGGATAGATGGCAAACGGACATCCAGAGAAAGCTGATGAGCTCAAGACCTTTATACTTACAAGGACTTGGATTTGATTCTGTAGTTTATCCTTTAGGCTCAGATGGATTTGCTGGTGCTGTACAACTGAAGGGAAAATTCCCTAATATGTTAGAAACAGGATTTGGTCCATTTGACATAAAGGTAGGCTTGGGAAAATCTAGTAGAGTTAAGCAAAAGAAAAATGGTGGCTGGTATATTACTGTACCATTTAGGCACTCTACACCAGGCAGCTTTATGTATGGTGCTCCAATGCCTAAGAATGTATACGCTGCTGCTAAAAAACTCCAAAATAATGGAAGATTATCATACCCAGGTGCAGGAGATAAGAGCTGGACTGGATACCAGAGGAAGAATAAAACCTATGATGGTCTCACCAGAATAGTCAAAAGTTATCAGAAAGCTACACAGAGCCAGTATATGACCTTCAGAAGAGTGAGCGACAGAAGTGACCCAATGAGCTGGTGGCACCCAGGCTACCAAGGTGTAAAAGAAGCAGAAAAACTTATGCCATTCGCAGAAAGAACTTTTGTAGACATACTAACCAATAACCTTAACGGAATATAGGAGGGTGAAAAATGATTCCTTTAATAGATGATTTTTTACAGAAATTCATGGTAACTAAGTTAAGATACCTAAAAGCTAATCCTAGTATGATTGGTATGATATTCCAGACTGGTCAGAGGGAATCATTGTCTAAGTTAACACAGTTTATTACCACACAGAAGATACGTGTAGTAATAGGCTATCCTAGAGACCAGTCATCACTTCCAGCTTATGTAATAACCCTAGCACCAGAGCAAGAGCAGCCAAGTGGGTTAGGAGACAACGTACTTACATATGGACCAACTTTAGGCATGGGAGAAGAACCAGAAGACATTGCTCAAGAATACTTAGATGATTTTGTGGCTTCTACAATGATGAATGCCAACTACCGTATAGAGTGCTGGAGTGACAATGGTGACCTAACTGCTTATATGTATGTGATACTAAAATGGTGTCTCTGGAGCAGTAGAAAGGAAATGTTGGCTTTAGGCTGGAATAACATCAGGCTAGATGGAACTGACTTAGAGCCAGTACCAGATTATATGCCTATCTTTGTGTATCGTAGGTCAGTATCCTTGGCTTTAACATATGATGCTTTGTATCATGAAGATGTTAACAGTATAGCTAGATTCCTAGATGTAGTTGCTCATCCAGATTTGTATGATAGGTCTGAAGATGGTAGCGTTATACAGAAAGAAACAGGAAGTGTTATCATACCTGCTAAGTACACATGGATTATCAACCAATTCGTTGAAACCATAGGTACTGGAGAGGTATCAATAGCACAAAGCACTTATACTTTTACTGGTAGAGCAGGAGTGAAAGGATACCCTGTTATCTCAATGTTACCAGAGCAGGGTGTTCCAGATATTCTCTATTTAGTACATGAATACCTCAAAGGAGATTATGATTACTATAAACCATGTGTATGGGATGACAATCTTGGTCAGTATATCCCATTAGCAAGCATGAAACACAATGAAAACTCATACAAAGATATTATTATAGTGAACCCTGTATCCAGTAAGGAGGAATAGTGATGGCTAAAAAAGCAGAATCAAATACCGATGCTGTTAATGCATCGTCTACAATTAAAACTGAACCTTTTGTAAAGTCCAGAAAACGTACTTCCCTTGATGAGTTTGCCATTACCCACAGACTCAGACCTGAAATGAAAGCTGGATTTAAGGTATGGCTGAAGGGTGAACTCCATCATTTTGATGATGAATGGGAAACACTATTTAAGAATTACACAAATAGACAGTTAAAGTAAGGAGGAATAAAGATGGCAAACACAGTCTATTTTAACGGTGATGTGCTTACCATACCTGGTGCTTACTCAGCAATTGACGTCAGCAACCTGCAGGTAAAGAGTGATGGTGATGGTGCTAAGACTATTGCTATTATTGGTGAGTGCACAGGTGGTGAGCCACAGGTAGTTCAATTCTTTAGTGAACCTACTGTAGCTAGAAAGATTTTGAAGTCTGGTGAACTTCTGAAGGCTTGTGAAAAAGCATGGAATCCTGTTTCTGGTAGTAAAGAGGGCGTGCCTATTGGTGGTGCTAACATTATTGCGGTTATCCGTTCTAATGCTGCTACCAAGTCTTTCCTTGAGATTGACCCAGAAGGTGTAGTTGCCCCTACTGAGAAGCAGATTGTATTCCAGTCTAAGGACTGGGGCAAGGATACAGCTCACCAGGTTAAAATTTCCAATGGCACCATAGAGGGTACAAAGAACCTCACCATCTATGACCAGACCAATGATGTATATGAACACTGGGACAATGTTGGTCGCATGTTCTCTATTGGCTACACAGGTGATAAGGCTTATGCTGAGGTCAATGTGTATAAAGATAGCAACGGTGCGATGTACCTCCAGACCAAGATTGGTGACGATGAGGCTTCTGCTGTAGAAGACATCCATATTGCCCTTGACCCAATTAAGTACAAGAACTTGCGTGTTCTTATTTCTGACCTTCAGTCCTATGAGAACTACAAAGTAATTGCTGCTACACGCTACAATATGCGTTTGAAGGTAAATGAGCTGGATATCATCACTAAAAAGAACATCAAGTCAACTCAGCTTGTTCCTACAGCCACCATTACGGCTACATTCGCAGATACTGCTAGTACTCTGGCTCTCAATTCTCGTTTGATTGAGGTTAAGTCTTACAACAAGGAAATTGGTAATAAGACTATTCCTAATACGAATGGTGCTTACCTGTTCCTTACTGGTGGCAGTGAAGGTTCTAGCCCAGCAAGTTGGATTAAATTTTTTGATATGTTGAGCAACTACGACATTCAGTACATTGTTCCGCTTATCGGAGATATTTCCATACATGCTGAGCTCATGGAACATGTTATGGCTATGTCTGGTACCATGGGCAAGGAAAGACGTGGTGTTGTTGGCGGTAACGTCAATGAAACTATCAATGAATCAATACAGCGTGCACGTGACCTCAATCATGCTCGCATGCAGGTTGTACACGGTGGTTTCTATGACGTAAATAGCAACAATGAGTTGGAATTGTATCCTCCTTACATCTTGGCTGCTCAGCATGCTGGTCGTGCTGCATTCCTTCCTGATGGTGAGCCAGCTACTCATGATATATATCGTATGAGTGCTCCAGAGTATCAGCTTGAAGCTAATGAAATCACAGCACTTCTTCAGTCTGGTGTTCTGGCATTCGAGTTTGTGATTGGTCAGGCTGGTGTATCTCAGTCCCATGCACGTCTTGTACAAGACCTCACTACAGACCTTGTCAATCAGGATGTGGTACACGTTGAGAGAGCAACTGGTCAGCTGGCTGACTCTATCAATAAGGAAATCAGACGTGGTCTGGATAGCTTGCTGACTGGTAAGCGTACTTCCTTGACTGACCTTACTTCTGCCAAGAACCGTGTTATTTCCATCCTTCAGGAACGTCAGCGTAATGGTTACATTATTGCTTACAAGGATGTATATGTATCCAAAACTGGCACAATCACTACAGTGGATTATGGAGTAGCTGCTGCTGAGCCTAACAACTTTACGCTTATTACAGCACACTACTATTCTGAAACACTGACAGCAGAGTAAAGGAGTGAGATAAATGGCTACACAAGCAAATCAGACAGTACACAGCGGCAATACAGTGTTGCTTAAAGTTAAAGGTCAGGTTGTAGGACGTGCCCAAAGCCTGGATGGTCGTAGGTCATTTGGTACTGAGGGTGTGTATGAGATTGGCTCTATCATGCCACAGGAGCATATCAACAATAGATATGAGGGTACTGTGTCCTTGGAACGATTCTTGATTAAGAAGGCTGACCTTGCTAAAGTTGGTATGGCAGCTTTGGGTGAGGAAATTCTTAACACTGATATCATTGACATCGAAGTCATTGACAAGAACAATGGTCAGACAGTCCGTGTATATCGTGGCTGTACCTGCGTTGACTACTCTGAGAACTTCCGTGTTGGTGCTATCTCAGGTGAGAATGCTTCCTTCCAGTATTTGTCTTGTGACAGAGGTGACGCTACTACTTCTGTGGCTAATGCTCAGGCAGGAACTACTGTTCAGCAGATTACCAACACTGTGAGTCAGGTAAACAGCCTGTAAAATTTACATAGTCTATAATAAGCCCTTAGTGGATTAACCATTAAGGGCTTATATTATTGTTTATAGGATAAACCCATTAACTAACATCTATAAGGAGAGATTAAAATGGCTAAAAAACTGACGGAAAACCAAATGGAAGTACTTGCTGGTATCGTAGACAGTGAGAGCAAGACCTACACCTTTGAGAAGGAAGTAAGTGTTGAAGGTGAAAAGAAAAAAGGAACTTTTACTGTTAAGTACATGGGGGTAGCAGCACGTTTACGCTTGGGTACTATTCGTGCTAGACTTCTGGAAGGTGCACCTTCTCAGTCTGTTGACCCACTTACAGATGATATTGCTTATATGATAGCGTATCTCACAGTATCATTAGTTAAAGCACCTAACTGGTGGGACTATGATAAAATTGATGACGTGAGTGATTTGCGTGAGGTGTACATGGAGGCATACAAGTTCATGCGTTCTTTTCGAGGACAAAATGAACAGAGTGCCAATGCTGGAGATAGTTCAACTTCCGATAGCAAGAAGGCTATGGAAAGTAAGTAAGCTACTTCACCTACCAGTGAGCCACCCTGCTATGCAGAGTTTGGATACCTATGACCTAGATTTCTATGAACTTTCAGATATTGCTGATGACCCGAAGAAATTGGAGCAACTGCAGAATCACTTCTTTGACCCAGACTTTGATGAGTGGTTGGAAGAATTTGATAAGGAACAATCTGAGAAGCAGGTTAAAGAGAAAGAGTCAACTGAACCAGAACCACCTGACCTTGACACCATAAAATACAGTCAAAATAACTCATATAACAATCAAGTTACTGAGTTAGAAACTGAAGAATACGAAATGGGTACTGCTGCAGCCGATGAAGAATTTGAGAGGGATGATGAATAATGGCTGACACCAATGTACGCATCAAGTTGTCAGCTGATGGCAAACAGGTGCGAGACACGCTAAAGCTAATAGACCAAGATATACAGCAGCTTGGAAGTGGCAATGCTGTAAATACAAGTGATACCTCTAATACTGGTAACAACAATACCCAACAGGGACAATCTTCTTCAGACAGAGTAAAGCAGTCTAATAGAGACAGGAATACAACACTCCTTTTAAGGGAACTGATTCTGGTTAGACGTGAATTACAACAGATGAACAGGAACACCAGTAGTACTGGTGCTCCTAGCTCATCTAATGCTCCTACACCAGTTGGGGGTTCTGGAAGTAATACTCCAACTCCACCAACTCCATCAGGAGGTGGCAGTCAGAACAACCCACCAACTCCACCTGGTGGCAATCCTCCACCACAAGGATTAGGGCAATTACAAAGTGTTTTAGGCAAACTGGCAGCTGGAGTTGCTGCCTTGTCTGCCTTTAATGGTATGGCTAATTCTAGCCAGAACAGACTTTCATTAGCCTATAAAACCTATGGTAGTACTCTGGCTTATGACGACTACAACAGAGCAGGTAAGGATGCAGTAAAGCTAGGAGAAAGATATGGTTATGATTATGAAGTAACCATGGGTGCTTCTTCAGCTAACATGCGTAGTGGTGCTGGCTTTAAGGATATTGCATCTTATAAGGCTGACATGAATGCTATACTGAAGTCATCTAAGGCTTGGGGGCTTGACCCTAATGCTGTAGCTAGTGCTTCTGGTAATATGGTAGGCATGGGTGCTTTCAAGCAGGGTGAGCAACAGAAATTTGCTAACCTCTTAGCTCAGTCTATTGTAGAAAATGGCATGCAGGGCATGGAGGATAAGCAGCTGGATGTCTTAGAGGACATAGCTGGGAATCTTTCCGCAACCAATGCTACAGTTAGTCAGCAGTCCATAGAGAGTGGTTTGAACCTTTATAATGCTATTGTTGGTGTCAACGATAGTATGAAAGGACAACGTGGTGGCAATCTCACAAACAAGATGATGGGATTAGCTAGTGGCCAGGATAACGCTCTGAATTTGTTCGCTGGATTAGGTACAGAATACACTGGCATTGAAGGCTATAATGAGTTCATGAAGAAGGCAGCTGAGGACTCTACATTTGTTCCTAGACGTGCTTGGGACAGAATGAAAGAAGTCTATGGTGAAGAAAAAGCTGCTGAATACATGAAATATCACCTCCAGAAGAGTGGAGGATATAGCATTGGTGAGGCTGAAACTGTAGTAGAGTCACTGAAGGCTGGAACTAAGTTTGATACTAAAGGTACTAAGACTGGAGAGCAAGCAGAACAACAACGCATTGAGAACTATGAGCAAGATAAGGTATCAGACCTTGAAAAATCTGATATTGCCATTCGTGAAGCCAAAGATGACGTTGGTGATTTAATCAATGAAATCAAAGCACCTATACTCAGTGTATTTAATGATATGTCTGATGGTGCTAAGATGGCTACTATTGGTGCTACAACAATTGGTGGCTCTGTTGTATTTGGTAAGGCAGCACAAGCTGTTTGGAACAGATTAGGAGGTGCGGCTGCTGGAGCAGCAGAAGGTGCTGGTGGTGCCGCAGGAGGTGCGGCTGGAGCATCAGAAGCATTAGCAGGTGCTGCTAGGACTGGTTCCAAATTAGTGAAAAAAGGTGCTCCAATCGTTGCTGGAGTTGTAGGTGCTTATGATACTTATGAAGCAATACAACGGGATGATTATAGAGGGGCAGCTGAGGCTGCTGGAGGCACTTTAGGAGGTATTGGTGGAGCAGTAGCAGGTGCTGAAGCTGGTGCTGCCATTGGTGCTCTGTTCGGAGGTGTAGGTGCCATACCTGGTGCTGCTATTGGAGGTATATTAGGTGGCATAGGTGGTGGATTCCTTGGTGATTCTCTAGGAGAATGGGGTGGTGGAAGCCTGTATGACCTTATAGCTGGAGATTCAGAAGAACATGGAGAAAGTGGCGTAGCTGCTGAGGAAAAGAACAAAAACCTTAAAGAAAACACTGAAGCACTAAGAGAGAACACCAAAAGGTTAAGTGGTAAGGGAAATAATGCTAATGCTAGACCAGATGATTTTGGCCCATTAGAGGAACAACGTAAAAAGAATAAAGAACGCGAAGAAGAACAAAAATCAACAAGTTTTTTACAGTGGTTATTTGGTAGTAATGGCGAAAAGGGCAAAAAACATGCTGTAGGTAATGACTATATTCCATATGATAACTACCCAGCTTTGCTTCATAAAGGTGAAAAGGTATTAACTAAGAAGGAATCAGAGGAATACGATGATATGGTAATTAGTGCTAAATCGTCTATGCCTCTGTACTATGAATACAAAGTAAATACAGCTAAAGCAAACAAAGCAGAACAGCTTGCCGTGGGTAAAGACTATGTACCATATGATAACTATCCAGCTTTACTACATAAAGGTGAAAAGGTATTAACTCAACCTGAAGCCGATGAGCTAGGCAACCTTAAAGGTATTGACATACCAGATGAACACAAAATAACTGAAAATGATTCAGAGGAAACTAAAAATGCTAAATTACAGGAACAGCAGAAACTACTAGAGCAGTTGAATACCAGCAATACTGAACTTAACAAAGAACAAGAATTACAAGCAGATAAAACTGCTTCACCATACAAGAAGAAAGGGCTAGACTTGCTATCCATATTGAACTTTGGTATAGGCATGCTAGGTGGTTCTCAGATTAAGAACAATGGACTTTTTAACATAGGTTTACAACACATTGGATTACCAGGATTCAGTGGAGAACACATGGAAGGAATGGATGAACTCTATTCTAAGATGACTGGAATACCAATTGTTGGTAATAACAATCCATTAGAAGCAATTTTCAGCGAAAAAGATAATCCATTAGGAGATATATTTGGCGGTAAGGATAATCCTTTAAGTGGTATTTTTGGCGGTAAAGACAATCATTTAAGTGGTATTTTTGGCGGTAAAGACAATCCATTAGGAGATATATTCATTGGCAACGATAATCCATTGAGCATACTATTAGGAGGTGGAGATAACTCAGGAGGAATACTTGGTAAAAACCAAGATTTTTCCAAAATCTTCAAGATAGGTCAAGGCGGTGGAGGGTGTTTTGGACAAGATAAAGATAACCCATTAAGTATACTGTTTGGTGGATTAAATAAGAACAACCAAGATTTTTCTAAAATCTTCAAGATAGGTCAAGGCGGTGGAGGGTGTTTTGGACAAGATAAAGATAACCCATTAAGTATACTGTTTGGTGGATTAAATAAGAACAACCAAGATTTTTCTAAAATCTTCAAGATAGGTCAAGGCGGTGGAGGGTGTTTTGG